ATAAACGTTGGCACAAAGCACTAATGGAACACAGAAGAGGTAATGTGCCACCGCATGGTGCAATATGGTTAACCATATATCCTAACGTAATGGTAGAATGGTATCCAGAAGTTTTAGTAATTTCTACACTTTGGCCTGAATCACCACAAAAAACAAAAAATATCGTAGAGTTTTATTATCCAGAAGAAATTTGTCATTTTGAAAGTGACTTTGTTGAGGCGCATCAAGCTGCATACATGGAGACCTGTTATGAAGATGATGAGATTGCTGAAAGAATGGATCGAGGTAGATATCATAATAAGTTAAGTAACTTTGATGATTATGGTCCAATTCATGATCCAATGGAACTAGGTTTAAAATATTTTCATGAATATTACGACAATTATGTAAAAGTATATTGGGGAGTTGATAATACATGAGTAATAAAGAAAATGAAATAATGAACATTCTTAGTGAGGAATGTGCTGAGGTTATTCAATCCATAAGTAAATGTAATAGATTTGGAATGGAGAACTTAAAACCAGGTTATGGGAAAACTAATAGAGAACATCTAGCTGATGAGCTTGGAGATGTGCTAGCAATGATTGACATTATGTTAGAACATGCTATAATAACAGGTGACAAACTTGATGAAGCAAAGCAAAAAAAGTTTGATAAACTAAAGAGATGGTCAACTATATATGAACAAAATTAAGGTAGCAGAGTTATTTTACAGTATACAGGGTGAGGGCAGATTTATGGGTGTGCCCTCAGTTTTTCTGCGCACGTATGGTTGTAATTTTAAATGTGCGGGTTTTGGTATGCCCAAAGGTAAACTAAGCACTGAAGCAGATAAAATTGCAGAACATGTAAGTGATTTTAAATTCTATAATGAATTACCACTAGTGACAACAGGCTGCGATAGTTATGCTAGTTGGCATCCCGCATTCAAAGACCTTAGTGCGATGTACGATACGGATGTAATCGTAGAAGCAATAATTGGTTCATTGCCGCACAAAGAGTGGCGCAATGAACATCTAGTTATCACAGGTGGGGAACCATTATTAGGATGGCAACGTGCATATCCCGAACTATTAGAACATCCCAAAATGAAAAAATGTAAGGACGTTACATTTGAGACTAATGGCACACAAAAGTTACAACAGGATTTTAAATTGTTTTTGTATAAGTGGACACACAAAAAAGGTTATCATAATTTGACTTTTAGTGTAAGTCCTAAATTAAGTGTCAGCGGTGAAGATAGAGATGAAGCGATACGCCCTGATATTGTTCGTGAGTATGAAGATTTAGGTCATACATATCTTAAATTTGTTGTAGCATCACATGAAGATGTTGATGAAGCCTTAGAAGTAACAGAAATGTATAGAAAAGAAGGATTTGGAGGCCATGTTTATTTGATGCCAGTTGGTGGCGTTGAAAGTGTTTACGCACTTAACAACAGGGCAGTAGCAGAACTTGCAATGAAACATGGCTTACGTTATAGTGATAGATTGCAAGTCCCGCTTTTTAAAAACGAATGGGGAACTTAAAGGAGAAAAAAATGGCAGATTGGATTATTCACCCTAGTTGGAAAAAGTCACTTATTGAAAGATTTTATTATCACAAAGATGATAATACAGTAATGATAGAAACAGGTTGGCGTTGGGGTTCATTTGAGGTTACTACTGAAGATGAAAATGTTCCAACAATAAGTGCAGGTGACAATTTATATGATTGTGAATATACTGTTGAACTGATTGAAACATCAGATGGTTGCTGGGAAGAAATTGATTACGATGATTGTGATGATGAAACACGTGAATGGCTAGAAAACTTTTTTGAAGAAGGGAATAGCTACTTCGATTTAGTAGAGGAAGACGGATGGAATGAAGGTGATTGCGAAATGATAATTGACTGTGATCCTATTTTTGAAAGAGTAGATGGACCTAATGCTGGTAAAAGATATGATGTTGACGGCGACGAAATTAAAGATGAAGAAACAGAAGAAAAACCAATCATTGAATCGACAACTTTAAATCCTGGTGCAGCATGGCCATTTCCTAAATCTGAAGAATGAAAACATACAGCAAACGAATTGGTTTTTTAGTAAGTTATCAAACTCTTGTACCACACGGAGGTATTGGGCAGTTTACAAAAAGTTTTATAAGGTTAATGGAAGAAAATAATGTTAAAGTAGATATTATAACTGACAAGAAACCACAAGACAACGATTTTATAAAATCACTTAACACAAGTATCATTTACCCGGAAGAAACTTATGCCTATACAAACCACAGTTCTATTTTTATGTACGGTGATAGTTATTGCTATGAACGAATGGCTAACTTTCGTAACGCAATTGTTCATGCGTTAAGTAAAAACCTTTACGATGCACTTATATGTAACACATATGAAACTGTACAGGTTGCAAGTACAATGGGTCTTGAAGATGTAATTCAAATTATTGCCTACACTCACTTAGAAAGTCAAATCTTTCCAAACACACTACACAATCCTTTTTTAGATAGTGTAAACGAAATGATGCGTAAACAATTAAATATGAGTGGCATATTTGTAGGCACACAAAGTAAATTTAATCAAATAGAAATTGACAACGGTGCATGGCATCTACCTATTCCATTTACTGAAACAAATTTACTAAAGAAATATAATAACCCACGTGAGGGTGTATTGTTTATTGGTCGTTGGGAAGAAGGTAAAAATCCAGAACAATATCTTAAAGTAATAGCTGAAACCAAATTACCTGCAAGAGTAATGACAAATGCAAATGGTGCTAAGAAATTCGAAACACGGTTAAAAGAACTAGGAGTAGATTACAAAATTGCAGTGAGTATTATTGGACAAGAAAAGGTTGATTTTATTACTAGCTGTAGAGTTGCATTCAACCCTAGTAGTGTTGAAAGTTATGGGCTTGCATTCATTGAGCAGATAAGTCAGCTACCTACTGTCGCAATGGAAAACATGAGATGGACAAAAAATTTCCATCATGAATTATTTTACACAACAGATAAAAAATGGGCAAGTAAAGTAGTAAAAGACCTTTATGATAGATTCCCAACAGCAGACAGTTATTACAATGAAGGTAAGCATGACAAAGTAGTAGTTGAAGAATCACAAAGCTTTGATAAATGGAATGTTTGTTTTGAGGCATACAAGCCAAGACATAGTAACAGCAACACCGCAAAAATACTTACTTATGACACTGTGGTATATGCAGACTATATAGAAGATTTGGGTAGAAAAACTATTTGCATCGATGATATCCGTAGCGTGTTGACAAATAAAGCAAAGTATGCTACAGTCTTATATACTGACAATCACACCATATTGTCAAAAGAAAAAGATTATGTACCTGTTGTCAATAATGCAACAAATGCTTTTGATGATTTATTTGAATTTCAATGATAGTTATACCGCACAATAAAATAAGTGTAGTGCAACATTACTGTATCAAAAATATTTCACCTAGGCAATATTATTTACATAATGCATTTGGTGGTGATGGTTGGGAATTTATAAAAAGCAAAGACATAAATGGGTGGACTCTAAAAATTGACGATCCAAAACTTGAAACTTACATTGAATTGAAATTTAAATGACATTTAATCAAAATATTAAACGTATTGGCTTTGCTTGCAAATGGGCAGAGATTAATAAAAAAGGTGAGATTGCTAGCACTGAAGGTCTTAATACAGGTGGTACTACTAAGGCGTGGGCTGAGCGTCAAAGTCGCCGTGTAGCAGAAGAAAAAGTTCTCGATGTTGCTGCCCGTAACATTATGAATACGCACAATCTTATCAAGCGTGTTGCTACATTACCACACGAATTGCGTATGCTTCGCCTCACAAGTGATATGCTTAGTTTTTATACTATGGATGACTGGCAACCCTTTTGGCAATCTACTGACGTACAAAATAAACTGCAACATTGGTTTGCTCCATTAGGTGAAACTGCACGTGCTAATGACGTTCGTGTAAGTTTTCATCCTGATCAATTTGTAGTTCTTGCTAGTGATCGTCCTGAGGTAGTAAATAAATCTATAGAGGAGTTTGAATATCATGCAACAATGGCCGCTTTCATGGGATACGGTAAAAAATTTCAAGACTGCAAAATCAATGTACACATTTCAGGTAGACAAGGGCCTGAAGGTATACGAAAGGCATACCAACGCCTTAGTCCCGAAGCAAGGAACTGTATCACTATCGAAAACGAGGAGATAGTGCATGGACTCAGTGATTGTCTCAGTCTTAGCGATTTGCTTCCTATTGTGCTTGACATACATCATCATTGGATACGTGAAGGGGTATACATTGATCCAAATGATGATAGCGTTAAACGAGTGGTTGATAGCTGGCGTGGTGTTCGCCCTGCTTGTCATTACAGCGTCAGCCGCGAGGATATTCTAGTTAATCATGATCCTAATGTTTTACCTGACATGAAATTATTGTTAGAGCAAGGACATAAAAAACAAAAACTACGTGCGCATAGTGATTACTATTGGAACAAAGCATGTAATGAATGGGCGTTAAGTTTTAACGAACAGTTTGATATTATGTGCGAGAGTAAAGCAAAAAATCTTGCTAGTTTTGCACTATTTGAGGAAAGTAAAAATGTTAGACAAGATAAAGAAATTCTTTGCGAAGCCTGAACCTAAGGTAGAAGAAATAAAACCAAAGGTCATAAAGCCCAAAGTAAAAGAATTAACAGATAAAGAAAAAGCAACTGCAAATAACGAGCCTTATATTGCAATTACAAAGGTAGAAATTAATCCAGATAATGTACTTGATGGATCATTTGAAATGGATTGGAATGATAAATTCATTATTAATTTAATTAAGGCGGGATACAAACAGAAAGCAGAAGATACAGATGAGGTTATAGTAGATAGATGGTTTCAGACCATATCCAGAAATATAGCACTAGAGTTATATGAACAACAATATGCTGATCCTGAGAAACGTGATGTTAGATATCAGGTTCAAACACGTAAACTAGAAAACGGTAGAACGGAAATAGGATGATGACTACATTTAAAGAAGATTTTTTTATTGTCGATAATGCATTAAGCACGACCGATATTTTAAAAAAACGATTACCTATTACTGTTGTTCCTTCACACAATGGTAAGTTTGAACCAAAATTTCTACATGAACTATTTGATTCATTGTACGGAAACATTATCAAAGAGGCTAAGGATTTATTTTGGGAACAAATATTAAATGAAGAGGCAGCTAGAGGCACCTTTTGGGAAAAAGTTTTAGAAAAGCATATGCCTTTCACACGCCGTCATGCACAAGCAAACTATATAGGCTCTGATTTCTTAGATAAGACTGATGCTAAATTTGGGGGTGGATCTAGATATTCTGCTGATGGCACTGTTCAAGCTACTATAAGTGGTTATGAAAATAAAACAGGAACATTACGAGTTTGTTTATGTGCCTGGGGACAACATAGCCATAAGGTATATTTTATGTTGATCCCGAACGATGAATATTTCAATTGGAAAAGCCCTGCAAAAATCACATTTAAAGCAAACTCTACTCCAATTGGAGCTCTTTGGGACAAATATCAATGCAGTTTTCAAGACGTAATACGTCAAGGTGTTTAAAAGTTGCTTAAATAGCAACTTTTTATCGGTTGACAATAAATCCAATCTTTGATATTATGTATTTCTAATGTAATTTACAGGAGTAATATGATGACAGAAAAAACAAGTATCAAAAGCGTATTATCCTATGACAATCCTATTAAAGAAGTTAAAAAAGAGGATCGTGCTCCAAATGTTTTAGATAAACAGCCCGACGAGCATGATGCTAAATCCTTAGTGGATATTGTTGATGATTTCTGTGAAGATGGGGTACTGGAAGAAATTGAAGAATACCTGAAGGAACAAGGAAAATTTGTATCATATAGTTACGAGGATTATGCTAAGCCAGCTGAATTAACTCTCAGTCTTTTGTTAAGCGCATTAGCAGTGCAAAGACCTATAAGTAAAAGACATTTAAGAAAGATTCAAGAAAAATATAATAGATTAAAAGTTCAAACTCCAATAGTATTAAAAATTAAATTTAACGGTAAGGTATATTACTATATTGTTGATGGACAGCATACTGCTGCTACACAAGGTATTCGTGCCCGTTTAGGTTTGATTAAAGAAGTAAGTAAAGAAAATTGGAAAGATGTTAAAATTAAGTGCATGGTAGTTGAATGTGATGACTTTACCTTTGCTAGAGAAGTTTTCTTAGGCATCAACGGAGAAGATAAGCTTGAACTTGCTTATTTTGATAAATGGAAGAACTATGTATTGGGTGCAAGACAAGATAATGCTGATATAGAACTTTGGCAAGATTGTCTTGAACTACAAGAAATTTTAGAAGAATTTGGCATCACTCCTATTCATAAAGATAGTCCCGAAAACATTAAAAAAATGCCGGGTGCATTTATTGATGTTCATTTGATTGAGGATAAAAAGCCTGAGGATGTTCGATGGATTGCTAGACTGCATCAAATGCTTTGGGATGATAAGCCAATGGATCCATTTGAAGTAGACCCAATGCTGCTATTACGGGATAAAATTAAAAAAGATGCATCATTAGATAATAAACAGGTTCGTGCATTTGTTAAGGAATTAGGTGCCTTGATTAGACATACTGCTGGAAGTCCTGCAGGATGGAAAAAGTTTACACAAAAAACCTATCCACTTTGGTTTAAAGCTACTCATCCAGATGATGCTGACAAAAAAATCAGTATTCCTGATGATGCCTCTCTTGCACTATTATTATTTGCATATCAAGAGGCAGGAGGAAAATTTAAAGATTTACGCCTAACCTTTTTAAAGGAAAAGTTTACTAAGCGAGGCGAAACTTTGTTTGATTACCTTAGCCAAGATGGAAAAGAAGTCGACGGTGATTTGCAATCGTTGATTCGACAAGGCTGTTAAAAGTGAGGACTCATCTTTATTTTGGTAAATATGAGGGTAAAGTTACCTCTTGGAAAGTAGGTCATATGACTAGTGAGGATAGTCGTATGGCTAATTACAGTAAGGGAGGTAACCTACTTACTATATATGGAATTTGCACCCATCTTGCTGGTTTAAATGAAAAAATGTTAGACTTTGAGTGGGAGGGCAAAGCTCATTTTTTTCATTACAGACAGAAATTTGCCAAAGAAAAATCAGAATATCTTATGTACGATAAAGCTCCTAAAGGTTTGCCAATCTTAACAAAAGAAAGTATACTTGAATGGTATAAAAATGAATCAAGATATATAAGTGGATTTTATTGGGTAAAAGATTGTTACTTTCCTTTGTATAGCAATAAAGTAAAACTAACTGAATTTATGGAAAAAGTATGGCAGGATCCAAAAAAATACCTTGAGGGTTTTTAACATTTGACAATTATTAAACTTACTGCTATACTTACATCATGAAAAAATACGCACTCATAGACACTGCTAACACATTTTTTCGTGCTAGACACATTGCTAGCCGAAATACAGACACGTGGGGCAAGATTGGGATGGCACTACACTTGTCACTTGCAAGTGTAAATCAAATTTACAAAAAGTTTGGTATCGACCACACAGTGTTCGCACTGGAAGGTCGCAGCTTCAGGAAGGACTTCTACAAGCCTTACAAGGCTAATCGTGCTGTAGCCAATCAGGCCTTGACAGAAGCAGAAAAAGAAGAAAACGAACTTTTTTGGGACACGTATGAAAAGTTTACTACGTATCTCAAAGAAAAAACCAACGTGTCTGTTATTCGTCATGAAAATGCCGAGGCAGACGATATTATAGCACGTTTTACTACATTACATCCAAATGACCAAATATATATTATTAGTAGCGACACTGATTATCACCAGCTTATATCTAATAATTGCCACCAATATAATCCAGTCGCCAATCAACTCATCACCCCCGAAGGATACTTTGACGATAAGGGGCGTCAAGTTGTAGACAAGAAAACTAAGGAGCCGAAACTTCTTGGAGATCCGCAATTTATTTTATTTGAGAAGTGTATGCGCGGCGACGCAACTGACAACGTGTTCAGTGCATATCCAGGCGTAAGAACTAAGGGTAGTAAAAATAAAGTTGGATTAACTGAGGCGTTTGAAGATCGCACAAAACAAGGATATGCGTGGAACAATCTAATGCTCCAACGCTGGACTGATCATGAAGGCGTTGAACATCGTGTAAAGGATGACTACGAACGTAATCGCACGTTAATTGACCTTAATGCACAACCACAAGAGATTAAAGATAAAGTTGACGAGGCTATACGCAATGGTGTTCGTACAACAACTACGCCACAAGTTGGTGTACACTTTATGAAATTTTGTGGTAGGTACGAACTTACTAAAATTAGTGAACAAGCAGAGGCATACGCAAAATGGTTAAACTCGCCATACGAAGGTTGTTTAATAAAATAAAATTAAAGGTTCAGTACATGCGTAGAGAAACATTAAAGGACAGTTTGTATGGTGGATTAGTTGAAATAACTAAGAATCCTAGACTATATAGATTTAGCGAGATTGGCAAAGAATATTGCTACTTTACAGAAGCAGGTAAAGAAGAAATAATTGAATGGATTTCTAATCACGCAAAAGAAATTGCTACAGCCGAAGAGATTATTTTGAATGAACGGGCAAAAAAATTAGTATTGGATGAACTGAAAAGATAATGTATACTATATCCGGTAAAACCTTTATTGAAATTACCTCAGGTAAAGACCTTTGGTACATGACTGACGGGGTTAAACTTGTACCAAGAGCGGCTATTCAAATTACTGATAAATGTCCAGATAATTTTAAGTCTATCATAAGAGAAGCTATAAACTGTGGATATATTGAACCAATAGCGTATATGAGTGAGAGAGACTATCTTTGGGCAACTTTGGAAAAATAACATAAATATCTTAAGAGGTACTTATGTTTAATGCTTTTTATTCGTGATTTTGATGGGATTGCCCAATATGTCGTTTGCAACGAAGATGGCAAATGTCTCATTATCACTACAAGTAGTAAAATTGCTATGTTTGTAGAAAGACATGTAAAAGGTATACCTTCCGATCTTCGCCTTAATATCGGGGGAGATCCTGGAACGAAAGAAGAAAAAAAACTTTGGCATCACATTAAAAGATACACAAAATGATTGAGACTCCATTTCCCTTTCCAATTCACATAACTCAAGAAGTTTACAAAACTAGGGCTATTCCTGCAGTTGATGGTACGCAAATTAAAAACACAGTTGTCACAGAAACAAGTTATCCTGAAGGTAATTCTACTAGGCGAGTTGAATCATATACGGTTACTGTATATGATGCTGCTGGACGACTCAATTCATACTTGTTTGGATACAATCACATTGACAGATTGGTATAATGTATTCTGTAAAAATTAGAAATTTACCAGATACAGACGATGCCGACGAATTTTTCGAAAAAGCACGTAAAAATTGTAAATCTATTATTGGAGCAAAAGTATGCCATGATTACGTACTTATAGATATTAATACACACGAAGTAGCCTTTATGTTAGAAATTTATTTTTCTAATCAACAAGAAGCAATTATGTTTGAACTAAAATGCCTATGAAGGTTGTAAATCTAAACTATTCCACACATCTTGAACCAATCGTTGGCTACTATTATGACAACATACATTGGAGCGAAGATATTTTTCCAAAAAGTACTTTTTCCAATTGGCTAGAAAAAGAATACGGTGCAACGTATAATTTTGTTGATCAAAGTTTATTATTTAGAGATGACAAAAATTTTACACATTTTGCGCTTAGATGGCTATAATAAAAATTAACTATATGAGTATATGACATTTGATATAATATTATTAACAGACACGCCTGATTACCCTAGATGGAATAGAGGATACGGAGCACACAGGTTAGCAAGTCATTTGCGTTCACATGGATATACAGTCCTTGTAATAGATTTTTCTATTGCTTTAACTTTTGAACACTGGACAGAGATATGTACACATGCTGTGGGTTCAAACACGCAAATGATAGGAATAAGCACTACGTGGTTACCTTTTAGAAAACCATTTGCTGATAACGCTAAAGTAAATCCCCAACCTCATTGGCATGATTGGGGTACAGATATGTTTCAAAAACCTTATCCTGAACAATTAACTTTTACGTTAGATTTGGTTAAAGGTAACGCAAATAAATGGTTTGATGTAGCTAGAAAAATAAATCCTAAAATAAAATTTTTTGCCGGTGGTACAAAAATAGATTGGTACATGGATTTGCCAGTCGACCACTTTATCAATGGTATGGGTGAAAATCAAATTATTGATTATCTTACACAACCAAGACGAATTTGGCCTAAACTTATTTCTCATGACACAAAATCTAATGCCAGAGACTGGGGTTGGACAACATGTTCTACTCAATATACAAAGTTTGATCAGATTCAATCGAAAGAGATTCTTAATTTAGAAACTAGTAGAGGATGTCGTTTTGCTTGTAAATATTGCTCATTTCCTTTAATAGGTAATAAAAATCTAGCAAGTTATTTAAAGACGGAAGAAACTATTTACAATGAGTTAATGGAAAATTATAACAAATGGGGAACAACTAGATATTACATACTTGATGACACGTTTAACGATAGCGAGGAAAAAATTGAATTAATGTATAGAGTAAATAAGCGTTTACCATTTGATTTACATTATTGGGCTTACATAAGAGTTGATATGTTGGCACAAAATTATGATACAATACATTTATTACTAGAATCAGGTTTACGTAGTTGTTTTATGGGCATCGAATCATTCAATCCAAAGACTAGTAAGTTTGTTGGTAAAGGGATGAGTGAACAAAAACGTAAAGATGCCTTATATGAATGTAAACGTGTTTGGGGGGATAAGGTAGGTATAAGAGCAGGTTATATTATAGGACTGCCTTATGAAAATGAAGAATCTGTGCGTAGACAAGCTGACTGGTTCGCCGAAGAGGACAATCCAATTAATCTGAGTATAGATTACGCACCATTGATGATAAATCCACCGGGCGTTTTTAAAAATAATCCAATGAGTGACATTGACAGGAATTATGAGAAATACGGTTATACAATTCCTGATATGAATAAACATTTATTTTGGACAAAGGATGATGGTACTGATATCACAACCTTTGAACGTGCGTATACAATAGCAGTTGAATTAACCCAACGATTTAAAAAATCGTCTATTCATGATGTAATTACAAGTGATAGAAATGGAATTAAAGATCCAATAAGTGAATATTTTATTCCGTTAATTGACATGTTAAAAAATGAATCTTAAAACTAAATATTATCCAATTAAAATTTATTGGAAATCCGGTGATAATATATCTGCTTGGGATCAAAAATGCGTTGAACTATTAGAACAGTTTGGTTTGCCAGGCGGTCGTTATGTAACTTCTTTTTGTGAAAATTATTTAGAAATAAAATTTTATAAGCACGAAGATGCTATGTTGGCAACTTTAGTTTTATAAAATGCCTTTTGATATTATTTTATTTACGGAAACTTCTAATTTACCTGCATGGATTAGAGGGTACGGCGCACATAGGCTAGCAAATCATTTAAGACAAAAGGGTTTCTCAGTCCTTGTAGTAGATTTTTCAAGCTATATAAAATTTGATCTTTGGAAACAAATATGTGATTATGCCATAAGTGATTCTACTAAATTAATAGGATTTTCTACTACATGGTGGCCTTATAAAATACCGGGAGGAGATTCTCCTAGATTTGCTAAACAGGCAACTGCTGAAGCAAAATCTGTAGACGACCCAACATTAATTGAAGCCGCGGTTAACGGTAGTTTACGAGATTGGATTACTTATGCAAAACTAATAAATCCTAAACTTAAAATAATTTTAGGAGGTCCAAAGGCTAATTTTTACTTAGATATTCCTGCAGATCATTTTGTAATAGGATATGGCGAAACTCAGGTTGAAGATTTAATAACACAGCCTAGAAGAATATTTCCTAAAATAATTAATCACGACACCGAGGCAAAATCTAAAACGTTTGATTTTAAATATAGTCACACTTGTTATACAGAGTATGATCAAATACAACCTTATGAAAAACTAATGATAGAATTTTCCAGAGGTTGTAGATTTAAATGTAGCTTTTGTAACTATCCCTTAATAGGCAGAAAAGATGTTTCTAACTATATTAAGGATCCAGATGTTATCTATTCTGAATTGATGCATAATTACGAAAATTATGGGATAAAAGATTATTTTGTAGCTGATGACACTTTAAATGATTCAACTGAAAAATTAGAACAAATTGTTAAAGGAATACGCAAATTACCTTTTCAACCTAAATTTTCAGCATATACAAGATTAGATGTAATGGTAAAAAGTCCAGAACATGTTAGTTTACTTAGCGAAATAGGATTAGCTAGAACATGGATAGGATTAGATTCATTGCATCCTATTGCTTCCAAAAAAATTGGAAAGGGGATGAGCGAACATCTTAAAAAAGAAATGTTATATAAGCTTCAAGAGGAATGGGGCAAAACTGTAACTATTGATGTAGGATATATTGTTGGTTTACCAGAAGAACCTAAAAATTTTATTGAAAAAGTTGCTGAGTGGATAAACGAAAAAGATAATCCTATATATAACGTAGAATTTATAGCTTTACTTTTAGTTCCTCCAAGCACAGTGTTACAGTATTCTCCTAGAAGTGACATGGATATTAATTATGAAAAATATGGATATCAGATCCCTAATATGGAAAAATTTTGGCAATGGACAAAACAAGATGACACTGAAATTTATTCATATGATCAAGCAAATTCGTTAGCAGTTCAATTAAATTCTCAAAAAATTAAAAAAGATTATTTACCTAACATGGAAGAAAATGCAGAAGTTTATAAAAATCCAGATTGGTATTTTACCGGTTTAATTTCTAAATTAAAAAAAGTATAATATAATTTTATACAAGCATAATGAAACTAATAGTTGAACAAGAAACATATGTTGCCAAAGATGGAACAGAATATATTTCTGTAGAAGTTGATGGGCAATCTTACTATGGTGATTATCCTGGTTGGTTAGCAATGATTGATTGGGCGGTCGAAACATTTGGTCCTGAAGCTGATCGTTGGCACGTTAGTAATAAACGATTTTGGTTTCGTGATAAACAAGACGCAGAATGGTTTTTGTTGAGGTGGTCATAGTATGAAACTTGTAGGGCCTAAAGTAAAGTTTAAAGACGGTGAATATGCTATGGTTCCATATGGTTCGGGTGGCAAGAAAATACATCAAGGTCTTGAAGCCTTTCCGGGCACTGAATGGATGAAGATGGAAATAACAGAAAAAATATTTAATGGATGTGATTGTTATCCTTGGCGAGAGGTGTTTGCATGGTTACCGGTGAAAACAATTAATGGCAAATATGTTTGGATGCGTAAAGTATATAAACAAAAATATTGGGCTGTTTGGGGCTCACACTTTCATCTGTCACCTATTGTAGAATACGGTACAGTTTTTGATATATTAACATATGAAAAATAAATTATTGCGTAGAAAAGTATTAATTCGTGAGTATGATTTTAACAAAATCAAAACCAAAGCCACAGCAAAAATTGACAGATATGAAACACTTTATGATCGTGCAACCTTCACTCCTATCACAAAAGATGATTTAGAAAAAGAATACATGATGTTTATTTTAATGAGAGATGAGACTGTAAGTAAATTACAAAGTCCAATGGATCAATGGAAACCAACTGAGTATCCAAGTAGCTATTTATGGCATTTAAGCAAAAAACTATACAATGAAGATTACGCACGTTGGGAAAGTAGATTTGATGAAAATGGTTATCTTGTTGTAAAACATAGTAAAGGTAAACCAGAAACTAAATTAGGTTGGGGAATATTTGAAAAGCAACTATGAATTATTTCCCACATCCAATGGACTTGATGCAATTGCCCTGCGGTGGCATAGCAGAATTAGATGTTGATACGGGGTTGTGTTATCGTTGCCAACAATGTATGGCAATAGTCGGAAGTGATGATATGCCACAATCTTGTAAAGATGAAAGACAAAAATGGAATAACTGGAAAGAGTTAGGTGGTGAAGGTTGGGATTACAAAATACCTCAAAGTTATTCGGATGACTGGACATGAGATACAAAACTTATACTCATAGATTTGAACCCAAAAACGAGATAGACAAGCTAGACCATATTAAATGGTGTCGAAGAAATTTAGGTGAGCGTGGTAGAGATTGGGACTTCTCTGGTGGCTTTAAATTAGACATTGTAATCTACACTGAGAAATATATTCCATTTTATAAACTTAAATTTGATTGACCAAAATTATTGTAAATAAGAAAATACACAGTTATACTTACACAGAGAGGTAAAATATGAATCTAATTGCTAAACCAGTAGTAAAAGATCAGTTTTGGATCGTCACAGACGGAAAGAAAAAAGTTGGTAACGTTATAGCTAACGGATCCGGCTATCAAGTTAAACTAGGAAACTCAAAGAAAGAATACCCTAGCACAAAAACAATTTCTAACAAAGAACGTATTGAATTCGTCAAATTCAAAAAAGTAGATAAAAAAAATCCAAATCCTTACGAACACTTTCCAACTACTGGAAAAGTCTTTAATAGTGTCTTGGACGTTAGAAGAAAAATTCATCTTTTTACAAAGACAACAAAAAGTAAATGTTACTATGCTGCTGGCTGGTACGCTATAAAACAAGGACTAGATTTTGTCCCCATACTTTGTCCTAAATATATCTTTGTACAAAGATACGAATCAATTGGTCCTTTTATGACCAAAGATGAAGCAGAAAATGCGATAAATATATTATGATTAATATAAAGCGTTTTATTGATAAAATAGCTAGTATGGAGGGTAAACAAGGAAGAGATGTTGTTTTACCTATTTCAGATGCCCGTGCGTTACGGGATGAAATTACTAAACTCCTACTTGATCAACGTGACTCAAATCCTACCCAAACAACTAATGAAGTTATACAGGTAGAGTTAAAGGGTGGAAAATGGTAACTTAATGGGACGAACTCAACCAAAAGTAATATTAGAAATAGTTGACAAGACAACTTACAAATGTGATCAAATTGTTGAGGCTGCTGGAATTTGGGCAGTCTTTTATGACGGGCAACCTATTAATTTAAAAAGTAATCATTATTTAGATAGCGAATCAGTACCAAAATACAAAAAAACAAGTTTTAGTAATCCAGGACATGCACGTAACTTATGTCGTAAATTAAATCAACAATTTAAAACTGAAAAATTTAGTGTTGTTTTTATGAATTCAGGAACTAAGGTTTACCCAGATGATTAGAGATTCTCTTAAACGAAGAATTACAAAAGCCATTTTAGAGGATGTGAAAGAACAACATTTAGATGTTGAAAAGGCTATGAAAACTTTTTGGCTTGATATAAGAAATGAAGGTGGATTACGCCTTACAGATGTAGGAGATTCATTTTTCAAAAGAGCGGACCTTGAGTATTTTGAATTTCCTTTTAGATTACAAAAAATAATAGACAAAGAACCTATTTATAGTTATCAAAATCTTATGTTGGATTTAAGTTTAAAACTACCATGTCCCTATTTTATTGGAAGACACAAACCTAACGAACCATACATAAAAATTTATGATAGCAAAATTGCTATGATGATAAATTTATACGGCAACATTTACGAATATTTGAGGAACAGTCAACTTAAACGTAAATAATAAAAAGGGGTATAATATGACTGAAGAAAAGAAAACTAAAAATCCATTTATAAATATAGCTAATGCTGTTAAGAAAAACAATTCATTTCCTAATCAGCAGCAGAACAAAGTTCCAAAACCAAACAAGGGGTTTGGTGGGGCAACAACAATGAGAAAAACAGGGAGAGGACGATGAATTATTTGGTAATATTAGCACTAGTTTCAGTTTTAACAATACCGGCTGCATTTGCAGCAGATGCACCAAATGCGCCAGTAAAAAAGGGTAACTTGATGCTTGCTAAAAAGAAAGATCACAGCAAGGCACCGGAACCAGCTAAAAAATCCGAGAAAAAATCTAAAAAGAAATAAGTTAGATAAATAGTTTTACAGTTATGAGGTTCTGCAAAAAACCTCAACTCACACTTACAGATAGGAGAATAACATGTTGTATGATTTTTTCAACCCAAACGTCTATAAAAATTTCTATTCACCAGAATTTTACATCGACAGTTTTCAAAATACCAAAAAAGTAATTACTGATAAAATAATTACAGACAAAACACTTAACAAAGCAGCACATTCATATATTGATGGACAAACTGCATTTGCAAAAGTTTTGGTAAATAATGCTATGGAAATTGCAAAAGTTATCACAGAAAACTTAAGTGATAAAGTTATGCAAAAACCAAAAGCAGCTAAGGCAGATTAATGCCTTATTGGGTGAGATCCTTTTTAAACAAATTATCACCAAATCAGTATGGTACTGAATTGGAAAAATATATTGTTAGCAGGGATCCAAAAACTCTAGCAGATATAGAAATATATACGCTAGAGTATCATAGAAAACTTGCACAACAAGTTTTCAATTAAATTACACGGAGACACATATGAACGACTTTACACCAAAACTACCAGAAGTAAAATTTAACAAAAACGGTTACGAAATTCGTACAGACATTCTTGGCATGGCCAAAGACCTTTTGCATTCAGAACACTCATCTAAATTTGCTGGTTGGGAAATGAGTGCCAAACGTGATGAAAAGACTGGTCAGATCGTCACTACAGTTGGCATGCCAGAATTTCCAGGTCTAGACAAAGTTTTAGAAACTGCGGAAAAAATGTATGCATTTGTTAACCAAACAGCAAATATTAATAAAAAGTAATTACTAAAATTACAACAAAATAGCCCCGAAAGGGGCTATTTTTTTCGGCTTGACAATAAATCATACAGGTACTATAATCACAGTATCTTAATTACATTTTGAGATTAACAAAATGATAACAGCAGAAAAAATTGCAAAATTGTCAACACTTGACGCAAGCGGGCTTGACAATGCACTAATTAACGGCGGTTACTCAATGTTTGAGCGCCCTAAAACAGCAAAGTTTTTGGGTATCACAACCGGTGGTGATTTTTGTTATCAATTTACTTACAAAGATAATGATAGTGGATTGTTATCAATAGGGAAACTTTTTGTTGACATAGATGAAACTGGAAAAATTGTTGCCGAATACTAATTTTGGTTGACAATAAATCCATTTGGAGATATACTATCGGTATAGTGAATAACAAGGAGCTAGAAATGACCGAATTCGAATCTAAGTGCTACGGTATGACTGAACAAGATATCCGCGATCAGTATATCAATAGCCTCACCGCTAAATTATCTGGTCTTGAAATGGTTGTCATGAGCATTTTATCTGATTGTCAAGAAATGCAAAATTTCGGTGTTGATACGAAAGAGCGAATCCGCAAGCAAATGAATGTTGCTAAATTCATTCTTGCTGAGATGATGGATGCTAAGCGCAAGGAGGAAGTATAATGTCTAAAACCTACACATTTAGGCAAGAGGTTACTATCTGCATTACAGTTCAAGCAGAAAATGAAGAATCAGCATATGAAATGCTAGAAGATATTGATCCTCTTACAGGTGATCTTGAATATCAAGAACCTGAGTTGGAGTATGTTGAAGATGAGAATGGTAAGGTAATTTGGAACTTTTATCAAGGAGATTTGGTATAATGACTACTATTCAAAAAATGTCTGATATTAATCAAACAATTATGTTTGGTAATTTAACTAATGACCAACTTAATTCAGTTATTACCGCAGTTAAGTTTGCCCGTAATCAATTGCTCAAAGAAACCAAACGAAGCATTAGTGTCGGCAGTGATGTAAAATTTGTCAACAGCCGCAACGGTCAAACAGTTATGGGAAAGGTTACTTCAATTAAAACAAAAAATGTAATCGTAGCAGTTGGTCTTAGTAACTGGCGTGTACCCGCTAACATGTTGGAGGTTATATAATGAACAAAATAGAAGAATTGGCCAACGACATTGCATTTCTCAATAATTCGGACATGCAAAAGCTTGCAGAAATATTGGTAAAAGATTATACTACAAGGGCTGATGCACTTGAGGCACAATTAAACAATGCCCTTTTTGATAGTTCACTTTATAAAGTAGAGGGTGGTTTTGTATGAACAACTTTGTACTAGGTACAATTTTTGGTATTGTAGTTTCAACAATTGGATTTGCAGGTGTTGCAAAGGTGCTTGACAAGGCAGTGGTAGTAACTAAAGAACAAGCAATTAAAGCAACTAAGGATTAATAATGACTACCAAGGGACAAATAATTCTGTTTTTCTTTTTACTAATTTTTATTGTTCCTACAACCTTTTATATAATCTATAAAATTACTAAGTCTGCAATTGTTGAAATTTTCTTTTACTTTAAGGCTAGAAAAAATTATGGGACTTGATCAATACGCATACGCAGCAATTAAATCTGGTGCTAGAGATGAATATTACGAAGAAAAGTATGAGCATGGCAACAAAGATGCACATGATTCTACAACCGAACTAGCATATTGGCGCAAGCATCCTAATCTTCAAGGTTGGATGGAACGCCTTTGGAATGAAAAGGGTTGTCCTGGTGTGGAAGAAGGTTTTAATGATGTTATGTTTAACGGTATTGAACTTGAATTAACCTTTGACGATATTGTAAGGTTAGAAGAGGACGTTAAAAATAATAATCTTCCACCTACTACTGGATTCTTTTACGGTAGTGATGCCGATGATTACTACAAAGCACAGGATCTAGATTTTGTGTACGAGGCAAAAACAAGGCTTTTCTTAGGACAAAAAGTATTCTATAATTCAAGTTGGTAAAGGATAAACATGTCGGCAAGTTGGATACGCAAACTCACTGAAAGTGATAGTCGCCTTCACAAAGAAGATGTTATACGACAAGCATTGGAAGCTGCTACATTGGGCAGCACTAATGCCATTAATTTTTTAACACTGATTAAGGTTTGTTACAACCCCTATCATACTTTTGGCATCAAACAAGTGCCCGATACTGTTGGCATTACTGATGCAGAAAATCCATGGAATGAATTTAATGATTTACTTCATTATCTTGGTCAACGAGCATTAACTGGTAATGCTGCCCGCGAAGCTATTGCAGAACTTAGCGAAAAATTTGACAGCGAAGAATGGAATACCTTCTTGGCACCTGTGTTACGCCGTGACCTTCGTGCAGGTATTAGTGACAAAACAATTAATAAAATTTGTAAAGGTACAGATTACGAAGTGCCCATCTTTGGTTGTCAATTGGCAACTAATAGTGAAGGTCGCCCTGAAATGAAGGGTACAAAACGCCTTGAGCCCAAACTTGATGGTGTTCGTGTTCTAATGATGGTCAGCGGTATTAAAGATAATGAAAGACTTCATGTTACAAGTTATAGTCGTAATGGCAAAATCTTTGATAACTTTGGTCACATTGAACAACAAATTAAAGATCATATAAGTCTTTTTTATTCCCTGCATATAGAATTTCAGCATGGATTTATTCTTGATGGCGAGGTAGTTGGTAATAGTTTTCAAGAATTAATGCGACAGGCAAGGCGTAAGGAAAATGTACAGGCAGAAGATAGTATATTTCATATCTTTGACATTGTACCACTTGAAAGATTCCGTAAGGGAGTTTACAAAGAGCCATTAAGTAAAAGAATAAAATTTTTAGAAAAAATGCGTTCGCCTATCGATAATATGCCGAATGTTGAATTACTGCCTCATATTAATGTAGACCTTGACTACAGTGAAGGACATGATCAACTTAATCGTTATGCTAAGGATATGGTTAACTTAGGTTACGAAGGCATTATGATTAAAGATATTCATGCACCATATGTTTGTAAGCGTAGCACAGATTGGATGAAGTGGAAACCAACCATCACTGTTGACCTCACAGTAATTTCTATTGAACAAGGTACTGGTCGCAATAGTGAAAGACTAGGCGCACTTGTATGTGAGGGTGAAGATGATGGTAAGTATATTACTGTTAATGTGGGTAGTGGTTTCAGTGATGAGGATCGTGACAGTTATTGGAACAACCAATCCGCAATTATTGGTCGTACAGCCGAAATACTTTGCGATGCTGTTACTCAGAACCAAGATGGAAGTTATAGCCTTCGCTTTCCTCGCTTTCTACGTTTTAGGGATGATAAATGATTTACATATACTTTGTTTTGGGAATACTTTGTTTAATACTTAGTGGAATGTGGTTTGGTTCTATTTGTACAGATTACGTTGATAAAATTAAAATATCACTGACACAATATTTTATGTTTGTGGTTACATTTACTACTGGATTATTCCAATTACTTTCTGTATCAAAATTTATTATGTTATAATTAACTAAGGAGTATTAATATGGATCATGAACTAATTGGTAAATCATATATTTTTGAAGATGGCAATAGTATAAAAATCACTCAAATGAAAAAAAGGGATGAAGAAAAGGTATTGGTAACTTACGAAATACAAAGTGGTCCGGGTATACCTAGACGTTTAGTGATGGAGTATCCTGAATTTATCAATACATTTGGTCATCTTTTCAATTACAATGACGAAAATAATTAATTATTTAAAATTTAGTTCACTTATATTTTCAATTCAATTTAATCCATTGCAGTGGCGATGGATTCCGTATTTTTTTTATGGCAAAATTAATGAATGGCCTGATGAAAATGTACATCAAATTAAATTAAGTTGGGTAATGTTTTTAATACGTGTACACATTGATGATGGTTCTTGGTGATAAATACTAACTTATGATATTTGCTTATATTATTTTATTCACCGCACTACTATTGAGTGCGGTGGCTGCTTACTATTCTATAGCAGGCTTAACTGCTATTTTTGCTGCGGCTGTAATACCAGTAATAATTATGGGTGCAACTTTAGAGTTAGGTAAAGTTGTAGCAACCGTTTGGCTTCACAATAACTGGAAACGAATCAATTGGGTATTCAAAACATACTTAATACCTGCTATTGTATTGCTTATGTTATTAACTAGCATGGGTATTTTTGGCTTTTTAAGTAAAGCACATAGTGACCAAAGCTTAGTAAGCGGTGATGCAATGAGTAAGGTAGCAATTTTTGATGAAAAGATTGCAACAGAAAAAGAAAACATATCACAAGCCAAAAAAGCAATTGAGCAGATGAATGCTCAAGTTGATCAGATGTTAGGTCGTAGTGATACCGAACGCGGAGCAGAAAGAGCAGTAAGTATTCGCAAAAATCAAGCCAAAGAAAGAAACGAGTTACAGGCGCAAATTGCAAAATCGCAAAAAAACATTCAACAGTTGCAAGAAGAACGTGCGCCACTTGCAGCAGAATTTAGGAAAGTCGAGGCAGAAGTTGGACCTATCAAATATATTGCTGCACTATTATACGGCGACAATCCCGATCAAAATATTTTGGAGCGGGCTGTACGTTGGGTTATTATACTTATTGTTATTGTTTTCGATCCGTTAGCATTATGCTTAATCTTAGCAGGTAATAAACAATTAGAATGGGTGAAACAAGATAAACAAGCACATTTAATACATGAAGTTGCAGAAAAACTATCACACACAGAACCAGTTCCAGTAATAATACCAGAACCTGAACCAACAAAATTTGATCCAGACAAGATTGAAGTTACTCAGGAAGAAGAGGAACAGTTTAAACAATTAGAACCAAAACAAGAACCTGAAACAGTAGGTATTGTAGAGGAAGATTATGGAAATTGTCCTAAGTGTGATACTAAATTAATCAATGCCTCAGGCATAGGTCCTTTTTGTCCGAACAAAGAATGTGATATTGTAGATGGTTGGCAAGAAGAAATGCCAAGTGATATTGTAGAATTGCAATCTGTTACTCCAGAATCGTTGCCTGGCATTGAAGAGCCAAAAAGTTTATTACCCGAAGAACCTAAAGAAATAGTTACAGAAGGAGTAACTGAGGAAGCATTTAAAAAATCAGCAGGAGACTATGTTACTTACGAAGGTAAGAGCATGAATGTTAATGTATTGAAGGACATGCGTCCAGATATTTTTAGAATTCGCCCAGACTCTGGTGACGAACCAGTTGTTGGATTTGGTACAGAGTTTCCGAAATATGCTGTCATGGGTGATATATTTGTTCGTGTTGATATTCTTCCGAACAGAGTTTATAAATTCGTTAAAGATAAGTGGATTGAAACAAATAAAGATATATCTGATACATATCTACATAATCCGGCTTACATCACTTACTTGATTGATAAAATTGGATCAGGAGAAGTCGATCCAGAATTATTAACCGAAACCGAACAAGAAATGGTTGAACAATATATCCGAAAGGGCAAAGTTTAACCAAAATAGCTTGTAAATAAATCCAATTTAGTATATAGTATAACTTCTTCAATTAACTTTAAGGGTAGTATTATGAAAAAGGTTGCACTGGCAGTCGCTATTGGTTTCATCGTTACGGGTTGTTCAAGTTTTGGTTCCAAAGGAATAACACCTAGCGCAGATGCTATTACTCCAGTAAAAGAACAAAAATTAAGCACTTCATTTACTGATGAAGGTGTAAAAATTTATTACACTGCATCAGGTAAACTTGAAAAAATTGAAGTACATGGACAAGCTCCTGCTTGGAAGCGTAACGTAGAGGTACTTGCTGAGGCAGATGCGATGGATAAACTTGTAAAATTTATTCATGGTAAAAATGTTTCGTCAGAACGTAGAACCCGCATCATCAGTAGAGCAATTGACAATGCAAGTGATTTAACTAACAACAAGTTTAAAACTGTTGATGGTACACTTGAAACTGATTCTAAATCTTTAGAGGATGATATGCAACGTCCTCGCAATGGGGAAGAAATTCAAAAGGATAATACTGCTAGACGTAAAGCACAAATTATTGACGAAACTTTAGTCAACACTGTTACTGAAATTAGATCGTCAGGCTTTTTAATTGGTGTTCGTAAAGTCAGTGATGCAGTTAAAGAAGATGGTAAGCTTTATACTGCGACATATCAATGGAGTGATGCGGATGTAGCAACTGCTACGTCGGTTCGTGCAACTATGCGTAAAGCGCAAAACTAATGCGTAATTTATTAACTTTAACACTTTTTGTAATACTTTCAGCCTGTTCAACAACAGGCTTTTCCAAACAGACAAGTATCGTCGGCCCTTTTAGGGTTGTTGGTAAAGGAGTCTCGCAAGAATCTGCCAAACATGATGGATTTAGAAAAGCAATTGAATACTCAATGGGTGTTGCAATTCAATCAGAAAAAATTATTCAAAACAACAATGTGAGTAAAAATTACATTTTAACTCATAGTTCAGGCTATGTGGATAACTTTGTAATTTATAAAACACTTGAATTGAACGGTAAGTATGAAATTGAAATGGATGTTTATGTAAAACCAACTTACATAGATGACTACACAATTAAATCTACAGACAAAAATTTTAGAGTAGAAGGTCATGCATTAAAAGAAAGTATTGGAACGTTTGATGATGAAAAGAAAACAGGTGATCAAATAGTAATGTCAATTCTTAAAGACTACCCTGAAAAAGCTTACAACTTTGAAGCTGAGCCAGTGACCTTTAAGGTAGATGGAGATAGAGTTTTGTATGCTGAGGTAAAATATAAATTAAAATGGAGCGATAGTTACTTAAGATCGTTATCTCAAACTTTACAAATGGTAAGTGATAGTGACTGCAAAATGTTTTGTGATAACTTGCCTTTTTATAAAATAAGCTACAAAAAACATGATGGAGATTGGATCAATACAAATGATCACATTTATTTTAAAGATGCTACCAGACCTCAAATGGTTTACAAGTATTTGCGAGGGGCCAATTTTCCTGCAGTATACAGTAAAAGCCAGCAAAAACATGCAAATGTAAAATATGCTATTAAGGTAGATTTTCTTGATGACACAAGCACGGTATTAAACACAACGTGCTACTATGCTCCAAGTGCATATAAGCAAGACTACTATGGTGGAGAACAGTTTTACATCAATAATCATCTTCTTGTAGAAGAAACCTTTAAAATTATATTAAAGAGAAATAATTGGTATTCAGATCAATATAAAAATATTGATAAATTCCAAACTATCAATGTCAATGTGGTTCGCCCAGACAGGTGTCAAGACTTGTAATTTTCTTTTATACTATATACTTGATAAGTAATATATATGGAAGAAGAAAATAAGCTAAGTCATTGTAGTTTTTGTGGAACAAATAAAGAATTTGTCAAAAAGCTCATAGTAGGAGACGGAATTGCAATATGTAGTGATTGTGTCGAATTATGTAACGAATTAATTGCAGACGATTCCAAAATAGAAAGTCCTGAACCATCTCCTAATTACGATCCTGAATCGATTAAAAATTACCTTGATTCTCATGTAATCGGTCAGGATGATGCAAAAATTGTTCTCAGTGTTGCTATTAGCAATCATTACAAGAGGATCACACATCCACCTAAAGATTTAGAAATTCAAAAAGGAAACGTATTAATAATAGGGCCAACCGGGTCAGGCAAAACACTATTGGCAAAAACGGTAGCCAAATACCTTAAGGTTCCTTTTATTGTAGCAGATGCAACTAGTCTAACTGAAGCAGGTTATGTCGGCGATGACGTAGAGAGTATGATAAACATGCTGCTTAATGCCGCCGGTGGTGATATAAAGCAAGCAGAGCGAGGTATAATTTTTATCGATGAAATTGATAAGATAGCACGTAAGGGCGAAAGCACTAGTATAACACGTGATGTATCGGGTGAGGGTGTACAGCAGGCACTATTAAAGTTAGTTGAAGGTACAGTTTGCAGAGTGTCCGGACAGGGCGGAAGAAAACATCCTGGTTCTGAAATGTTAGAAATCAATACAAAAAATATATTGTTTATTGCCGGTGGGGCCTTTGTTGGGTTAAAGGACGTAATTACAAATAGAATAAGTGGGACCAGTATAGGATTCAGTGCCAACATTAAAGATAATAAAGTTGAGGGAGAACTTAGTCAAGTAACACCCGATGACTTAACTAAGTTCGGCATGATACCTGAATTTATTGGCAGATTTACTACGACTGTAAGTATTTCAGAATTATCCAAAGACCAACTTGTTCAGGTATTAACGGATGTAAAAAACAATTACATATCACAATACAAATATCTATTAGGGTTAGACGATGTTGAACTGAGTTTTTCTGAGGATGCGCTTGAACAAATAGCTGAGAATACCCTGACCCTAAAAACAGGAGCTAGGGGACTACACACTGAGATTGAACGAGTCCTGATGCCGCATATGTATCATATAGGCAAGTACAAAGAAAAGAAGATTAAAACACTAAATATTAATAGGGACAACGTTTTGAGTCCCAAATCAATTTTATGACAGGAAAAAAGGTAATAGTACACGACGGTAACGTTGAAAAGGCGTTGCGTAAATTTAAGAAAAAAGTGCAGGATTCTGGTATCCTGCAGGAAGTGCGCCAACGTCAGGAGTACGTTAAACCTACAATTAAACGTAAGATTGCTAAAAATTTAGCGAAAAAACGTTGGAAAAAATTTCTGTCAGATCAACAATTGCCCAAAAAATTATTCTAACCTAAATAATTTACTTTTTTTCGAAAAATATATATAATAAATACTTATGTAGATGCCGCTTACGGGTCTACACTAAAGTCATACTTGCTTACTTGAAAGGAGATATAAAATGACTAACTCAACATTAACCCTTCGTGCCTACGATTTTCCATCTATCAATAAACTAGGAATAGGTTTTGATACAATGTTGGAAGATTTAATACGTCTAACGTCGGCACAACAAACAAATTATCCTCCATATAATCTTATAAAAACAGCAGAAAATCAATTTAGCATTGAAATTGCTGTAGCGGGGTTTAAAGAAGGAGAAATTGAAGTTTCTATGGAAAAAAATATGCTCACTGTTAAAGGATCCAAAAAAGATGGAATTCCTGAAAACTTTGAGTATTTACATCGTGGTATTAGTCTGCGCAATTTTGAGCGTACTTTTCCTCTAGCTGAACACATTGAAGTTAAAGGGGCTTTAGTACGTGATGGTATGCTTTTGATAGACCTTGTACGTTTAGTACCTGAAGAAGATAAACCCAAGTCTATTGCTATATCATACGTTAAGTAATATTATAAATACAAGTGTGCAGTATTATACTGCACACTTTGAGTCTAAGGTAAAAAATGGCTAATTCCGATACACAACTAAAAATTAAACCGAACTTTAAAATCCCTGAACCACCAATGTTTAGGATAATATACCTAAATGATGATCATACAAGCATGGACTTTGTAATAAGTAGCCTGATCGATCATTTTCACTACAATGCTGATACTGCAGTAAATATCACTCAAAATATCCACGAAGAGGGCTCAGCAACAGTTGCAGTGTTACCATTTGAAATTGCAGAACAGAAAGGCATTGAAGTTACAGTGGAAGCACGTAGTCAGGGATTTCCCTTGCAAATTAAAATTGAGGCAGAAGGTTAAAGAGTAATTCTTTTAGCGTAGTAATTTAACTCTTGTCTTTTTGGATTTGAAACATAGTTGATACCATTTATATTGGTATCAACTATTTTATTATAAGTGCCAAATATCCAAGTTTTTACTTTTTTCTCTGTGTCTGGTTTCAGAGCAATCGAAGGGCTTATATCATCAATAAACCCATCCATTTCATGAAAGTATAATTGTTTGTCTGGAACACTGTTGCTTAACACAATAATGTTTTTAACATCCCCGTGTAATTGTAATTTCTTAATAGTGTTATAAAGGTAAACTAAATCATCTCTACGCATTGTTTCTATTGCTAGGTAATCTGCTAGGGTGTATTCGTGATGATTACCATACCAACCATTAATACCAACTATTGCAACTCCGTTGAAAATAACAATATTGTTATGTAGATAAACTGTGTTGTTTATGCTGCGACAAATTTTATGCAATTCATGAATTAATTCACTATGATGCTGTAAATTGGAATTTTCTAAAGCTCCGTCGATGTAAAAAACACCTTGATACATTGTAGACAAATAATGTAAGGTTTTTCTCACTACATTTAAATCTGATGATATGTTTCCTGCTACTAAACAAAACAAACTTGTAACTTTATCTTCCCAAATAAACTTATCTTCTTGGGTAAGATTTAGGTCACTAATAATGTCAAAACTTAGATCCATATTCAAAAATAAAAGGGAAAAATTCCCTTTTATTATTCGGCTTTTTTCTTCTTAACTTTTTTAACTTTTTCTGTAACTTCTGCTGCCACCTTTTTAGCTTTTGTTTTGGTCTTTTTAACAACTTCCTTAACATCTTCAATGTCTACTTTTCCGTCTTTATTAACATCAAGTACATTTGATATTACAGGCTGTACCGTTACACTTTCATGACCAATACCGTCAGGAACTGTTGTTTTTGGCTCAATTTTATATGGGGCTTGAGTAGCTGCATCCAATGGGTGTGATCCATCTGATTTTGAGGCATTAAGCATTCTGTATCCAACATAAACAATTGCAGCACCTGCTACGATAACTAATATAATTTCCATAATTGCATCTCCTTAATATCTATATTTAGTAATCCTATGTACTAAACAATTTTAAGCTAAATACTAATTATGCGTGATATACTTGACAAATTAACCTACTTAGTTGAAAGCACTGGACTTGCAAACAGAAAGCCAGGAGACATTTTTAAAAATTCTGCAGGAGACCAAATTACTTTTACGGGCATAGCATTTACTCCGGAAGAAGGTGGTAAATTAACTCCTGAGCAATTAAATGATGCTGTTGCAATGGCTACAACAGAAGCAGGTGACATACAGTGGCAAAACAATGCAGGTAGAGCAGGTGGATTCGCTATAGCAAGTTTTGACAGCGAAACAGGTCCACTGCATTTTGGTTTCTTTTTACAAGAAGTGAAACCTAATCCTAAAGATAACAAGATTAAAAATGTAATAGGTGATTACAAGTTTGCTGGTGCCGCAGCAGCAAAAACTCAGGCAAAAATGACACCACAGGATTTGTTAACAAACAAAACTAATCTTACAACTAAAGATATAATGTTACAATTAAGCCAAAGTTTAGGTATTGATAGTCCTTTATATTATATTGCTCATCAAGTTGCCATGAATGCACCATTTCCAATTGAAGTAGAGGTAAGTGGTGATTTAAGTTTTACAGGATTTAGAGATTATTTTTGTGAGATACTACAACCAATTGCATTGCAAAATGGCAATTACAGAGGCAACGCCAGTGACGCAGCACAGACATTCTTTGGTGAGCCTAGTTTTGCAAACACTACAATAAGTTTTGATAGTAGTAAGAACGCAGGATTAAGTGACAGTATGTTAGAGTTACAAGATGGAAGGTATGTAAAAATAAGTAGCAAGGGTGAAAAGGGCGCAGAGGCAAGTGTAAAAAATTTATTAGATGAAGTAGACAATGTTCAAAACCCTGAACTATTAGAAAAATATAGTGATGTGTTAGATTTAATTGATACGATGAGAACAAATGGTCAAGCTGGTGCTCCATTAGTATTAGGCATTCGCTATGGTATAATAGATGAACAAGATGCAGAATTTATAAAGGCACTAAAAAAGATTAAACCGTTGCCACTAGAATCTATAAATTACATGACTGTGAGTGGAATGAGTCCTTCTAATAATATAATAACTTTGGCAATGGGTAGAAAAACCAAAAAACCAGAATCAACTGTTTTATATTATCATTTAATAGCAGCAGTAGCACATAAGGTAGCAGAAAAAATAAACACAGACACTAATTTTAGTCAAGCGGCAAGTGAAATACTTAACAACGGTGCTTTAATACAAGTATATACTAACGCAAAACAATCAGGCAACAAATGGATATTAGAAGCCTTCAAAACTGTTTACCCAAGTAAAGCAGTTACTGGTGTTGTATTGAGTGCAGGCAAGAATTATAGTAGCACAGAAATAAAAGGTAATTTTACTTTTAAGATATTACGTAATGGCGCAAAGCCAGATGCGGAACCAACAGAAACAGATCAGGCAACTGACTCAGCGGTCGATACAGATTTGTCAAAAGATGCAGAAAAAATAACAAATCCAAAAACTTCAATTCTAACCAGAAAAAAACGTGAACCTGAAAATATTGATTTAGGCCGAGAAAAACGGAAAAATTAATTCTTTATAGTTTTTATTTTGTATGTTATAATAATGTACATTTACTATAAAGGAACAAAATGGCTCTCGTACCAATCGTTATTGAACATTCAAGCAAAGGTGAGCGTAGTTATGATATCTACAGTCGCCTATTGCGTGATCGTGTAATTCTCCTAGAAGGTGAAGTACATGACCATATGGCAAATCTTATCGTAGCACAATTATTGTTTTTGGAAAGTGAAGATGACACCAAAGACATTTCATTATACATCAATAGTCCAGGCGGTAGTGTAACTGCTGGTATGGCAATCTATGATGCAATACAATTCGTTAAACCTGACGTTTCTACAATCGTTATGGGGCAAGCTTGTAGCATGGGCAGTCTCCTTGCTAGCAGTGGTGCTAATGGCAAGCGTTTTATACTCCCAAACGCAAGACATATGATTCATCAACCTAGTGGTGGCGCACGTGGTCAAGCGACTGATATGCTAATTCAAGTAAATGAAATACTTGAAATAAAACGTAACCTTACAAACATTTACGTTAAGCATAACAGTGCAGGTAAAACGTTTGAAGAATTCGCTACGGATATGGAACGTGACAACTATATGAGTGCAGAACAATCAGTAGCTTATGGTCTAGCAGATAAAGTGATAACAAAAAGATAACATTGACAATTAATCCAAAAACTGATAGAATATGGGCATGAATGAAAAAACAGTATTCTATCTTAAGTGGCTTGCAACTTTTGTAACAATTGTTGGGGCTGTCTGCACAAGCATTAATATGTACCCATTGGGGCCAACACTGCTCAATTTGGGTGCATTTATTTGGCTGATTGTTGCTATTGCATGGCGTGAGTGGTCATTAATTATCATTAATGCAACACTTCTTATCATCTATACAGTGGGATTAGTTGTCAAATTGTTAACATAATTTTGGTTGACAATAAATCCGTTTGGAGATATAATGTATCTACAGTGATTGATAAGGAGTTATTAAATGTTTAACTTTTATATTGAATTTGCCGACGGTACTGCAAGAATTGAAACTAACTTGTCAAAAATACAAGCCAAAAGGCTTTACAATAAATGCAACAAAAATCCAGAAGATAACGCCAAGTCTTGGGGCTGGGAAGAAAGTAACCCTTATAAACTGAGCCAGCAAATTCGTGCTAAAAAAGCAACAAAATCTTTTGGTTGACAATAAATCCATTTGGGCATATAATAACGGTATAGTCAATAACAAGGAGCAAGAAATGAACGAACTACTCATCAACGAAACACCCTACTACGGTATGTTTACTGAGCGCGGTAACCGAGTAGTTGACGGTATCGTAATCGCAGCAAAAGAACTAGGTTGGGATTTTGCTGAAGTTATGGATTTGTTGAATGATATTGCAAAGGTAGAAGAATTTGCAGAGGCAAGTGATACTGCGGTTCGTGAATATACATATGAAGCAATTTTTGGTTACGGAGAATAATATGTCTAAATCTTTCGCATTTAAACCCAATACTAAAATTCGTGTTGTTAGTGGCAATGTTAGTTTCTATACTACTGCAAAACAAATCCGTGATGGCGTAGGTGGCTTTATTAATTTCAATCTTGCTACTATGGAAGCATTGCAGGCTTTTGAAAACTATCGCACAGGTGACGGTGTTGAAAGTTGCAGCACAGGTCTTGGTGGTACTTGGCATGGCGTACAAGTTCAATTGGATGTATTGTAAGGAGATGATTATGAAAGATTTGGCTAGTGCATTTTTTATGATTGTTGGTATTGTTGTTGTACTTGGACTACTCTTTAGTTATCCTGTAATGCTACTTTGGAATAATTGCTTTGTTCCTGCAGTAGAAGGCGTAAAAGAAATTGGATGGCTACAGGCTTGGGGTCTAATGATTCTATTTGGTATTTTGTTTAAATCTACGGTAACTAAAAAATGATTCAGGTTCCAGTTAAAGATAGTAAAGTAAAGGTCACTGTTCGTTATGACATGGGACCTCGTATGATTCCCCCTCAACCCGATAGTCATGTGTTTGAGGGTACCGTTGTTCCTAGCTACAAGTGGTTGAACGACCGTCAGTTTTGCATGACCGGCGATGAGCAAATGAAAATTCGTGTTATTGATATGAGTTTGGTTCGTGATATTGAACTACTAACTGGCTCAATGAAAAATGTTGACACGGATGTAAAAGTATTTGAAGTGGCAGGTAGTAAAGGTAACAAGTACATTGTCACAAAAGATAACAAAGGTTGGACTTGTACTTGCCCAGGCTTTCAATTTCGCAAAGCATGTAAGCATGTTTCAGAGTTAAGCGGGAATGAATAGTAAACAAAGGCGCAAAGACAAAAGACTTTGGAAATATTCTGTAAAAATGACTTACAGAGATTATGCCCATTACGAAGAAATGTGGGGTTGGTTAAAATCAAGATATGGTAGCAAAGTTTACAAATGCGGCTGGCGTGACAGGCATGCATGGTATCCAGCACAAGAGTACAATGTAGAGTGGCAATTTCTTGAAGAAAAGAGAATGGTTGAGTTTATGTTACGGTGGTTGTAATAAATACAACTCTATCTAGTGCCAAAATATTTGACAAAAACTAGACAATCATTTACAATAAAAACAAAGTGAAAAATCTACTTGAAAATTTACAAAAAATCCTGCCATTAGTGTTGCAGGTGTTTCAGAGTTTAGGTGCATTTGGGAAATTGCTACCTTACTTGTTTATTGCTGCTGCGATAGGCGGTGCAGGATATTTAATTTTTTTAAATTATAAAGACCCATACAAATGTGTTGATAATGAAATTTATGAGCAACTAAGATGGGATAGTAATGTGTATAAATTTAAGGGCGGTTACTGTGTATGAAAATAGCAATTACAAGTGATGTGCATTTAGAGTTCGGTGATTTGGACTTAACCAATGATGAAAACGCAGATGTATTAATCCTTGGCGGTGACATTTTTATTGCTGATGAACTAAGAGGCTTCACTACTGATGAAGATGGTTTACTTGTCGCTGCAACATCAAGTGTCCGTGCAAGAGCAGAACGCTATGTAAATTTTGTAACACGTTGCTCCGAAAGCTTTAAACATGTTATCCTAATTATGGGTAACCACGAACACTATCACGGAGATTTTGCACAAAGTGCAAATACGATCCGTGGTACATTTGGTGATTTACACAATGTCTATTTCTTAGACAAAGAATGGCGTATCATTAATGGCGTTTTATTCTACGGTGGCACACTATGGACTGACATGAACGGTGAAAATGTTGACACAATGCACCGCATTCGTTTTATGATGAATGACTTTAATTGTGTTAAGAATACTACCGAAGATGGTAAAACGGTGTTCATGCCAGAGGATGCAGTAGAAGATCACTTTGCATTTCGTCGTGGTCTTGACGATGTATTGGCATTACACCCAGACTTACCTGTTGTAGTAGTTGGTCATCATGCACCAAGCAAGGCAAGTACACATCCACGTTATAAGAATGAAATTGTAATGAATGGTGCATATAGCAGCAGTTTAGACAATTACATCTTAGACCGTAGACAAATTAAACTTTGGACCCATGGTCACACTCATGAGGATTTTGATTACATGATTGGTACTACTCGCATTGTATGTAACCCACGTGGTTATATTAATTACGAAGCAAAGGCTGATGATTTTAAACTTAAATATGTGGAGGTTTAAATGAGTTTTGTTCTATATGTTTTTATGTTGGTAGGCAATGAGTATAATTGGATTCCAAATGGAGAATTTGAAAATGCTCTGTTATGTACAATGGCTGGAAATGAACTTTATAGAAAAGAAAGGTTCAAATGTATACAGACTAGATTATAACTCTTATAGTGTATTAAATTACTCAACTATTTGTTTTAAATAGTTGAGTAAAGGAGTTCAATACATAAAATGTCTGATAATGATGAAATAAAAGCAAATTTAAAAAAATTCAAAAAGAAAGCAAAAATAACAGTTCCAGCAGATTTTTTAGACGGCGCAAAAAGTTATGATGATAAATTAGCTATAGTAAAAGTACTTACAGAAAAAGAAAAAGGTAGGGTAATGTTAATTATTAAAAAAATGATTGCAGCTGGAATGGAAGAATCCAAAAAGAAAAAAGGACTAAAATGACTAAAGTTTTTCGTATTACACCTTTAGAGAAAAAAAATGTTGAAGTTTGTTTTGATGTTTTTGAGGAAACAGATGAAGGTACGATAAGGAGCTGGCATGTAGAAGAACTTTATAGATGGGGTTTAGGATTTAGGCATTTAGACAATCCTATTAGTGAATGGGAATTAAAAAGTAATGCTATTAATTGCGATACCGATGCTGGTTCTGGGGCAGAACTAGATGACCTAATAAATGTAAGTTTTAACTTTGATGCATCTTTTTCTGAAGAAGAAAAAAGAGAAATAGAAAATCTTTGGTATGAAGGTGGTGCAGGTTGGTTGTATGATGGTGAACATAATTGGCAAGTAGATTATGATTCTTTGGTTGTTTATGGGCCTGTCAAAATTGACCTAATTGATGATATTACTAATGAAATTTTTGAAGAAAATATTCAACCAACAAGTGAAGGCGCTCCAATGGACTGGCAAACCATTAGTGACCAAGAAGTAGCTGTTTGGCCCTTCCCTACACAAAAAAACTTTGGTGAAACTGATAAAAACAGTTAACCAAAATCAGTTGCAACATCTGTAATCTGTGTTATAATGTTATTACGTTGAGCAATCAGCGACATTTTTTATAAGGAAAATATATGTTGAAAAGCAAACAAGAACGCCTCCTTGAGGCATTTCAAAAGGGTGAGCAAATGACAGCAGCGCAAATTAAACAGCGTTTTAGTATTGCAAACCCAACTGCAACAGTAAGTGACCTTCGCTACGAAGGCTTTGCTATCTATGCAAACAAGCATACTGACACCAAAGGTCGCACTACGACTAAGTATCGTTTAGGTAATCCTAGTCGTGAAATAGTTGCAGCGGGCTATCGTGCTTTAGCACTTGGCCTATAAAACGTTCAGCTAGTCACTGGCGCAGTTTTGGTAGCTCTGTTTAAAAGCTACCTTTTATTTTTTTAGGCGTATGAATATTTTTCACAAGTTAATGAATAAATTTGGTAGGTACAGATTGATCCCTGACCGTAAAACGGGAGCGGATTATATGCACCGTTATTACTTACTGTGTAAAAATAGAAGCTGGTTTCCATTTAACATTACGTTACATAAAATTGTAAGGAGTGATGATCCAATATTTCATGATCATCCATGGCCATACATGACAGTTGTACTTAAAGGTGGATATTGGGAACATGTACCATTATACAATAATGACGGATCTATTTTTGGGGAAGTAGCAAAATGGCGAGGACCAGGCAGTATAATTAAACGTAAGTCCACAGACATGCATTGGTTAGAATTAGATGCAGGTAAACCAGCTACAACACTTTTTTTCATGGGGAAACAAGAACGTGAATGGGGATTTCTTGTAAGAATACGTCAGTCTAAGACACGTTGGATTCACTATAAAACATATTTACAAGATTGGCAAAAGTATCATAACAAATACGTTGTAAATAATAAATAATCAAAAGGGACATCAAATGTTTGAGTTTTTTGTTTTTATTTTATTTGGTATGTTTATGTTTAATATGGGCAGGGCATATCAATTATTCGAAACACGAAAATTTGTTAGACGTATAGCAAATGAAAATGGTATAGATATAGAAAAAATACTCACGGCTCAACTAGAAGAAAAGGAAATAGTTCCAATTCATACAGAAACAATTGATGGAACGATCCTTTTATATAATGCAGATACAAATGAATTTTTAGGTCAAGCCCAAACACTTGATGAAGCGGCGCAAGTCTTTAATCAACGAAGTAAAAATACTAACGCAGAAGTTGTTCACAATGAAAATAAGTTTTTCTTTGTAGACGGTAAACTAACTAAAACATTATGAAAGTACATATAGGTCCATATCCTAGAGGTATGGGAGAACGCAAGGTAGATATAACCATCGACGGGTACGATACTTGGAGTATGTACAACAATTTAGCATTAATCATTTATCCAATGCTTGTGCAACTAAAAGAAACTAAACATGGTGTACCTGGTGACTTTGCAGAGGTTGGGGGTGACAATCACAGTAGTCAAGATAGCTTTGATTTTTACAAAGATACAAATAGAGAATGTTTTGATGAATCATGCAAACGTTGGGATGAAATACTTGATAAAATGATTTGGAGTTTTGGTCAACTAATTGACGAAGATTATGATGCAAAATATCATCATGGTGAGGCTAAATTTGAATTTGTTGATACTGAACCTATGTTAAATCCAATAACTAACAAGATGGAAGTCATGCACCAAATGGTAGATATAAACCCAGATGATCATTGGTACGATCATGAAGGTCACATGGTTCATGAAGATAGAATTCAAGAAGGTATTAATTTATTTGCAAAATATTTTCGTAATCTTTGGGACTGATAGATACTCATTATGGTTACACCTTTAAATTTTAATAGACATATCATGTTCAGTGACACAGCTGGGCATACAATTGACTTTGATAAATCATTTGATTTTTTTAAAAAATGGGATGAGTATACATTAACAGTTGATTCTAATAAAGGCCCATTAACTTTGCGGTGGAAAAATTTACAGACACTGGCTGCTAACTGGTTTGTTCAAACAGGATCATTAACAGGTCAACCTGTATTACAAAATTTCTTTGAATTTTTTCCTATGTGGGTTAAATGGAACTGGTGGAATTTCAGCGAAAGAGGTATATACGATCTTCCTAATGATTCAGTTGTAATTGATATTGGAGCAGGAAATAGTGTTCTTGATTTGTTATTGTCGCAATACAATCCTACTGCTAAGTTTATTTTAGTAGATAGAAATGAGTTTATAAACACAGAGGCGCAACCAAAATATCCTACTCCAGACAGTCCTTGCTGGCAGCATTCATGGAGTGTGGTGAATGATGCAATAGATGCATCAGGCATTGAGTCAAATAGATTTACTTTTTTGGATGTTGAAGATCCATGGAACGTTGAGGCTGATTTAATTACATCTCATTTAGCCTGGTGTATGCATTTTCCAAAAGAGGTTTACTGGGATAGAATGTTATCAAGTTTAAAAATTGGTGGCAGATTAGTACTAGATATTAACATAAGTTGGGAACAAGAATATTTGGATGAAATTAGTGATGCATTAAATTGCAGACATACAGTAATTACATCTTTTCCAAACAAACCTATACCTAATTCTCATCTACCAGTCAACCAACCTAATAGAGATAAACTTAACGTTGCTGGTTACCGTTGTTCTTGGACAAGACATAAATGAATGACACCTTGTGTAAGTTTGCATGGTCAGGAATTACAAGTACAATTATAAACACATTTCGACCTTGTTGTAGATTTCCACTTGATGATGATAACCAATATCCTACTACAGAACAAATTATTAATACAGGTGAAGTAGCGTTTAACAACAATTTTCTTATTCAATTAAGAAAAGATATGTTAAACGGGATACCTAGAAACGAATGTAAAAAATGTTATGTAGAGGAACATTCTAATACAAAAAGTATGAGGCAAAAAGCTAATGAACTATTATTAGCGGAAGCTAAAGATGTTCGTTTTGAAAAATTAGAATTTCTCGAAATTAGTTTAGATAATATTTGTAATTTGGAGTGTAGAATGTGTTCAAGTAGATTCAGCACAAAACTTCAAATGAGAGATAGATATTTAAATGAAAATGGAATAACTGGTTATTCACCAAATAACATCACACACAAAACTCTTGATTTAATGGATTCTCTTGATTTAAGTCACTTGAGAATGATAAAATTGTTGGGAGGAGAACCATTAATTAGCCCTAACTTTTTTAAATTTTTAGACAAAATTCCTCAGCCTCAAAATGTAAATTTACTTATAATAACCAATGCTACAAGCATTCCGTCAAAGAAAACATTAGATAAACTAATGGACTTTAAATCAATAAGATTTGATTTTAGTATAGACGGCATTTACGGATATAATGATTATCAAAGAGTTGGTAGTAATTTTGAAACTATTATCGCAAACGTTTTAGAATTGTCAAAACTATCATCCGAAGAACACAGTGTACATTCAGTATATAGTTCACTTAATATATTAGGATTGGATGCTAGCACGAAATGGTTTTATAATAATTTACCATTTAGAACCACTATTGATATTGTAAAAAACAATATACTTTCTCCATTTATAGCTCCAAAATGGTATGTAGACGAAATTTTAAATCGTGTATCGGACACAAATCCCTACAGGAATTTTATTGTAAATATGTTTAATGAGTATCACACATTTGACGAAAACAAATGGAATGAATTTTTAAAATTTGTGACTTTAACTGACCAAATGTATAAAACTGATATCAACAACATAAACCCAATTTTAGGAAAAGTTATACAAAATATTTAAATTATTTTTATGATTGATAGATACATATGAAAGAAAAATTTATAAATTTATACATGGATTGGGCTAAGAGGGTTGCTCAATTAAGTCACGCAAGACGTTTACAAGTAGGAGCAGTTATAGTAAAAGACGATTGTGTAATCAGTTACGGGTACAATGGCATGCCAGCAGGTTGGGATAACAACTGTGAACATGAAATGAAATGGCCAAACGGTGAAATTAGATTTTTAGAAACAAAGTCGGAGGTATTACATGCTGAAAGTAACGCAATTTCAAAACTTGCAAAATCTTCTAATAGTGGGCTGGGTAGTACAATGTTTGTTACTCACAGTCCTTGTCTTGAGTGTGCCAAACTTATATATCAAAGTGGCATTACTAATATATATTATAATGCAGATTATAGAAATAATGACGGTGTTGAATTTCTCAAAAAGTCAGGAGTAAATGTTGTTAGATCAATCGAATCAATTATACCAAACTAAAATAGAATTAGAATATGGTCAACTTAGACCAGCTATGGATTGGTGTCACAGAAATTGCACTGACAAATGGTTTGTATCGGAATCAACTGACTATGTAGAACAATTCAATGGCAATTATAAATTTTTTTTTGAATCAGAGCGTGATTATATTAATTTTTTAGTTTGGAAAAAATGAGTTACATTATTTTTCGTCGTGAATCGGATAACTTTGATGACATAATTAAAGATCCATCACTCAAAAAGTGGTTAAAATTTAAAGTAAAATTTAAACAAGGCCTTATTATTAAAAGACCTTATAAGGATGAAATCATAAGTTACATAGAATTAAAGTATGGAGAATCAATAGTTAATAATATTGTTCCTGACCGTACTCCTATTATTAACGTGGATTACTTACCAAAGGTTGACAAGAGAAACCGTTAATTTGCATATCTGTCAAATAAGCAGGTAAATAATAATAAAACAATGCTGTTCTAACAAAAGATTCTACATATATATCAATTATCCAATTCATATTCCTTCTCCTTCTTTAAGAAGAATCACAATATCTGTTCCAATTGCAAGAACACAAGATGTATCTCCGTGACTATCTAAAATAGTAAAAGTTTCAGTAGCTGGATTTCCCCATACACTAATTGTGCTTCTAACACTATTAAGATTTTTTCCTGCAAGTATGGGAATTTCTTTAAACTTTTCTTTAAGTTGTGATATAATTACTTCTGTTTTGTCACAAACTACTCTCACACCTCGAACATCTTCTGCGTGTGAACTTGTGGCAATTAGAGTTAATAACAACAAAATTTTTTTCATGGCTGTACCCAATCTTTATAAAAATTATACATAATAGAAAATCCAACCAATAATAAAATTGCTATAACTCTAACTAGTGTGAATATTTCAAACAGTAAAACTATAGGTATGTAATTTCCTAATTTTTTAATACAATTACACATATTGTATATATCAAAGAATTATAGGTATTCAATACATACTTTTTTGTAAACTGCATTTCTAGCAGTATTAGGAGTCATAAGTTCAGATTTAAATTCACCAATTTCATAACTTTCAGAATAAACAACTTTATTTTTTTCATTGGTAAACACATCACTAAAAAGATTCATAACACGTAAGTCACAATCAAGCATACCATAATTGTATATTCTTTTTACAGAATATCCAAGTTCAGCATATTTAAGTCCATCAGGAGTTATGTACTCAACCATCGTGTGAACCAAATACTGTTCAGGTCCAACTTTGAGTACACCACTTCTTATATAGAAATGATATACATCATTTTGATAAATTTTTTCATATTTTGAAATATCTTCAATATAGTTCCCATTAGCCGTATCAGATGCACATAAGAAAGGTGTGAGGACCACTAATAAAACTGCAAGTAATTTTTTCATAAATTTCCTTAATTTTTATCTTGAGTGGGCTGAGATAATTTGACTTGATCTTTATTAGGATTTATTGGGATAATGGGTGTGTGTGGACTTTTAGGATTAGTCTGTTTTTCTTCAGATTTTACATGAATCAGATTTGCTAAGGCCTGCTTCAATTTTCACTCCAAAATGGATATGTCCATTTGATAAATATAAAAGTATTTAAAGTTTTAAATTTACCGATATAGCTACATATTAAGGAGATAACATGGCTAAGGCAAAAACTACTACAACTGCAAGAGCGCACACTAGTGTCGTTAAAACCACAAAACAAGGTGGCAAAATTAAGACAAGTAGCATGAACAAGGATGAACGCAAGTCATATAAAAAATACAGGGGTCAAGGTCGTTAGTGAACGATTTTGTTCAAACTAAGGTGAATTTAGTGCTTTTTGACGAATACATTTGGGATTTAAGCGATTCGGGAATTATCTTAGATAATAGATTTGAAGTAGAAAAATTAGGTTGGAAACCGGGCGATTATTTTAAATTAGTTTTGACTGATTCTGGATTAAAACTAATAAAAATAGATGACTTAGAAAAATTTATAATAAAGGGAAAAAACCATGAAACAAATGATTGATAAAGTAACAGGTAAAGTATTAAGTAGAAGTGAAGCTGAGGCTAAAATTAAAGATAAAGCAGGTTGGGTAATCACAGTTATTGCGTTATTACTTGCTGTAAATACTTACATGGCAAACAGCTTTAGTAGTAAAGTTTTAAACAATACCATTGCAGCAAACAATGTTTGGGCTTTTTATCAAGCAAAAAGTATTAAACAAGCACTAGCAGAACAAAATTTAGATGACGCTATTGTTCGCGGGGACAAAGCAAAAGCTGAAAAAATGAAAGCTAAAATTGAACGCTATGAAAGTGATCCTGAAAAGGGTGAAGGTAAGAAAGAATTAATGGCAAAAGCACAGAAGCTTGAGGCAGATCGTGACCTAGCTAAAAAGCATGGACCTTGGATGACATTTGCAGGTACAAGTTACCAATTAGCTATTGTTTTACTTTCAGCTAGTATACTTGCAGTAAGTATGAGTATGTTCTATGCTAGTATTGGTGTAAGTTTATTTGGCTTTTTACTAATGAGCCAAGGTATCTGGATGTGGATGCCAATATAAAATAAAATAGTAGTACAATAATAAAAAGATCCCTTAAAGGGACGGTAGAAAAAAATGGATCCATTAACGCTGTTTGCGCTTGCCAACGGGGCAGTCAAACTCGTCAAAGAGGGTTGCAAACTCTATAAGGACATCAAAGGAGCGGCTGGGGAAATCAAAGATGTCCTCAACGACCTTGACGACCAATTTCATAAAAAATTCAAAGATCGACAACCAACCGTTGCGGAAAAAAATCAGTACGTCACTGAACGTAATCGTGTCATCGAATTAAACAAAAAAGGTGGCGAGACTACAAACATCTACACAGAAATTGGTCAACAATTAGGTACCTACTACGACAATTATTACAAATGTCTAGCGGTTTTTGAAGAAGAGGAACGCCGCAGCAAAACAGAAGTATATCACGGTGAAGATAGTGTTGGTAAACGTGCATTACAGCGAGTATTGCTTAAAAAGCAACTACAGGCAATGGGTGATGAATTACGTGAGATTATGGTTTACCAAAGTCCACCAGAACTGGGTGCATTGTGGACTGAAGTAGAAGCCATGATGAAAACTGTGGGCAAGGAGCAGGCAGGTGCAATCGCACTTGAAATGAAAAGGGAAAGAGAGAAGGCTAGAATAAGAGCAAGGAAAAATAAAATTTTCCGTTATAGATTGACATGTTGGTCTTTAACTAGTATAATATTGGTGTACTTAATATGGTTAATGTGGTCTATTGTCCAAATACGAATAGCGAACCAGCCTGAACTAGGTGTGTGCCTCATCCCTAAAGGAACTTGGCCCTATCAGCATTACAACAACTTGAAATGGGTCGATTGTGATCCTAAATAAATACACTATGAAACTTTTTATAATAACACTTTTTACAGTTCTACTGACAATAGCAATGAGAATGGGTGATCCATATGCCATGGGATTATGCATTATTGGATTTATGATTATGTTTTACTTTGTTGAAGATTCACAAAATGAGACTTTTTGAAATAGATTCCCAGCAAAAAGAAGTTAAGAAAATGCCCCATCTATTTTTAGATATGGATGGGGTGCAAGCTGACTTCTTTACCCAATGGGCTCGTTGGTGGAGTTCCAAAATGAATGATCCTAATATACAATGGTATAAGGACATCGGGGACAAAGAACAGCGTGAAATTTCAATAGCAGCATTACAGGCGGAAGGGCCTGAATTTGTGTACGAATTCTTTGCTACCCTTCCTGTACTATCAGGTTGCAGTGAAATATTAAGCTGGATAAATCAAAACAAAATTCCTTGCACTATCTTATCTGCTCCATTAAGATCACCAAAAGAAGATAAAAGGAAAGTAATTACTCAAGCTAGTATTGAGGGTAAGAAGTATTGGTTAGCAAATCATAATCCAAATATGCCAGCTATATTTGATGGCAACAAAGATCGTTATGCTACAAAAGGTGGCCAAGCAAACGTGCTAATTGACGATCATAAAAAGTACATATCAGGTTGGGAAAATTCAGGTGGTATTGGAATATTACATCGCTGGAATAATACACAAGAAACGATTCAAAAACTAAACGACATATACGGACCCTATATAGATAAATAGTATATTGCCCTTAACTGGATATACTATGACAGATACAAAATTTTTTAGAAAATATTTAGATTTAATTAACGAAGCAGAAGCCGCTCCCACACCTACCGGAGGAAGAACAGGTTCCCAACAAGATATAGAAAAAATGATGGGGAATTTAGGTGTTAGCCCGGAAGAACTGTCTGCAAGACAAGCACAGGATGATGCAGCTATCCCTGCTCCAACTACTGTAGGAACTGTAAATCCTAGCGTAAATCCTAATATCACTAAACAAATTGCTGCTGGCCAAAACGCAGAACAATGGGCGAAGCAAGATTCAGCAGACAAGGCAGCAGCCGCGCAAGAAAGAGGTTCTAATGTTCAAGCAATGCAAAAGGCAGGTATAGATCAAAAAACAATTGATATGTATGCAAACGATGATCTTCAAGGAATGGCTAATCAAACTGCCGCAGCACTGAAAAATTTACCGAGCAAAGCCGAAGCACAAAAAATGATGCGACAAGGAATGGCTAGTAAAGAATTTGCTTCACTTCCAAAAGATCAACAAGACGCATATAGAGCGCAGGCGGCCGAACTAGATGCAATGCCAGATGATTATCGTGAACAGGGTGCTGCTAGCTTTAAACAAATAGGTGGCATAGCTGCTCAAGATCAAGCAGACAAAAAAGCAGGAAAAGGGATGTATGATCCTAAATTAATGCAACCTATTAAGGCAAACTATGAGCCTAGATATACAGAAAAAGACATATATGATTTAGAAGCAAATAAATATTCCCCAAGTGGTTTCGCAGGTAGAAACATTGCACAAACAGTGGCAGCAAAACCTGTAAGTCCTACTGCACCTACACAAACTACAACTAATTTACAAGTAGCAAAAAATCCAGAGACCGGAAATCCAAAATTAGGAAGTCCGTTAGAAGTTGCTCCAACACAACCGACAACAGCAGCACCGGCACCTACAACAACACCAACGCAACCGACAGCAGCACCGGCACCTACAACAACACCAACGCAACCACAACCTACTCAACAAAAACCTACAACAGAAGAAAAAGAGGATATGGATGATAGAAAACTAATGAGAAAATATATGGATTACTTAGACGAAGCTCCTGCCCAAGCTATTAATCCGAATGATCCTCATGCTGCTGCTTTTGGTAAACAAATAAATGCGCCTGCACCAAATACAAACATTGATACTAGGGCCACTGCGCAGAGAGATAAATTAGCACAACAAATGGCATCAGGTAAAATTAACTCTCCAGCACCACAAACAGTAAATCCAAATCAGCAATATGGCGGTGGATATGATCCTACTAAGGTTCAATATGCAGCAGGAGCAAAAAGTCAACAACCAGTTAATAATCAAAGTAGCGGATATACAGCGCAATCACAAGCACAAAAGACGCCAGAACCAGCAGTTAATAATCAAAGTAGCGGATATACAGCGCAATCACAAGCAGTAGCAACAAGAGGGGCAGGTACTCAATCTACGCCTGAACCAAGTTTAGCAAGTCAATATATTGCAGCAAATCAACCTCAATCTGCTACTGTTACTAAATCTGCTCCCGCACCTGCTACTGAACCAAGTTTAGCAAGTCAATATATTGCAGCAAATCAACCTCAAACCGTAGCTGAAGAAGGCTTAGATGACAATAGTGACGATATATTAAAAGCAATTATAAGATTAATTAAAAAATAATGAGAGCAAAAGAATTTATAGTTGAGGCAAACTCTAAACAACCTGAATCTGCAAGGCAAAAATTTCTAAATAAAGTTATTGGACCAGAGTCTGGTGGTAATGTTTCTATAAAAAATCCACGAAGTAGTGCAACAGGATTATTTCAATTTATCAAATCAACTTGGGACAATACTGTTGCAAAAGCTAAACCAGGTGACCCACACTACGGTGTCAGTTTTAATGATATGAAAAAAAATCCAGCAGCACAAAGAGCCGCTGCAGACCAAATTTCACGTGAGTATCAAGCAGCAATTCAAAAAAATAATTTACCAGATACCCCTGGTATGTATTATCTATTTCATGGGCATGGGGCAAAAGCAATTGATCTTTATAATAACCCTGATAAACAATTAAAAGATATTTATGATCCTTACGCTAGAGATAAACAAGGAAAAATAATATACAATCCAAAAACAGGAAAACCAGTTAAATCTATCATTTATAAACAAAATCCAAATTTTGACCCTGAAGAAAAAATTTCTACATTTATCGCAGGGAGAGCAGCAGCAGTTGGCGATAATATTACTAATATATATCCTGATAAAACTAAATTAGCAGTGGTCACTCCGACAAGTAAAACTACAAAAACAGATACAACTACAAATACTGCCCAAACTACAGATAAGAAAATTACACCATCACCTGTCGTTGCACAAACAACTAAAGAACCTGATATAGTCTCTCAGTATGTTGACGTAAATAAAGGACCTGGCGTAATTGATAAAGTTAAAAAAACAGTTACAGACATTGTTAGTCCTGCTATAGCACCAAAAACTGCAAAAGCAACAACACCAGAAATTCCTAAAACTAAACCTGAATTTATTCCAGGCACTCCAGAATACGATGCACGGATGGAAAAGCAACAAATCGCAGCCGGGGAAAAATTTAGTAAAGAACGTGAGGCTAGATTAGCCAAAGAACGTGATTTAATGTCCAAAAAATTACCTATGTCCCCGCCTTCAACTGACCCTGAATTAGATCCCCAGGGTTGGAAAAAATATGATGATTATATGGAAAAACTTCAAAGTGAAAAAGGTGACAAATATCATCAAGAATATATGGACAATGAAAAAAAGTTAAATCAAACTTCATCAGACGATAGCTATTACACCAAATTTAAAAACTTACTGAAATAATTTATTGGTAAATTTGTATCGTAATAAGTAACTGTATGCCTAAGCAAAAAAAGAATCGCAATCAATACGAAGTTATTACCCAACAGGATAGTAATGGGGATGTATTGATTCCGATTCCTCCGGTATTATTGGATTCATTAAATTGGAAACAAGGTGATGAAATAAGTTTTGACTTAGATGATAAAGGCAGATTTATTCTTAAAAAGGTATTTAAATGAAAAACGATTCAATGGATCATGCATATGCAAAAATTAATTTATCTGATATTTTTAGTGAGGATTATATAACAGTATCGGAGAAAGAAGATATTCCATCTTTGAGCCTAAGCGGATTAGATACAATCACTTTAGATTCACTATCCGATACATATTATGCTAATCCTATTACTAATGTGAGTATAGCAGGATCAGGCACAAGCATATATCAAGGATTAACCAGTCAAACAATAACACTTTCACCAAGTCCGTATTCAAACATATCGTCATGGCCATCAATAAACGACACACTCACAGTTAATCATGGTAACAATAACGGCATTAAAGTAAAGGGTGATACAGAGATTGAGGGTAGCTTAAAAGTAAAAGGGGTTGATTTAGGTGAAATGTTGTCAAAAATACAAGATCAATTAGCAATTTATCAACCTGCCCCTGAACTTGAAGAAAAGTGGGAAAAACTACGTGATTTAGCCCGTCAATACAAAGAAATGGTCGCTGACATTAAAGAAAAAGAAAAGATTTGGGATATTCTTCAAAAATAACTTGACAATAAATACACACGGTGCTATACTATACTCACTATCAACTCATGTTGTTATTTTGATATGACAATGCACCTCGCACACCCTGCACTCACTACCCTTGGCAAACGTAAGGGAAAGAAAAAGTGGGCATCCTCTGAAGCAAAGCAAAAAGCCGCACAACTTGACCGTGAGTGGCAGGATCTACAGGCTAAGTGGAAAACAGATATCAGTGATCGTAAATGTGATAGAGGTCTTAAGGCTAATGTTTACAAGCCGCCTGTCAACCCACGTGTTGCAGAAATAAAAAAGTTTGCAAGTGTTGACACAGGTATTAAGGGTGCAGTTACTATCAAACAACCAATGCAATACACAGGTGACAAAATAATTGGTATTGGTACCATGCACAAGTCTAATGCTGTACCAATCTTTAATGATGAGGCAGCAAAAGATATTAGCAAAATGAGGAGATAAATCAAATTAAATGGCAAAAGAAGAAACATTAAAATTAGATGGAGTAGTAACAGACGTTTTACCAAACGCAATGTTTAGAGTTGACCTAGAAACAGGACAAAATGTTATAGGTTACATTTCTGGTAAAATGCGCCAGCATGATATTAAAATACTGTTAGGTGATACAGTAGAAGTCGAGTTTAGTCTATATGATATGAGCCGCGGCAGAATAACAAGACGGCGTTAAATCTCAATAAATACTCTACAATGATCAGTATTGTAGAGAATCTTTCCGAATCCCGTAAAAAGAATCTTGAGATATTACCACTCAAGTATTCTCCTACCGATTTAAGTCCTATAATCAGCAAAGCTACAATCGACTATCACTATGAAGAATTAGCAAAAGGCTACGCAAAACGTTATAATAATAACGAAGGTGATAGTGAGTTTAATTATGCAGGCGTTTTCTTGCATAACATTTACTTTGCTCAGTTTCAAAAACCAAAAGAATCAGGAACACCAAATGGGCCTGTACTCAATTTAATAAAAAGAAGATTTGGTTGGTGGCGTGATTTTAAAGAAAAGTTTAAAGAAGAAGCAATGAAGATACAAGGTAGTGGTTGGATCTACCTTACATACAATGGTGAAATACGAACTATAGTCAACCATGAGGTTCGTGAAGATATACTAATTTTAGTTGATTGGTGGGAACATGCCTGGGCACTAGATTACCAATCAGACAAAAAACAATACTTAGAAAATACATGGAAGATTATGAACTGGAGTCATATAAACACACGATGGGGCAAGAATCTTTAATGAATCAAAAAATTTGTGTAGTAACTGCTACAAGAGAAAAGACAATTCAAGATTTTAAAAGTAAAACACTATTAGGTCAATCATTAGGAATCCATACTTACTTTGACATTGAGTTGCAATGTTACAACAATAACACAAATGGCTTAAGCAAATGTTATAATGATGCGATTAAGAAAAAAATAAACGAGGATACGATTTTAGTTTTTGTCCATGATGACGTTGCTCTTTTAGATTATTATTGGCCGTTGCGTGTAATTGAAAGTTTAGAAAAATTTGATATATCTGGAATAGCTGGAAATATTAGACATGAGATAAACTTTCCGAGTTGGGCACATAGCCACAGTGACGGTAAAAATGTCATTTGGGATGATGATAAAAATTTGTCTGGATGTATGTTACACAGCGATACATGGCCTCCTAAAATAGTAACTGTTTACGGAGACCCATGTAAAGAAGTTGTTAATTTAGATGGTGCATTTATTGCATGTAGTACCAAAACTTTAAGAAATTTTAACTTAACTTTTGATGAACAATTTGAATTTCATTTTTATGATGCAGATTTTTGTAAAGCTGCACACGAAAAAAAATGTAAATTAGGTACGTTTCCATTAGCTTTAATGCATTCAGGAAAAGGAAGAATGGATACACTTGAGTACAGGACTGGATATTTAAAATATAATGAAAAATGGAGTAAAATATGAATTTAATTATAACTGAAAGTGCAAAAACAAAACTTTATGAAGTAATTACGGAAGAAAACGACCCTACGTTAAAACTACGTATATTTGTGCAGGGCGGGGGATGCAGTGGTATGCAATATGGGTTTACTTTTGATAATGAAACTTCTGAGGACGACTGGAATATTGACGCTGGACCTGTTAATGTTTTGATTGATGTTATGTCTGCCCAATATCTAGAGGGTGCAGAAATAGACTATGCAGAAGATATCTATGGAGCTAGCTTTAAAATAAAGAACCCAAATGCTCAAACTAGTTGTGGGTGTGGGTCCAGCTTCAGTCCTTATTGATAAATACTAGATGGGGGACTAATATGCCAATACCAGGACAAGAGAATATAAACATTGGCGCAGAAAATGAAGCGGAAAATAGCGACTCGCTCTTTATTGCGTTTAATAAAACACAAAACAACTTTTCTACACTTTTTGCACAATCAAGCCAATATACTAGCTTTGTAGGTAGTGATGGTATCAGCACCACACTTAATAGTAACAACAAACAAGTTATAATTAACAATACAGGTGTCACACGTATTGCTGCAGGAACGGGAATCGCAGTAAATAGCGCAAATGGCAATGTAGTCATTTCTGTCATAGGATTAAGTAACGGAAACTTAGTCGCAGGTGTCACAAACGTTGGTATTACTAGTTCTACGCTACAAATAATAAACAGTCCAGTAGTAAGTTCAGGAACAATAGGAGTTGATTTACCAGTCATAGCAAATATAATTCCAGGAACATACTCTAATCCTCTTATCCAAGTTGATAATTATGGTAGAATTACCTCTGTACAAAACACATTCTCGACTGGTACAGTAACAAGTGTAGATATTCAAAATGGTTCAGGTATCTCTGTAAGTGGTGGACCTATCACAAGTAATGGAACTATTACTGTAACAAACACTGGTGTGCGTAGGCTTAATCCAGGTCCTGGAATATTACTTACAGACACCACAGGTGAAATAACAATCTCAGCAAACTTTTCTACATTCACAGGAACAGTTTCACGTGTTACTGTAGTTAGTAACACATTAACAGTAAGCAATCCTACTGTAACATTGGCTGGTAACATAAGAGTTGAATTACCTATTAATATTAGCGTAGCAGGAAATGTGACAGGAGGTGGCAATTTTAATGTTGGTCAAAGCGTATTCGTTGATGGTAACGTAACCGCTAATGGAAGAATAACAGCAGGTAATATATCAGCAAGCGGTAATATTTTATCAAATGGTAATATTAGTATTAATAGTGCATCACGTTTAAGAATACCAGGTGGAACGAATGGACAGGTTTTACAAACAGACGGAGCTGGTAATTTATCATTTGTCACTGTTACACAAAACACTGCTGCTGGGTTAGGTGCACCAGGCGCAAATACACAAATTTTATTTAATGATGGTGGCATTGTCAATGCAAATGCTAATTTAACTTTTAACAAGGCAACAGGAACTCTAACTGCTCCTAACTTTTCTGGTAATATCAATGTAAACACTGCCAATTTTGTTTCTAATGCGATTCAAGCTAACATAACTACTTTGGGTAATTTAACCAGTTTAAGTGTGATTGGAAATATTATAGGAAACAATAATTTAAATATAAATGGCAACATAACAAGTAATTCATTTATATATGCTTTAACTCCAGCTGCGAATACCTCAAACAATCAAGTTGCAACAACAGCCTTTGTTGCAAATTATGTTGGTAATGCTCAATTTACTTCTAATTTATATGCACCTATTAATAGTCCTATTTTCACAGGAACACCTCAGGCGCCTACTTTAGATCAGACGTTGCCCGGAAGTAATGCATTAGCAACAACTGCATTTGTGAAATCTGCACTTGGTAATGCTAACATAAGTGGATATGCACCTATTAACAGTCCAGCATTTACTGGAATACCAACTGCACCAAATCCATCTGCTAATACAAGTTCTAATCAGATTGCCACAACATCGTTTGTTCAAAGTTTATTAGCGAACGCTAATATTGGTGGAAGTGGCACTACAGAATATGCAGGTACCATTCAACTATGGGCTGCAACAACACCTATGCCAGATAATACATGGATGGTATGTGATGGTACAGAAGTCAGTAGAACTACATATGCAACATTGTTCAGTAGGATTGGAACTACATATGGTGCAGGTAATGGCACAACTACATTTAATCTTCCTAACTTTACGAACAGATTTCCAGTTGGTGCAGGAAATCTCTATGCATTAGGTTCAACAGGTGGTTCAAAAGATGCTGTTGTAGTAAGCCATACGCATTCGGTTACTGACCCCGGCCATCCTCACATTCTTCGCATTGGACAATCCGCCGGGACTTTGACACCTCAAATTGGCGGATGGAATTTTGCAGGAACATTTAATGCCACAGCGTACTCTAATCATGTACAGTCTGCAAATACAAATATATCTATTGATAGTACAGGTGAACCGGGAACTAATAAAAATTTACCACCGTATTTAGGTTTGATTTATATAATTAAAGTCACTGATACAGTTGGAAGTGGCGGGAGTAGCGGAGGTGGTAATGTTATTGTTACGGGATCAACCACTGCAACTGCAGAAATATATCAATGGAACGCAACACAACCAGCCATACCAAGTGTTACATCTACTTACACTTGGGCTACAAGTTTATTCTCTCCAGTACCGTCAGGTTGGAGTACTACTCCCGGAACAACTGTAACACCTGGTGCAACTTTATGGGTAATACGTGTTACAGTTACAAAAACAGGCAGTGAGACAACAACAACGTTTACATGGTCTGGTGGAACAATATCAGCATCAGGATATAACGGAACGAATGGAGTTGATGCTACCAAAACTGCAACAATTTCATTATACCAATGGTCTACTACACAACCAGCGAATCCTTCTGGAAATTCAACATATACTTGGTCTACAACTGTCAACACAGGCTACACAGGTGGAGCAGGTTGGCAAGTTAGTGTACCTGTAAATCCAGGTACAGCTGGATTACAATTATGGTCAGCTTCGAAAGGCATCACCGCAGCATCTAGTGTCACAAGTTCTACAGTAGATTGGTCATCAGGCTTTACTGTACGTGCTGTAAGTATCAACGGTGAGGGTGGCCCAGGTGGCACACAATACGCAACACCAGAAGTTTATCAATGGGCAATTACAATACCAGCAGGGCCAACTGGTACATCGGTGTACACATGGAGTTCAGGATCATTCACTCCAGTTCCCTCAGGTTGGAGTACTTCAGGTGGCGCAGCACCTAGTCCTGGATTTACACTTTACGCAGCGACAGTAAGATTAGCAGATTCAACGACAGTAAGCACAAGTAACATAAATTGGACGACAGCAACCATTGGAGCTATTGGATACGCAGGTCAAAATGGAAGTCCAGGTACCGCTGCTAAAGTTGTAACCCTTACATCGAACGGAGAATCAATTACTTTTGACGGTTCAGGTAATGCTGATCCAGCAAGCCAAACAATTACATTTACTGCATTATTAGAAAATATAACTGGTAATGCAACATTTACATGTGAAGCATTTAATTCGACAAATACATCACTTGGTAACATTACTTTAGGTGGAACAGTACCATCTAACATTAGAACACTTACTAACACACAATTTGTAACTTATCCAAATACAGCCTATGTTCGTGTTACAGCGACAGCAGACTCACGTAGCGACATAATTACAATTAATAGAATACAAGACGGTGCCGACAGTATAACTGGTTATTTGACAAATGAATCTGTAACATTGTCGGCTTCATCAGATGGAACTGTAACAAATTTTGCTCCAGCTAATGGTGAGTTTAGAGTATTCGCAGGCTTACTAAACGTAACAACGTCTGCTACTTTCTCAGTAGTTTCAAGTACGGGATGTACAGTTGCAATTAATACGTCTGGTGCCATTACCGTAAGTGCAATGACAAGCGATACTGCTACAGCAAATTTAAGAGCAGTATACAATAGCATTACAATAGACAAAGTTTTATCACTCAGTAAATCACTAGCTGGTGCTGGAGGTGGTCCAGGAGTAAATGGTACACGTACTGCTATACTTGACATGTACAGAGTTGGTACTGCAACCCCTACTATTTTCCCATCAGGAACATCAACATATACTTGGGCTACTGGACAATTCACAGCTCCAGCAACACTTAATGGATGGTCTTTAACACCACCTGCACCAAGTGCTGGTCAAACCTTATACATCGTTAGACAGGTTTATGCTGATAATAACACAACACTTACGTCAAGTGTTACATGGAGTGCTGCTTCAGCTTTAATTTCTACTGTGTCAGGAATAAATGGTCTTCCAGGTACTAATGGTACAAGGACTGCAGTTTTAGAGGTTTATTTATGGGCAGCAAGTACCCCTACTAATTTCCCATCAGGAACATCAACATATACTTGGGCTACTGGTGCGTTTACTGCTCCTACTACTCCAAATGGTTGGTCTTTATTACCAGGTTCATCAACACCAGGATTTAATTTATATGCATGTAGCGTAACTTTTGCAGATACTAATACTACTGCCACATCTAGTGTAACATGGAATACAGCAACTGCCTATGTCGTAGGATACGCAGGTACGAATGGTTCAAGTAGTCCTGGAGCGGAAGGTGCATCAGCAAGAATTTGTTACACAAAAACTACATTATCAAGTTTAGCATCAACTCCAACAACAATTACTACAACAGGAAATTCTTCGTTCCCGCCTGCAAGTTCATGGGGCACAGGAACAAGTTGGCAGGGAACACCTCCTGCACTAAGTGCAGGTGAGTCACTATATCAATCAGATGGTATATATTCTCCTAGCACAGGAAATACTGTATGGAATGTTCCGTACCTATCATCATTAAAAGTTGGCTCACTATCAGCTATAACAGTTAACACAGGTGCATTAAGTGTTACAGATATTTTAACTGTTGGAACTACAGGAAAAATACAAGGTGGTCAAACAGACTATAATACTGGAACAGGATTTTTCTTAGGATATTCAGGCGGAGCTTATAAATTTAGTATTGGTAACACTAGTCAAGGTTTGACTTGGAGCGGTTCTGGTTTAAGTATTGGTGGTGGAACATTAACAAGTACCGCAATTTCGGGTGTATCAATAGACGGTAGTACATTTACAGGTGGAACCATAAGAACGTCTGCAACTAATCCTAGAGTTGAAATGAGCGCAGCAAGTAATGATTTCCGAGTTTATAACAGCAGTGGTACAGTATCAGTTAGAATGGGCGGAACTAATAATTTTGGTGCCACTTTAAGTGCTTTAGGTACAGCAAGCCAAGGTCCAACTATTACTGGTACGAATGATGGCGCTCCTGGTGTTCGTGGTAACGCTACAGGATTAGGCGAAGGTGTTTATGGATCATCTGTTAATGGTTATGGTGTTTTAGGTGAATCAAGTAGTAGTGAAGCTGTTCGAGGAGTTGCTACGGTAAAGGGTGGAGGGAATCATGGTGTTCGTGGATTAAACACTAATGGTTACGCTGCTGGTCAGAATTCGGCTGGTTTAGTTGGGGCTGCCAATGGATACAACTTTTATGCTGATGGAGCATCTCCACTAGATTACGGTACATTTACAGGAGTTCATGATGCTTTATCTGAGTTAGCAGATACTTTTACAATAGGTGACATTGTGATAGATATAGAAATAATTGTACATAGTTCGGTTTCATCGACTATTTCATTGGTAAAAACTAGCACTACGCCAAATCAAAGGGCTGCACTTGGAGTAGTATCTATGGAACCTAGGCCTTTATCTGATTTTGCACCTAAAGCTTACATTCAAGGCTGGGGCGAAGATCCAATTACTAAAAAATATGGACAAATTATTCTTCCATGCTACAAGGATCATTCTAAAATTTATAATTTACTTGCAGTAAATGCATTAGGTGAAGGACAAATAAATGTTTGTGGAGAAAACGGGGATATTGAAGCAGGTGACTTAATTGTTACAAGTTCAATACCTGGTAAAGGTATGAAGCAGGCCGACGATATTGTTAGATCATATACTGTTGCAAGATCAAGAGAAGCAGTTACATTTAGTAGCCCAACTGAAGTAAAAATGATAGCTTGTATATTCTTATCGGGTTGATTTAATACGACTTATTTTTGCTCCATTTTTGCTAAATACAGTATAAAGGAGCAAAAAGAAAATGGCTATACCTACACCAGCACAAACTATAATCGACACAAATTCTGATCCAGCATTGACAGTATATGGAGATAGTGTTCCTGGAGTAATTACTTCAGGAAACGTTACAGTCAACATTACAAATGTTGAGGAAATAACGCAAACCTCTGTTATTAATCAAACATTAAACAACGCTGCGGGGGGAACCAACTCAAGTGTCCAATTCAACATAAACAATCAATTAGTAGGTGACTCAGGTTTAACATACGATCCTAACACTGATAATTTAACTGTAGCTGGAAATGTTACGGCAGGCAACTTTGTTGGCAGTGGCTCACAATTAAGAAATTTACCTGCAGGAAATATTATAGGCTCAGTCGCAGTTGCTCAATTTGCATCAACTGCTGAGACAGTTTCTAATAGTTCACAACCTAATATTACAACAATTGGTACATTAAATTCTCTAAATGTATCTGGAAATGCAGCGATAAACACAGTTAAAACAAATAACTTACAATACGCTAACGGAGAACCTTGGATATTTGACTTAGGTACAGGTAACATACTTTTTGCTGGCAGTACAATTTATAGTGAATCAAATAGCACCATATTAATCAGCCCAAGTTACTCTCAAAATGCTTCAGCAACGATTTCGGTTCCTAGTGATGCTGATGCGGTTGGTAACAATCTATCAATCACAAATCAGTTAAACGGGGTGACAGTTACAACAGGAAACGGTAATGCAACATTTAATTACAACTTTTCAAATACAGGATCATTATCTATTCCTGGTAGTATAAATGTAACAAATGCAGCGTTTACACTATCAACTAACACAGCAAACAATATAACCTTAGCAACACAGAATGGAAATGATGCAAATAGTGTTACGGTTCAATTAGATAACGGCAATGGATTAAACTTAAAAACAGCAAATGGTACTTATGTTTGGAGTTTCGATGACACCGGTAATGTTACTTTGCCTTCAGGTAACCCTACAATAATTGGTGGAGGCAATACTGGAATTGACGGTTATGGAATACTAAATTTAATTCCAGATTCAACGGTAGGTCTAGTAGCAAACAATCAAACAATAATTATTGATCCAGTAGGGACAGATGAAATTCATATTAGAGCAGGTGGCACACCAGATGCCAGTGGATCAGAATTATATTTAGGAGCGCAAAACACTTTTGTAAGATTATCTGACACAACAGGTGCAGTTACATTAAGAAGTAATGATTTAGTTGGAAACACGTTTGATTTTGCGTTTTCTAACACAGGTAATTTAAATGTTCCATCTAATTTTAGCGCAGTAGGAAATATCATAGGTGGAAGATTACAAGTATCTGGTAATGTAAACTCAACAAATGTATTATCCACTGGTATTGTTAGTGCAACAGGTAATATAAGTGGTGGTAATTTAAGCATAACTGGTAATATTAATGCAGGTAATTTAATTGGTAACGGTAGTAACTTAACAAACTTGCCATCACAATTAGGTAACTTCCAAATTAGCACAAGTACATTAACAGTAAACGACAATTCACTAGACATTACTATCACAACTGGTAGTGCTAATGCAGGACAACCAAATGGTCAAGATATTAATATCAATACAGCAAATGGATTCAATACTGGCAATGGTGGTGTAATAAATGTTGTAGCTGGAAACTCAGGTCCTAATGGTACAGGGTCAGGTGGAACACTTAATCTTTCAGCTGGTCAAGGATTTGTATCGGGTGCAGGTGGTAACCTAAGTATCAGTGCAGGTTCAAGTAATGGATCAGGCAATGGTGGAATGTTAATGATTCAATCTGGTTCAAGTTCAACCGGAGATGGCGGCGATATTGAAATTACATCTGGCTCAGGTGATGCAGGTGGAAATATTACGATTGAAGCATCTACAGGCGCAAATACAAATGGAATCATTTCATTAATTTCTAACGGTAATAGTACTTACACCTTTAACGATAATGTGTTAGAATTACCAAACACAAATGGTGAAGCATACATTCAGATAGGAAATGAATATCCTGTTATTATGTCATATGGATCAGGCTCTCATGGAGGTCCTGAGATTAGCTGGTTAAATGCTGATGATCCTATAACTGATTACGGTAACGTATCTGTAATTAGAAATACATTATACTTAAATAATCAACAATTTTATGTAGGTTTCAATGAGAACGGAAATGTAACTCCTGGATTCAATGGCGCATTTACAATGGCTGCTGCTGATGGATTAGTTACTGCTCCTGCTGATATGAGTGTAATAGGAAACTTAGCAGCAGGTAACATAACAACGATTGGATCAGGTGGAAATATAAGTGGTGCCAACGTAGTGTCCGCAAATCTGTTTCAAGGTAACTTAAGCGCATTAGGTAACATTGAGGGCAATATTGTTGTAGGTAACTTTTTGTATGGCGACGGTTCAAACATTGTGAACGTAACAAGTACTGGCTTCTCAAATGGCAATAGTAACATCGGTATCATAAACAATGCTAATATTACATTCTCATCAGCAGGCAATGCCAATGTATTAGAAATTAATGGCGCTGGGGCAGTGTTTACCGGTTACCTAAGTGTTACAGGTGATATAAGTGCGGCAAACTTAGTTGGTCCACATACAGCTGGTAACAGTAATATAGTAATCACTACAAATGGTAATATTACATTTACCTCAAACAGTAATGCTACAATGGTTGTTACTAATACTGGTGCAAATGTAACTGGTTATGTTGATGCAACATATTTTGTAGGTGATGGTGCTAACTTGACTGGCATCACACTTGCTAATTTGGATAACGGTAACAGTAATGTTGTAATTACGGCTAATGCAAACGTAACTGTTTCATCAAATGGTAATGCAAACGTAGTTGTTGTGTCTGGTCAAGGTGCTAACGTAACTGGATGGGTAGATGCAACTTACTTTGTAGGCGATGGAGCTAACTTAACTGGTATTACTTTAGCTAATTTAGATAATGGAAACAGTAATGTAGTTGTATCTGCTAACGGTAATGTAACTATTACTAGTGTAAGTAACGCTACAATGACAATTACTGATACTGGTACTAACGTATCTGGTTATGTTGATGCAACTTACTTTGTAGGTGATGGGGCTAACTTAACAGGTATTACTTTAGCCAATTTAGATAATGGTAATAGTAATATCGTTATCACTGCTAACGCTAACATAACATTTACTAGTTCAGCAAATGCTACAATGGTTATCACTGACCTTGGTGCTAACATTACTGGATATGCGAATGTTAGTGGTAATGCTAATATTGGTAATATTGGAACAGGTGGTATTGTATCGGCTACAGGTAACATTACTGGTGCAAAAGTTTCTGCTACAGTAGCTATTCAGTTACCAGTATACGCTGATGGCACTGCACGTGATGCTGCAATTACAAGTCCGGCAGCTGGTATGCTTGTATTCAGCACGGCAGACGGCTTCCAAGGTTACGACGGAAGTGCTTGGGGTAACATAACGTTAACATAATATGGGAATTTTTGTAGGTGGCGGAATTATATTAGGCGCAGGAGTAACACTTACGTCACCTACTCCCCCAGTACCTGGTAGTATAGAATTTTCAAATGGTGCCACAGACGGATTAACACTTCCTGCAGTGTTAGACCTAACTGACACAAACACATTTACAGTTGAAGTTTGGATATATCCAACTGTTTATAATTCAACAACAGTTATTATAGGGGACATATCAGGAGGAACTACTGATTGGCATTTATCTATTCAGTCAGACGTTTTAGTTTTTTATTGGACTGACGGCATAGGTAGTCTTACAAGCACAGGCGATACTGAAATTTTAGTAGATGAATGGACTCACGTTGCACTAAGTGTAAATAGTAATTACATAAGAATGTTTGTCAATGGGGCAATACAAGGTATAACAGGAGAATCATTTTTTACTAATACTGCGAGTACAACAAATCAATTGGTTATTGGTAATCAATCATTTAATGCATATGATGCATTTTTAGGTTATATGACAAATGTAAGAATAAATAACACAACATCATTGTATAACGATAGTTTTACTCCAACAATACCACTTATAGATGTTGTCGGTACGCAATTATTGTTATTGGCAAATAGCACTGCACCATTTACGGATTCCAGCAATACAGGAACAATTGTAACGAATTTAGGTAGTGTCGCTTATAACGTAGCATATCCATAAAAAAAGCCCCTGAGGGCTTTTTTTATTTTCATTTTAACTGTTTCAACATATAATCAGCATATTTACTATCACACATAGAAACAACATCGCTGTGAGGCCATTCTAAATAGAATGGACATCCATTTTCCCATCTAAAATTTTCTTTAAAATGTTTAAATGCTTCTAAATCTTCACGTTTGCTAGGATCAAAATAACGCCTACGTTGAGCGTATCTATGTAAAATAGTTATGCTATCGTAGGAATTCATTAAGTGCGTTCCATTGATGTAGCTTCAGTAATTAATTTAACAACTTGATCCAAATCGCTACACAGAATTTTTACGCCAGACCAATCGTCATTATCATTACGCCCATTTACTTCAAAGAGAAAACCATTGTCGTACATGCGAATATTCATATCCTCATCTACTTTGGTAAGTTTATCAGAAATTTTCATAGTTATCCTTTAACAAAAATAGGACACCCTAAGGTGTCCTGTACCTTAAATTACGCAGCAACTTTTGATTTGCCGCGTTGCTTAATGCTATCAAGACTAGGCTTAGCTGCCTTGACTTTTACTTCGCTCTTAGGAGCTTTTTCACGATCAGCAATTGCATCACCGATCAACGATTGATCAACAGGATTCTGAAAATCCGAATGTGCCTGAAGATATTTAAGTGCATCCAACTTAGTCATTGCACTAGGCAATTCCATCAAATCGATGCGAGTCGCACCACCCTTAGTAAACTGCTTAACACGGCGAATCAAATCATCAGTAAAGCGAACCTTACTGTTACCGTTGTGAGTAGTGATACCTGCTACTTTGAACAATTGTTCAGTCATAATTACCTCATAAGGTTGTTAATAAAAAGTTGTGTTGTCACACAGTTATAATGATAACACCGGTCATAGTTATTGTCAATAACCGGTGTTACCAAAATTCTAATTTACTTCTCCAAAACGTAGGGCTTGTTCCAACGACCAATGTTAACATCGATGTACCAGCCCACATCAAAGTAATCAACCATTGCATCCGAATTGTCATGATTACCCGCATTCATTGCCTCAATAAGTTCTTTAAGACAATTTCTTGCCACACCATCAAAGTGTTCCTTATACCAATAAGGGTTAACATCAATGTAATCTTTTGCAGGAGTAAAGCCACCATATGATGCGTAACGTGGGTTATCAATATTGAAACTATTGTAGTTACCAATAAAATCAACTGCACCCGACTTAATGGTCAAGCAAAGGGTCATGTGATTACGCACAGACAAAGTGCCCCTAACACCATAATTCTTAAGAATTGCCTTGATGACTGGGGCGATCTTTGCTTTCTTTTCCTGAGACATGTATGCCATTTCGTTGCTCCTTAAGCAAATTCATAAAATTTTACAGACGGATCAAGTTGTTGTAATTCTTTAGCAACCTTAATCAGTGCCTTATATCTTGTTTGCACCTGTGCGCGGCTTAATTCTCCATCGCAGGTAAGATTTTCTGGACTGAGTTCGGCATCAATACTGTTGGCAATCTTTTGACGATCGGCTGCATTACTAAGATTCAACTCAGCACTACCAAACATTTTGGACCAAGAATTTTTTCGTTCTACATATGATTCAAGATTAGAAAAATTGAACATTTTGTGCTCCTTGTTATTGACTATACCGATATTATATCGCCAAATCCATTTATTGTCAACCTTTTCTTTTTGACAAGTTTCTTGAGGGAAACTTTTTGCACCAGATACATTTTGTACTAGAAACACCGTAAAAATAGAGGCCTGTGTTCGGAAATTGCACTTTACATGCACTACAGATAAATGTAGTCATTTCTGGCTCAGAATTATCAACTTTCGTTGGTTTCTTCGTTGTTTTTTTGGATGTGGATTTTTTTGGTAAGGGCATGTAGTCTATCCGCGCAATCACGTATATCCTCGCTAAGTTTGCCTACACCAATATTGGATTCGACAAACCTAGCGATATCATGTAGTTGCATTACTGGGTCATTAATTGTATCCAACGGTGTAATCCTCAGGTTCTAGCATATCCGCTTCAAGCACTGCATCTTGATAATTGGATGCATTTAGCACAATTACTTGCCCTTCTGCAAAACAAGCCATGTAATTTCCAGATACAGGATCAGTTTCAACACTTACTAAAAAATTACCCATTACAGTTTCTCCTTGATAAAATTAATAACATCATTTGCTTGTTTTAAATCACTTTTATCCAAAGCTTCATCAATCATGTCCAACTGCATTGTATGCAATTCATTTACCATTGCATCAATAATTTGTCGTTTGCGATTCGCACTATTAAAAGTCACACGGTAATTAAAATTTTTGTAACTGTTCACTCTTTATCCTTTTTTTCCTGAGTTTTTTCAGGCATCATTCCCTTTGTGTACTCAGCGGTACTTTGTATGTCTTTTCCTAATCCACCAATTGTATTACAGGCAGTTAATGCAAACATTACGATTAATGTCATTACAATTTTCATATTAATCCCACTCCTTATGATCACCAAATTTTTCATTGTCATCAAACCCTGCCATATATTCTGCAATTTCTTCCTCAGTCAAATCGGTGATCCTAGCACCATGACCAGTGCCCTCGGGGTACCAGTGTGGTTGACGACCTCTGCGATAATAACTATCAGCACTACCGCGATCAAACAAACCACCATGTCGGTTACGATCAAACTGTGGTTCGTCTTTAAGAATTTTTACAACTTTCTCTTTAGTAACTTCCATATTAATCTCCTAAATAAACACTAGTACGGCGCTCAGATGCCCAACGCTTGTGTAACACTTTGGTCAACCAAGTTGTAAAATCTTTAGCAGCACCAAAATCTTGTACACATACCTTGTGACGCTGGCGAATTTCTTTTTCCTGCGTAGAATCAAAACCTAGTAACTTGAACAAACCTTGTTGTTTATTTGTTAACATGTTTATCTCCGTGTCAATCAATCAATACCGTTATCATATGCCCAAACGGATTTATTGTCAACCGTTATCATTTTGACAACACCTTAGCAAGATAGTTGTGGATTTCATCCATTTCTTCCTGCTCAACATAAAAGTCGGTTAGTGGATCCCAATACTGACCTTGTTTTGGATCATAATACAGTACACGACCGTCTGAGTAGAAGAAAGGCCCCTCAAGTCCTTTACGGGGTTGAAATTTGTTGTCACGCTCACCAAGAACTTTATAGCCCATCATTCAACTCCAAAATGTTTTAGTACATAAGTACCAGGTGTTTGATATTGGTGTGCATTTATTGATGCGATATCCGCACATTCTTTTACTATTAGTTTGGCGAACCTTAGTATAGCCTCTCTATTATACTCATCCATCTCATCCCAACAGCCTTGGGCTGTGAGTCCTGCTTCATACATAAGGTCGTCAAATATTGTCATAGTTTTTGTTTTATATTTGCAATTACTTCCTCTGCTAAATCGGTAGTATCAACACTATCAGCAAAGGCTAATTGCATCATTTCAATAAGGCTGCGGCAATCACGCTGGTCTTTAGCTGGAAGTGTTGAGATAAAACTTTCTACACCTTCCATTGTTTCAATAGCCCACATAATATCACATAGTGCCATTTGTTTTTCAGTCAAGCCTTCTAATTGAATAATCAACTTAAATCCCCCAATAGCAGTTACATAAAAAATCTGCTGTTTCGTTATCATACAAATAACTTAAAGATTTCCATACAGAATCTTCAACATTATTGTACTCGCGGAAACCTGTGTAAAGGTTTTTAAAAAACATCTCATCACCACGGGCTTCGGTATATCGCTCGGCTCGTTTTAAGAATTCTAGTGTGTACATTTTTATTCCTCTTATACCATCTGTAAGGGGTTACGGCGACGCAAGTGTGCAAGTGCCTGCTCTTTACTATCAAACCTTCCTGAGATCGGTGTTTGATGACGACCACGCACAATGTACCATCCGTTCAGTAATTTATTGAATACGACTTTCATAATTACATGCTCCAATAAGATTCGCTCGACGGGCTGCAAAAGTAAGGAGTGTCATAACGCTCCTGAAACTCTTTACCGCCCATAAGATTTTTGCGGGTGACATAAGTTTCAAAAACTTCAACAATAAAACCCAACTTACGCTTGCCTTCAGCAACCGCTTGAATGTAATCTTTAGTGCTAGGAGCAAAATCTTGTTTTGCATACAAGCGGCGACCTTCTTTGGTACGCTTGTCAGACTTGTAAATCTCAAGGGTATATTCAGTAAGCTTAGACATTTGAATCTCCTTATCAGTGACTATAACGATAGTATATCGCCAAACGGATTTATTGTCAAATTTCGGGCAAAGATTTTTTGTGTTTTTGTTGTCTTTTGTACAACATTTTGCTTTTGACAACTTTTGGTTTGAATGGGAGGTCGTTATCAAAAAGAACACGGTGTGCCCTAGTTTTGACGGGTGTTACAAAACTGATAATTTCTCTTTTCATGATAGTAAATTAGTAACAATATTTATTATACCATTATTGTACTAGAATATGGAATTATTGTCAAATCTTACAATTTTGACAAGGGTATTATTTTTGTAGTAAAGCTTGCCTTTAAAATCAAAGTGTGCCTCACGTTCTATACCTTCCTCTGTTATAGTTTCCCTAACGTAATTAGGATAACCCCAAACGTTTGCTCTTTTGCATTCTTGTTCGGTCATCCCTAATTGTGGTTCAACTGCAACATAAGGAGAATTTTTTTTAATTTCTTCTATTTGTTTTTTTAATACATAACTTTCATATTGGTCATGTAAAATTAAACCAATTAAAATCAAGGGAAAGATCCACATCCAATGCCAAAAAAATCCTAGAAAAAATCCTATAATTCCCGTAATTACTAAAAAACCTGCCATTATAGTTCAAACTCAAATTCTTTTACACTTTTGATAATAAAACTACGCCACGCTTTGATATCAGTATCATATACTGCTATGTAATCTTTTTCTTTATTTTTTTCTCTTTTATCCTGAGTACTCTCCAATAAAGGTATAACTTCAGGATTTAATGTACAATTCATTACACGTTCAGTACCGTCTTTTTTAGTAAAAGTTATTTTAACATTACGTTCCTGCAATAAAACTTTTATCCAATGATTAAATCTTTCCCAATCATTGTCATTCCAGTCTTTCGTAAGGTTTTTACTAGTTGTCACTGTTCGACTCCTAAAATTTCTGTCGCTTCATTAACCTTTACCATGTCATCAAAAAATCTATAGCCATCTTCAATTAATCTTCTTGTATAAAATTTATTAAAGAAAAAAGCCATCATAATTTGAACAGGTAACCATGTGAGTGTAATTACTCCAAACAACCATATTAAAAAATGCATCAGTGCTAATGAGTAATGTCCACGAAATACAGGAACCCAAAAGCCGAAAAACAAATAGGTCCAACTGAACCCATAAAAACCTCTTTTAATTATACCCGTTGTAGGGTGTCTCATTCTTATTGATTTTGCCATTATTCTTTCATAGGAGTAAAAAATGCGTCCTTGATTTTTTCAGGTGTCCATGACTTTAAATAGTCATTGTCATCGTAACACAGTTTTATTGCATCTTCCTCTGAAACAACACGGTGACTAGAAATTGTCTCGCCTAAATGTAACTGACTAAACTCTTTTGCTTCTTCCATAGTAACTGTATCAAGTGCCCATTCTGACTTTCCAACTGGTACTTGCACACAATATCTATGCCTAAACATTTGAACAGTTTCAACCAAGACCCACTCTGTATTTACACTTTTTTCTACTTTTGATAGGATTACACTTCCGTTTTCTTTGATATCCCAATTTAGTTGGTCACCCTCTTTTAAATTAAGATCCTGAATAATTTCATCTGTTAATTGTATAGCAGGTTCACCATCTTCATTTAGAAAGACTTCCATTTGTCCGTATATCATTTTATATAACTCTCCGCATAGTGTAGGGCTAAATCATAGTTTTCAAAATTCGTAACAAAACTATGTCCCATATCATTAGTTACAACAACAAAATATTTTTTGTCATTTTCCTTAAAAATAATACTTCTTTTAGTACTCGTCTGAAATATCTGTAGAGGTTTCATTATCTTCCAACATAGTTTGCCAATCTAAACCAACATAGTATTCAAGCATAATTTCCATTGCTTTTTTATATCTTTTATTGGCTTTCAAATCCTCTTTCTGATAAGCTTGTAGATTTGGCTTTTTGTCTTTCAAACGCTTAATGTCTTCCTTAAGGCTTTTATAGTCTTGAATCAAAACGTCACGAAAAATGCTGTCAACTGCATCACTGCTTAATTCAACCTTCATCATTTGTTTTCCTTCCCTTCGTTTAACATCAACTGATCAAATTCATCCTTAAGTTCTTGTAGTGCAGCCTCCATATCTTTTAGGGATGCTTCATCATCTTCTTCCTCTTCTTCCCATTTTTTACGCCATTCTTGATCTTCTTTTTCTTTCTGAATTCCATGCTCAGTTAATTCTACATCACTTTCACAATAAGGGCAAATCTTTCGGGGATCCTCAATTTCATTACCCTCTTTATCTGTCCAACACCATTCTGCATCATAGCTCTGTCCGTTCCATTTACATTTTGTGCATTTGTGTGTTGGCTCTGGTGGAGGAGGTTCGTGATGCCAGCTATCTTCATCGCCGTATTCATAAGTTATTTCATAACCACCCTTACGGTCAGTCCACCAATCATCATACTGACGATCCCATTCTAACTCAACATCATTATCCCATGCATCTTGAATTATAGAATCGATATCTGCTTCACCTTGTTCTACCTCTTGCCAAAGTTTTTCTAATTCATCTTCATCCATGTTTGGATAAATTTCTTCCAACATATCTTTGGTAAATTCAAGTGCAAATTGGCTATCAACTTGATGCCATTCATGTTTAACTAATGTAACCATTTTTTCCTTAAGCAATAAACCATTCATCCTGGTGTTCTGTCACAATTGTTTCTGAGCCATCATATTCATCAATACGAAACTTTGTGCCTTCGGGTATCCATTCTATACCTAATCCTACTACACCACCATAAAAATAATCTTTTCCGTAAAATTTTTCACAATGGGTTTTTATTGTTTCATGCGGCCAATCTAATTCAATCATCTTTACTACGTCTGGATCAAACAACAACTCTGGAACATGATGCCAGGTATACCAACCAGCACCAAATCCTGCTGAAACTAGAACAGCAACTTTTCCGTCCCTTACTAACTTATTCATTTTCTTGTTTCTTTTAATCTAGCACACTTTGCCTTAACTTCAATTGGTGTGCTTTCTAGTTTTTCAGCAAGGTCGCAATCATATGTCACACTATACTTTTCTATATCATTGAGCCTATGCCAACTATAAACACCAAAGCCGAAAAACATCAGCCACGATATAATTAGGGCAATAGTAGTAAGGAACAACTGCATTTGTAATCTACGCATAATATTAGTATAACTTATTTTTATTTAAATGTATTCAGTTTTGGTGAATATTTTTTGATAAGTTCAACCTCACGCTGATGGGCAAATGATTTGCCACGTACAATTTCAACTACCCCATAATTAAAAACATCAGTACCATATTTGCGAATGCTGTTATACAATGCCCAATCTTTGTTTTCTGCAAATGCACGTTGGACATGTTTGCGTATGCGTACATGTAGTGATTTTTTGACCGTACTATTCTTTTGTGTAATACCAATATACTGCTCATTTGTTGCAGTATTAGTAATTACATAAATGATATGATTACGATCTGATCGACGTTTCCTCAGCATGCCATAATTATAGCACTAACTGGATTTATTGTCAAGTTTGGCTAAATGTTTCTCTTTTGCTAATAAAAGGCATTCTGTTAACAATGTGTCAACACGATTTTCTACATCTATTTCCCACGGGCAATTTTTGTAATCTTCATAACTCATTTCTTCTGGCAATTTATTTCCATAAGGAATGTTTCTCCAGTAGTAATGCCCACTTTTTATATCTAACATTCCAATATGCCTTTGGTGTATATGAATTAATTCATGTACAACGATTTTAGGGATCTGGTCTAAAGAAAGATTTATGTTTATTCCAAATCTATTTTTGACACGCTGATCTATTCCACCATATACATTTTCTAAAAAAGGATATAAACAAACTTGTAGTTTATTTGGAAGCTGAATAAGGGAACCCAATGCAATAGCAAGCGATCTAATCATTTGCTCATGCACTGGGCTTTTAGGTGTATTTTGATAATAAAAACTTACTTCAATCAATGTAAAGTCCTGCTATCAACAAAGTCATAATATTGATGTACTTGATCAATGATGTCATCTTTATTGTATCCCAACTGTGCTAGTAAAGGCAATATTTCGACCAACACACCAAATGTTGCAGTACCGTATATATAATATTCATCTTCATTACCAAAATCAAACTCATGTAGTAACGGCATAATTTGTTTTTCTATAAACTCACTTGCCATTACTCCACTTGTTTCATATTGCCAATCTTCATAAATTTCTTCTTCTAATTCTTCTTCTACCTCAGTTATTTTGCTCATGATTGGACTCACTAGTTAAGCACTACACATTTATTTATATCTGAATACTTTTAAGACTTCTTTCAATTAGATGTTTTCGTTCCTGACTTGATCTTGCTCCTAATATAACTAAATTATATAGTTTATCTTGTTTACTTACAAGCATAGTAATGCAAAATCCTGCTGCGTTTGTAAACCCGGTTTTTAGTGTTACTATACCCTCTTTACCAAAGAAATTAATAGTTGGTCTAGCAGTGATTGTAAATGTTTTCTTACCTTTGGTTGCTTTAACTTTATAATCTTCACTTTGCGCAGCTTGCCTGACAATGCTAAATTGACTCACTGCATTTGTTAAAAAAATTATATCTTTAGTAGAACTTACATTACCTGAATGTAATCCTGTTGGATCATAAAATACTGTACTTTCCATCAATAAATCTTTTGTATTTCTATTCATCTGTGCGATAAACGCATCATATCCACCAACATAATTATCAGCCAATGTTTTTGCTGCTAAATTGTCGCTATGTATTAAAGAAAGCATAATTAAATCTTTTCTCGTTAATTTCATACCTCTACTTAATCTTGTGTGATTAGATAAGGTACTAGTAACAGGAACAATTTCGTTAAGGTCTTGCTTAGCTGCCAAAACAGTATACACTGTCATTAATTTGCTAATACTTGCAATGCTACCACGGTGTTCTGGCAACGTATTTTCTAAAATATTATTATCAGTGACATTAACCAACAATACATTAGGACTTGTTTGAATTATTGAACTTCTTTTTTTGTAATGTTTTGTGACCTGCTGTTTATTGTATCTTTTTGCTTTTTTAATTTTGTGTGGTTTAGCTTCCACACAAGTTGTTGCAAAAAATAATAGGGTCAATAATAGTAATTTCTTCATATAGTATTTAACTCGTATGTTGCAGTGTACAATATACACAGTTAAAATACTAGTGATTAGGACTATAGAATATAGCCAAAAAAATAGACCCCTAAGGGTCTATTTACATAACAGGACCGTTTCCGTTCCTAAATCCTACAGTACCGCCTTCTTCTTTAATACGTTTAATAACTTCTTCAAACAATATAGGACGGTAGTCTGTGTGTTCTACACATACACAATGATATCTTGGATCAATTTCGTACTCGCCAAAAATTTCTGCTTTTACCCTATTATAGTGTAAATGTCCATGAATATTAGTACCAAAACGTCCTAAACTTTCTGAATGAACTGGAATGTGGCTCAATATCATTCCATTCATTACATGATATCCACGTACATCACGAAAATATTTTGTATATTCTTCAAGTTTAAAAATATCATGATTGCCTTTAATGAGGACCTTGTCTCCATTAAGCCGTTCAAGAATTTTTAGTGCTTTACGGTTAATCACAACATCACCGAGATGATATACTTTATCATTTGGTCTTACTGTTTCGTTCCAACGACGAACCATTTCTTCATCCATTTCTTCTGGATCATCCCATGGTCTTAATTTAGTACCATCATCACGCAGGAATTTACATACACCAGCGTGACCAAAGTGTGTATCAGAAACTAAAAAATTTGCTGGCATATTTACCTTTCTATAAATGGTCGGAGTACAAGGATTCGAACCTTGGACCCCCTGCTCCCAAAGCAGGTGCACTACCGGGCTGTGCTATACTCCGAAATTGGTTGCGGGACCCGGAATCGAACCAGGAACTGGAGCTTATGAGACTCCCGAGATGCCGTTTCTCTATCCCGCGCTTGAATTAACCTGTTCTATGAATTATGTGATAACCAAAATTTGTTTGCACTGGCTCACTTAATTGCCCTATGTCTAATGCAAAAGCAGCCTCTTCAAATGGCTTTACCATTTGCCCACGTGTAAAAGTGCCTAAGTCTCCGCCTTGTGATCCACTTGGACATGTTGAATTCGCTCTTGCAACATCTTCAAATTTTCTACCTGATATAATATCATTTCTTAAACCTGCAGCCCTTTCAAGGCTTTCTACTAAAATATGACTTGCACGTATAGTTTGCATTTTATAATCCTTTAAAATTGTAAGGCTACTTATTCCCATAAGCCCCTCACTGAGCGGTTACTCTGTCCACTACGTTTCTCTTATGGTAAGGTTGTAGTTCCGACCTACGATTTTTCTATCACCCATGTAAGCGGGCTTTGAGGCAGTTGATCGTAAGCGCCCTGACATTATGGTGAAGTCAATTACCCCCTTTAATAACGTAGCAGGGACTACGGGATACTTGTACTAAATAACTACATGTTACAATACATTATAGCACTTACTGTTGCGCTTAATGCAAATGATTTGTCCATTCCAGAACTTGAAAAGTATTATTGGGATTGCGATACACTATTTATGAAAAATGAAATGGGGCCTGATGTAATGAGTTGCCTCGCTATAACAGATGCATTCATCTTAAAAAAATTTAAAAACGACAATAAACAATTCAAAGAATATTGGAATAAAAATAAACACAAAGAATGGCAGAAACGCGGCTACATTCAAAAGACAACCTAACTGGAGCAACGGGTCAGATTCGAACTGACGGTTTTAGGGTTTTGCAGACCCTTGCATTGGGCCTCTCTGCCACCGTTGCATTGTTTGGCGTCCCGGCAGGGATTCGAACCCCGACCAACGGTTTTGGAGACCGGTATGCTGCCGTTACACTACCGAGACATTTATACATTATTTAAGCTTTTTTAGATACTCTTTTGGACTTAGTAGTCCTTTTTCAATTTCTTCTAATGCAGTCATTGTTGTACCATTTTTTGTTACAATTTTTGGTGCATGTTTATTCTTTAGTTCACGTACTCTAGCACTTGCTATTAGAACTAAATTATAAATTCCTCCTACATTTTTTGCTGCTTTCTCACTAGTTTTATCACTCATAACATTTCCTTTATTGGTAGGAGATAACGGGGTCGAACCATTGACCTTCGCCTTGTAAGGGCGCTGCTCTACCACTGAGCTAATCTCCCACATACTTTTGGTGCGCATAGAGGGACTTGAACCCCCACCTCGTAAGACCAGAACCTAAATCTGGCGCGTCTGCCAATTTCGCCATATGCGCATTATACTTGGTACCCGGAGCCGGACTCGAACCGGCACGCCCTATCGAGCATTGGATTTTAAGTCCAAGGTGTCTACCATTCCACCACCCGGGCATTAAAACTTGGAGCGGGGTAAGAGAATCGAACTCTCAGCTTTAGCTTGGAAGGCTAAGGTATTGCCATTATACGAACCCCGCATTTGGTGCCTCCGACAGGACTCGAACCTGTAACCAACGGATTATGAGTCCGCTGCTCTGACCAATTGAGCTACAGAGGCAATTTAACTTTTTAAAGAACAATTCAATCTTTGTACTATACTGCCTAATGCTTTTACTGTCAACTGTTAAACAAAGTCATCTGACCCAAAATACTCTGTTACTTTTTGCCTTGCCTCTTTTCTATTAAGTGCAGGAATCTTTACAGTAGCAATATTATTTTTTATTTTAATGTTAAAAGGCACTATGCCATTTGGCAACCAATTATCTTCAACACGAACCTTAACAGTAAACTCCTTAAGGCGCATTAGTCTTTCAATTACTTGTTGCGTAAGATCGGATGGGTTTGACATAATTAAATTAATTGGTGCTGGCAGTAGGAATCGAACCCACAACCTACGGATTACAAATCCGTTGCTCTACCGTTGAGCCATGCCAGCGTATTCTGTATTACTTATTCCTACTTGCTATTGCTCGTTCAATTTTACCTTTGTGCTTTGGTCTACAAGTTTCTAGCATTTTGGTAAGTTGTTCTACATTAAGAGGTCCTAATCTAATCTTACCTGTTTTTGTTTTCATTGGATCACGTTTTGAATCTTTTTTTACACTCATACAATCCTCATTATAAATTTGGCTGTCTAGGTAGGGATCGAACCTACGACAGGGTGATTAACAGTCACCTGCTCTACCGACTGAGCTACTAGACAATAAAACTTGGCGGAGCGTATTAGATTCGAACTAATGGTACACATTTCTGTATACGACGGTTTAGCAAACCGCTGCCTTCGACCTCTCGGCCAACGCTCCTTATAAATATTTACTTACTTACAATGTCCTCAACTTTTTTATCAAACTCTAACCGACTAAGCAATAGATTATATACTAAATAAAACATACCTGCAACTAACATTCCACCTAAAACATAAACTGGTAGCAAGTTGGCTAATGATGCAGATAGAATACACACAATAAAAAATCCAATTGTTTGTAACAATGCTTTTAATTTTATATTCATGATATACCTTTCACAAAATATAATTATACTACTAATAGGATTTATTGTCAAGTCTTAAAATGTTGTCTAAATTTTAACTTTATCCAAAAATCCGTACATACTTTGTAATACGGTGTCCCAATCTCCTATTACTGGTTGACGAAATATTCTAGCACTATTATACCAAGGATGCAAGCTAGTATCTAACAAATATCTCCAATCAACAGCAAAGTTATTCAGTGGAATCCATAATGGTTTTCCCATTGCACCTGCTAAATGTGCGATTGCAGTATCTACACTTATTATTAAGTCTAAATGATACAGTAATCCTGCTGTATCTCCCCAATGTTTTATACTATTAGGAAACACTCGCAGGGGAGAATTAAGTATATAAGGTGTTTCTTCTTCAGTTGCATCTGCTACTAAATTAATCCATTCAATATCAGGCCTAGCAAACACTAGAGATAGCATTTTAGATACATGCATTCCTTTGTGTTGATTAATCCAACTATCTTTTCTTCCACTCCAACATACACCAACACGCATTTTAGTTTTAGGACCTAATTTTTCACGCCACGGTTCAATATACTTTGGTATCGCTTCAATATATGGTCTGCTGTCTAAATTATCAAGTGTAATGTTTAATACCCTTGCGAGAGACATTGTAGTGATGTAATAATCAAAATCAGTTAAATCCTCACGATTGTGAGAGATTTGATATACATATGGATTGTTTTCAAACAGTTCAGGCATACCCATGTGTGTATGAAATAAAACTTTACCACCTAATTCATGTATGTTTTTAAAAAAACGAACAAATTGAATTGTATCCCCTAACCCTTGTTCCCATAGAACTAATAACTTTTTATTACGTAAGTCTTGTCCTTCCCACATAGGTTTGCCTAACTGTGGCAGTGTGCCTGCAAGATGTTCGTATTGCCAACGCCATTCATATTGTTTGAAGCCTCTTTCAAAATCTCCAGCTAACAAATATGCTACACTTAAATTAAATTGGGCGGTTACATAATTTTCATCTAATGCGACCGCGTGTTGTAAGAAAGGTATCGCACGTTTAGGTTCACCCATTTCACGTAGTACGTTACCATAATTGTTCCATGCATGAATATTTGTTGGGTCTTTCGTAAAAGCCTGTGCATAACATTCTAAAGCCTTATCAGGCTCTGTGCTATTTCTGTAGTTGTTTCCTATATGTACTAATTCGTCTGATGTCATATTTAATTTGGCGGAAGCGGACGGAGTCGAACCCTCAAGGCGCTATTAACGCTCAACTGTTTTCAAGACAGGTACCATCGCCATTTGGTTTGCGCTTCCTTTTTATAATCATTGCTACATAAGTACCTGCAAATGCACCAAGCAATGCAGGAATTAAAAGGTATAAATCTTTTACAAAACTAACTAAAGCAAAACTATAAATTAACATTACAATCGCTGCAAGTGTACTGGCAATTAAAGGTTTATCTTCAGCAATAGCTTTGATATAATAGGTATTTACTATGTCAGTAAAGAACACCGCAAAAAATGTTAGTATATAGTTCATATGGTTAGTCCTGCAGGAATCGAACCTGCATCATTGCAATCGGAATGCAGTATCTTATCCATTAGACGAAGGACTAATTTCTACTCTTTGTTGGTAGTATGGGTATGCTAGCACAAAATAGACATAATCTTTTTCGTCGTGAAAAAGTATATATCTTGAATTTTCGGACGTTTCAAATTTACAGTTAGGATGTTGTTCATGCCATTCAAATAATCTTTTTCTATGAAAGCGAACTTTGGCTGTCATAGCAAAATACGGATATGATGTTTCACAAATTTCAACTGTAATCATAAATTGGAGCGGGTGATCAGGTTCGAACTGACGACATTTACCTTGGCAAGGTAACGCTCTACCAACTGAGCTACACCCGCTTGAAACCTTAATTAGTTTCTTTTACTTCTGCATCTACTACTGTAGGATCACCGGGCTTTACTTCAGCATTTGGATCACCATTTGGCATTTCTTTATTGCGTTTTTCTGCTTCATACTTAATAGTTTCACGATATAGTTCACCTAACTCCTCAGTGGCTTTATCCATATCTTCTTTACTATCGCCTTTAGCAGTTTCTTTGTGTTTAGTTATTGCATCAACTAGTTTAGTTTTTTCATCTTCAGGAATATATCCTTCAAGATTTGTAATTTGATTTTCTAAATTAGAAATGCTACCATCTAAACTATTTCTTGCCTGTACAAGTTCAACTATTTTTTTATCTTCTTCTGCATTGGCTTCTGCGTCTTTAACCATACGGTCAATTTCATCTTCGCTTAATCCAGAATTAGCCTTAATTGTAATTTGTTTTTCTTTATTGGTTTTCTTATCAACTGCCTTTACAGAAAGAATACCATTTGCATCAATATCAAACGTAACTTCAATTTGTGGCATTCCTCTTGGTGCTGGATCAATGCCTTCTAAATTAAACTCGCCTAATGCCTTGTTACCAACTACAACTTCACGCTCACCTTGGAAAACTTTAATAGTTACTGCAGGCTGATTATCATCTGCTGTACTGAAAGTTTGGCTTGCCTTAGTAGGAATCGTAGTATTCTTTTTAATCAGCTTACTCATTACTCCGCCTAATGTTTCAATACCAAGGCTCAATGGTGTAACATCAAGTAACAATACATCTTTACGATCACCACCTAATACCTGACCTTGAATTGCGGCACCAACTGCAACTGCTTCATCAGGGTTTACATCTTTACGTGGTGCTTTGCCGAAAAACTTTTCAACAGCTTCTTGCACACGTGGCATACGTGTCATACCACCAACAAGAATAACTTCATCAATGTCATTTATATTGACACCTGCATCACGCATTGCAATTTCACATGGCTTAATACTACGTTGAATCAAATCTTCAACAAGCCCTTCAAATTTAGCACGTGTGATTTTAACATTCAAGTGTTTTGGTCCACTTGCATCCGCAGTAATGTATGGCAGACTTACATCTGTCTGTGTAGAACTTGACAATTCAATCTTTGCACGTTCTGCCGCATCTTTAAGTCTTTGTAATGCTAATACATCTTTGGTTAAATTAACTCCCGTTTCTTTTTTAAATTCTTCAACAAGGTAATCCATTATACGTTGATCGAAATCTTCACCACCTAAGAATGTATCGCCGTTGGTTGATAAAACTTCAAATTGTTTGTCACCTTCGACTTCTGCAAGATCAATAATAGACACATCAAAAGTACCACCCCCTAAGTCATAGACAGCAACCTTACGGTCCTTCTTGTCCTGTTTATCCACGCCGTATGCTAACGCGGCAGCTGTGGGTTCGTTAATAATACGCAATACTTCCAGACCGGCAATTTTGCCCGCGTCTTTAGTTGCTTGTCTTTGACTGTCATTAAAATACGCTGGTACTGTGATGACTGCTTGTGTAACTTCTTCACCTAAGAAATCTTCAGCGGTCTTTTTCATTTTACGAAGGACTTCAGCACTGATTTGTGGAGGTGCCAATTTCTTATCGTTTACCTCTACCCATGCATCACCATTGTCAGCTTTGATGATTTTGTATGGTATTAAATCTATATCTTTTTGAACTGCTTCCTCAGTGAACTTACGACCAATAAGGCGCTTAGCAGCGTAAATTGTGTTTTTTGGATTAGTAATAGCCTGACGTTTAGCTGGAGCACCTACCATTATTTCACCATCATTTATGTATGCGATGATACTTGGGGTAGTTCTTGCACCCTCACTATTTTCTATTACTTTTGGATTTTTGCCATCTATGATAGCAACGCATGAATTTGTGGTACCCAAATCAATACCGATAATCTTTGACATAATTTTTTCTCCTTTAATAAGCAAGATTACTATCAGTGCCCATTAGGCGCATCTGATATATATATTTATACATGTATTTCCGAAAAAAAACAACATAACTGGATCTAATCCAAATACCCAAAACCCCAAATGCGTTCTTTGCACCACCAACAACTACCACAATGACGATCATTTACAATAGTGCTTTCGCAGGATCTTGTGATTTTGTATAAATCTTCTATACCCAATTCTCTATATAGCAAAGCAATTTTTTGTTTGTTTATATTAATAAACGGAACATAATAAGATTGTGTAAACTGCGGGTAAGAAAACTCAGTGTCTTGAAAAAAATGCCAAGGTGCTTTGGACAAATCATCATAATATGTATCTAACACAAGTTTGTGATCTACACCACCTTGTGCGGCAACATTAGTTGTATCAAAATCAGTTATTGCATCGACTGGGGGAGGCCTTGTAAATCCAAAATACACAGTGTCAACTTTAACTGTTTGCATGTATTCAGCTAACATAACATTATCAGTTGTTTTATGTTTTGTCCAATGTGTGTAGAATCGTAGATTGTTAGGGTCAAATCCTGTCATGCCCATAACTTTATTAATTACTTTTAATGCATTAATAGGTTCACGATAATTACTTTTGCCATTGGCAGCTGAAAAAATATGCAAAGGTTGATTAATATTAGACATCAACATGTACAACATTAAAGCACTATCGGCTCCGCCTGATACAAAAGCTCCTAAGTTGCCATCGTAAATATCAAATGTAAAATCGTTATATTGTATGTATTTCATAAAATTATTTAAATAGTAGTGTAACATTTAAGATATTTTGGTAGCAGGAGAGGGATTCGAACCCCCGATAGCTTCCGTATGAAGGAAGTGCATTACCACTTTGCTATCCTGCCATTTAATCTTCGTCTTTATAAAATTTATCCTGTTTTAATTTTTTTTCTTGGATCGTATCTTCTCCAAAAAATTTGCGGGGATTACCGCACATGTAACACTTTGGATCACCGCAATTAAAAATATTCATTTTTAAATTTCTATGCGGTTGTTTCATATTACGCCAGTTGTGCATTGCACTACTTAATTTGTGATATCCATAATTTTTCGCTAGTTGTAGTTGCTTTTTAATTCTATTTTCTTTTTGGTGTAGTCTTTCACTGTGCTTTTTCTTTACAACTTCATCTGACATAATTACTCCTCTTATTGGTGGAGAGTCTAGGAATCGAACCTAGTTCAACGGCTCTTCAAACCGTCGCTGAATGACCACACTAGCTCACTCTCCTATATATTTAAGTTTTTTTATTAAGGTTTTTTATAAATTACAATTTTATGATTTGGCAATGGATAATCATATTCCACTAAGTTTTGAAATTTACTGTTTAAATACTTAAAAATGTCAAAATGATCATCAAACCATATTACACTTTTATCTTCACGCCAATCACCTGGCACCAATCTTTGTTTAAAATTATTAAGACAAACCAAATATCCGTTCAATTTTAAACTATTGTAAATATTTTCAATTTCTTCAATAGGATTTTCAACATGTTGTAAAACAAATGATGCTATACATACATCAAAAACTTTAGTGTATGTTACTTTATTACATGTAACAAAATTTTTAGGATTATTTACGTACTGAGTGGCATAGACTAGCATGTTAAGACTAATATCAGTACCGACAATTTTACAATTGAAATCATCAATAAGTTCTTTACTTACTCTTCCCATACCAACACCAAAATCTAAAACAATGCTACTTTCATTTATTAGATTTTCTTTTTTTATAACGTCAACAAAATATTTTGTTGCTTCCGTAAACCTATTAGGATCATTATCATCTGGTGTTAAAACAATATCTTTTGCATGTTCTAAACTTATAGGATCAAAAATTGCAGATTGATAACCTTTCATACTTTATTTATCCTTTGGGGTGAAGGATGGGACTCGAACCCACGACCAACGGAATCACAATCCGCGACTCTACCAACTGAGCTACCATCACCATAGACTATTCTGCACGCCATTCAACACGACCATGTTGGTCAATATGTGCTATACTCTGCATACGTTTAATCTCAACATAATCTCGTTTTTCAGTAATGATTGTTCCGCCTCGTTTTACAAGCTCATCAATCTTAATTAGTGCAACACTGCTAATTGGCATAAATTTTTTAAATGTGTACTCCATTTTATATCTCCTTGTAACTGGTACCCCAGGAAGGATTCGAACCTCCGACTCCTGCGTTCGTAGCACAGTACTCTAGTCCACTGAGTTACTGGGGCATAAATTTTATTTCTTTTGTATTAGCATTAGTTAGTCGCTGACCTTGCCACCACCCTTTTTTCCATCCATCACGTAAAATTGCTTGAAGTAAAAAAGTACCAAATGTATGAGGTATGAATTGAGCATAAGGTCCCATATACATGTAACTCGTATCTAATGACTTTGCAGTTGCCCAGTGTATTATCTGTATGATAATATTATTGTCTAGTACAACACCGATATGGTATGGATTACTTCCTATGTTTGAATGTTTTCCAAACGACAGTCCTAATTCATTTGCAACTTCTGTTAACCAATCATATATTTCACTAGCAAAAATTTCTTTATCTTGTTCAAACGGAATACCAATTTGCGAGGGTGATCTTACACAAAAATTATATGGCAATCTTCCCTGAGACTTTAACCAAATCATCTTTTCAACAGCATATCTTACTTGCTGTTTTGATTCTACTGTAAAGCTTAATTGTGCAATCATTATACTTGATTCTGCAATATTTTGCAAGGCTTGGTCAACTTTTTTCCATACTGCTGCATTATGATACTCTGGATTGTGTATACTCATGCTTATCAAATTTAAACCAGAATCAACTAGTGATTGTAAATATTCTTTATCTCTAATTTTTAGACCATTAGTATACATCATGACTTTTGTTTTCGGAACAGCAGCTGGTCTATTACAAATTTCTTTAATAATATATGGTAAATCTTTTCGCATCGTAGGCTCTGCTCCCATAAAGCATACTGTTGATGTAGGTACAGCTAATGCTCTTGCGATGATTAACTCTGCTGGCAAATCCTCAATTTCGTTATCAGGCGAGTGATAACAATGTTTGCATTGTACATTACACCTATCAGTAACTTCAATAATAGTAATATCATTGTAGGCGTTCCAAGTGTCATTAGTTGGATCAGTTTGTAACGCAGTATCCCAAAACTTATAATCTCTTTCTACCATTGCCTCTTCATATCCATGAGTAGGACAAGTTTTAACAATATAGGCAGAGCCATCATCTCGGTATTCAATTGTTGCAGGCAATTCCATGTAGCACGTACCGCATAATCCACGTGTTGTATAACTGTTTATCATTGATTTCTCCATTGAAGTAATATTTATATTATAAATATAACCTTACTTAACAATTGGCTGGGGACCTAGGATTCGAACCTAGGAATGCCGGAATCAAAATCCGGTGCCTTAGACCAACTTGGCGAGTCCCCAATTAACTTGCTATAATCTTCGGAAGATATGGCACATTCCTAGGACCATGTCTTTGTTCAAAAAGCATACGTGCTTCTTGTAAATCTTTTGCATACACCCTATCTTTTATTTCACCTTGAGGTGTTCTTACTGTAGTTTCAAACATTGGCATAACAAACTCTCCAGAGGTAAGAAAAGGTAGCAACGCTACCCTTTCACGCTACATGTAAATTGTAAATCAGCTATTAGCGATTTGCAATGTACATGGTGATTTCAAATCCAAAACGCATATCAGTTGCACTTGGTGTTGTCCACATGTTACTCTCCTCTATTTAAAATATACATGTACTGCACATGTATTTAAGAGAGTATACAACACAAAAATGGTACTGAATATACGCAATGTAATGAACGATAGCTAGTTAAAATCATTAAAATTACCATATAGAAACACATTCCTGGACTCTCGTAACAGCAGTCCATAGCCCCGGGCGCCATTATGTGTTTGAATGTGTTTTTATATGGTAGGGGCACCAGGGATCGAACCTGGGACACATAGATTAAAAGTCTACTGCTCTGCCAACTGAGCTATACCCCCATCATCTTTCGAGGTTTGTCACTTTCCTTATTCATCTTTTTCACCTTTATTTTTCATACTTCTTGCCTTAGCATTTCTTTCTGAGGATCTAACAGCCTCACGAATAAAATGTCTACCGCGTTCTTTGTCGAAACAAAGGATAGCGATTGCCTTTTCTGCTTTTTTAATCTTTACTGCTCTTGCATCGTAACCCATATTATACTCCCTATTTAAAATTTCTGTCAATTAAAACTAGTAACCAAATAACTCCTATACACACTGCCATTGCCCCATTGTAGTTCTCCTATTTGTTGATTGAGGTTGAGAATTTCTCTGACTCAATTTCTAGTTGATCTGTTTTATCATTCATATTCTTAATGTCACTGACAATAGACGCTACAGTAGCCTTTTCATTTCTTAATTTGGCAAATTCAGCTTCATATTTTGCAAGAAGGTCTGAATTAACATGTTTACGAATCCAATCAGTAGTCATTCAATATTTATAATTTGGTGGGGATGGAAGGATTCGCACCTACTCACCCGAAGGAACGGATTTACAGTCCGCCGCCGCTCTCTAACTCAGCCGCATCCCCATTAGGTGCTTCCTCTCTGCGGCGGTAATTATACTGCATCAAGCACCAAGTAGTCCTAGCACCATCACACACAGCCTCCACCCGCTCCCCGACCAGAGAGGATTCTCGTATAGCCAACGCACTTTCGGTTAAAAGTGTACCACCCGTAGCTATCACACTACTTCTCATCGTGCGGGTCACACTATCTGTTGATTAGACAGAACGTTCTGGCGACACCAAGGGGGTTCGAACCCCTGACCTCCGCCGTGACAGGGCGGCGTTCTGACCAGCTGAACTATGGTGCCAATGTTCTACACTCTGCTACTAACTTACTTTTTACAATTGTTAATCTTTTATTCCAAACATACTCACTATCTCTACATTCTTTTTCTGTAGCATATTTTGAGTATTGAGTATAGTTGTCAGGAAACTGTAGCCAAAATACTAATATCCATGTCATACAATTTCCCCTATATTAGTTTTGTAGCCTGCACTATATGCCTAACTCAACAGCTTTACACGTGATTACTGTTTATTGTTTCGGTTACATAACGCCTGCGCCTGCCTCTGTGCTTACAGGCTACAAAACTAATATAAAACATATTGAAACACACTAGGGGATTCGAACCGCCTCACTGTCGGCATCGGACAGCATTACCACCCGTCGTGCGCCCTTCGGCTTAGTGTGCTTCATTATGGTGCCTGTTCCTGGACTTGAACCAGGGACTCCCACCTTATCAAGATGGTACTCTGACCAACTGAGTTAAACAGGCAATTTGGCACACCCAACCGGATTCGAACCGGTGTTGCTACCGTGAAAGGGTAAAGTCCTAGGCCTCTAGACGATGGGTGCATAAAACTTAAATTGTTAAAGAATCAAAAATAATCAGACATTGTATCTCGTTTTGGATTTAATGTCAACTATTTAAAGTGTTACCCAGAAGAAACCGTTCCAGCATTCTACTTTATCGGTATCTTCATTGTATCTGATCTCATTGATGTTAAGTGTTTGTGGGATAGAATCTTTTTCTTTTAGGTAACGCATATGTGCAGTTTTTGAATTATGTATTTCATACATTTTCTTATTTACTTTTACAGTATAAAGATTTTTGCCCATAAGTGTACAACCTCGGCCCCAGATGCATAGACCGCTACCATATTCGTCCACAACTACTTTCATAACTCTCCCGCGTTCGTGACCTGATCTGGGAAATTTTTGATGATAAACAAAATGATATCCCTGTTTCATTAAATTATCAATTTGTGCAAGTGTCATCTTCATGACTAATGACCTATCAATAAAGAAATATGAAGTATAGCACCGAAATGATTTAATGTCAAATGTTTGGTGGAGGTGACAGGGATCGAACCCGCGACCTACGGCTTGCAAAGCCGCCGCTCTCCCAACTGAGCTACACCCCCAAACTGGTCCGGCTGCCAGGAATCGAACCTGGATCAGAGGCTTAGAAGGCCACTGTACTATCCATTGTACTACAGCCAGATAATGCAGAGTATATCAATACTCTGCATTTTTGTCAACCTAAGACTGTAGAATCCTACTATGCTTCGGCACCCCACTTATCAAGTATTCCATTTGGTCAGCTAGAATGTTTCTATTTTGCAAAATCATACTTTCAAAGTGATTTGGTTCATAAGGCACATAAAGTAATTCCATTCTTGCTTCCTTTAGTGTCTTATTATCTTTTTTGTTATTGCAACTAGTACATGCAGTAACAACATTCATCCAAATGTTTACGCCACCTCTGCTTTTAGGCAGAATGTGATCACGGCTCAAATGACTACTATTACTGAAATGTCCACCACAATATGCGCAAACATGACGATCACGACCAAACAATGTTTTGTTTGTTAATGCAACTTTGCCGTGTCTGCTAGGATCAAAACCATGTCCCTTGATAGCAATAATACTAGGCGTTTCAATGTAACTCATGCGTCCATCATTTTGGACACCACCACGAAACTTAGCTACTACTTCACCTAGCGACCATGCAACCATATCTTTCGCATGATATGTAATTGCATTTTCGTGCGAGATCCACTGTCTAGGGATTCCGCCGATATCTAACGCTAGAACCGACATGATACTCTCCTTATAAGTTTAATGTATTTAGACACTCTAAAATTTAAAGTGTATGATAAAGCAAACTAGTACCGCCTTATCGGTGCGATTCATATTATTAAGCTAATTTGCTTTATCATTCCCGTTTTACTATGCTGTTACCGCCAGCGTTTTCATCAGGGGCTCCGCCCGTTTACGGCATGTTTTAAGTGCGCCGTTGAGACCTCGTTTCTCTCACACCTAAACGTGTTAAGATTCTAACACGTTATCATCTTTATTGTCAACCTTTTCAGTAAAACCATAGAATTCTCTAATTCTTTCAAACTTTTCAGTTATCAATTTATTAAGTTGTTCATCTGATAATATATGGTTGTCAATAGTATCTTTTTGATAATTCACCTTTCGTTCTCCATATAAAGTAAAAAACCCTGGGACTTTTTGAGTACCAGGGTTTAGATAATCTTACTATGAAACTTACTTACCTAAACCCCCACAGCCCTCAATAATATTACGGTCACTTGTTAAGGCATAAAACCCTACAGGTAGCCATGCCAATATCATTGACTGTTTTCTGGTTATATGCGTACAAAAGTTTTTCATAGTAATTCTATTTAGTCCTGTAATTTAAAAGTATACTTTTTATAGTAAAAAATGTCAATATTATATTTGCCCACTAATTTGTTTCAATTCTTTTAACATTTTTGTAACCGAACCTACTATATTTAAATCATCCTCTGAAATAAACTGTATTATATCTTTATCATCAACAATACACAATACTCTTGTTAACCTATCCTCAGTAAAAGCTAGGTCTAGTTTGTTTGCTAAACTTACATGAGGCTGTGGATTATCAGTAAAAATATACAAGCTTGGGGTACCTGCTTTCTGACTTATAATACTCCAAGCTGCATCAGCAAAACCTCTATCTGTAGAGCCAATAAATAGAATAATTCCGTTCTTTGCTAATAATTGAGATATATTGTGGAAACCTATTAATTCTTCAGGATGTACATATGTAAAATTATTTGGATAAAAAACAAAAATTTTCCATACGCCCTCAAAGGTTTTTTCATTCACTAGTTTTCTAGCATTAGAATTGGACTCATTTGGTTTAGTGCAATTGATTGCATATGGTCCTACGACATCACCTGTATTTTTCATAAAAGTATTTATTCAGATATTTTTCCCCAGTTCAGTTTTAACCACGCACGTTCATGTATGTAATGAGCGATTGTCATGAAGATATTAATTACAATTGCTCCGCTCAGTCCTGTCCAAATTGCTGTAACTAATGTTGCTACTATTCTCCATGTTATTGCTCTTATAATTGTTCTTTTGTGCGTTTCGGTCATTTTGTTAATATTCCTAATTGTCTATATCCACGATATGTTGGATGTACCTTATCCGGTGATAGTTCTGGTATAATAATAAATGTATCGCCATAATGCCTAGCAATTTTTTTTACTATTTCTTGTTTTTCTGGTTTAATGGCAGGAACTATCCAAAATATTTGATCTGAATTTACGAAACTTCTTAGGGCAACAAGTTCTATTTCAGTGTTTAGATTTTTAAAATCATTACTACCTAAACTAATAATTGTAGTTTTAGCAGGTTTAATTTTCTTAACGTAGGAATCATTCCAATCACGACTATTAATACCGCTTTGAGCATAAGCTACACATTCTGTACGAATTTGGCTTATTCCTTTTGCTATACTATCACCAAGAATAAGGCACTCTATCATTGTTCGGACAAATATTTGTCTAGGGCTTTTTGATAACGATTCGCATGTGATCTTTCTGCTTTTGCTAAAGTTTCAAACCAATCAGCAATTTCATCAAACCCTTCATCACGTGCAGTTTTTGCCATACCTGGATACATGTCAGAATACTCATGTGTCTCACCTGCAATTGCTGCTTCTAACATTTGTCGTGCAGACTTTGCTGGCATATCGGTACCAGGTTCACCTGCCCCACCTTCAATTAAATATTCCATATGACCATGTGCGTGACCAGTCTCACCTTCAGCAGTAGAGCGGAATAGTGCAGCAAGATCATTTTCACCCGCAATGTCGCATTGATTTGCAAAATATAGATAACGTCGGTTTGCCATTGATTCTCCTGCAAATGCTTCTTTTAAACATAATGCTGTTTTAGATCCTTTGATATTCATACATTCTCCTTTGATAAAAATACTGTATATTATAATCTAGGTATTTATATTTTTGAAATTGTTTGGGAAAAATAGTATACATGTAAATAGTATTATGAACACTTTTGTATTAAATCCAAACGTTTACGATGTGGTATTTCTTAGTTATGACGAACCAAACGCAGACGAAAACTATGGACATCTGTTATCAATTAAACCAAAAGCCAAAAGAATACATGGGGTAAAGGGTAGTGATGCTGCGCATAAAGCGGTTGCAGAAATAACAAAAACTGATAGAGTCATTATAATTGACGGTGATAACAAAATTAATCCAAACTTTTTTGGTAATAATGTTTACACAAAACCACACTTTGACTGGACTGATTATGTTTTTAGCTGGAGCAGCTACAACCCAACAAATGGAAATTGTTACGGTAATGGCGGTATTAAATGTTGGCCAGTTCACCTACTTAAAGAAATGCGTACTCATGAGGTAGGTGATAGTGTTGACTTCCAATTAGATAAATATCTTGAATTAAATAAAATAGGAAGTGACACAATAATAAATGCTAGTCCATTACAAGCTTTTCGTGCAGGATTTCGTGATGGCATGAAACTATTAGAGAGTGGTGACAAAGATTTTGAAAAGTTAGATTGGCGAAACCGCGAAAGACTTTATAATTGGATGCACATAGGTAGTGATGTAAAATTTGGGTTATGGGCAATATATGGTGCAAGATTGGGTGCATTCATGTTATTACGCGGGCATGACATAAAAATATTAAATGACTTTGACAAAATAAATGAAGTGTTTGAAACATATAGTGGTATTGCAAATGTAAATTTAATGGAAGAATGCAATAAGATAGGTAGAACTTTTATTAGCAAGTATGTACATGATGTACTATTCCCTGATCAAAGTATAGAAGTAAAGGCAAATTATGAGCCTCCAATTCGTAGTGCAGAAGAATTCTTAGCAGGTAAAACAAAGGAAGATATTGACAAATTTTATGCAAGTCCCGTTTGAAAAAATAGTGAGATTTGGTCAGCGCACTATGTTACAAGATCCACTATTTTCAGTGAGTTGGATACTTGGAAGATTTTGTAATTATAAATGCAGTTATTGTTGGCCTTACGCCAATTCAAGTACTCCAGATTACGAATCATTAGACGTATACAAACACGCAGTAAATCAAATAAAATTACAAGCTAGACAAAACAAATTTACTAAATTTCATTGGTCATTCAGTGGCGGAGAGCCAACTGCTTATAAACATTTACTTGAATTACTGAAACATTTGGAAGATGGTATAACTCCTTACCAAAGCATACATATGACTACTAATCTAAGTCCAAGTAAAAAATGGTGGAGTAACTGGAATATGGCTACTGAATTATTTCAACGTAAATCGATCACTGCAAGTTTTCACAGTGAATTTGCAGATGAAAATCAATTTGCTGAAAAATGTTTACATTTAATGAGTGAAAATGTTTATGTAACCATTAATCAAGTAATGGTTCCTAGTCAGTTTTACCAATTATATGAAAGATGTCAAAGATTTGTAGACAAAGGAATTAACGTAACATTGAAGCCACAAAGCAATGAAACTGCAAGTGCAATTGTTGAGGGGTATACAAATGAAATGATTGAGATAATGCAAAACGGATTCCCACAGAGAATAAATGAACAAGATTTGTATCAAATTGCATTATATGACAAGTACGACAATGAATATCTTTTTGATCAGGCTGAAAGATTTAATGCATATGGATTTAACCAGTTTAGAGATTGGCATTGTAATGGTGGCTATCAAAGTGTTATAATAAGAGGCTCAGAAGTAAAGCGTGGGTACAGTTGTAATGAAAAAAATTTAGGCACACTACAGAAAGGTTTTAGTTTATTCACTAAGCCTGTTTTATGCATAACAAATAGATGCGTCAGTAGTGCTGATAGTAAAATACCAAAAATAAAATATGAATAAAATACCTGAGTATATCAAGCTTATAGAAGAAAAAACAGGATCACCTACGTTTTGTGTTTTACCTTGGATACATTTAGCTACAAGACCAAATGGCGACGCTAGATTATGTTGCGGTAGCAACGCAAGTCAAGCAACTAAAGGTATATTAGATGCTGGTTTAGTAAGAAAAGAAAACGGAGAAGTTGCTAATTTTGGAAAAGACACATTGCAGCAGGCATTCAATAATGTATACATGCGTGATGTGAGAAAAACCATGCTTGATAAAAAGATTCCTTCTAGTTGTACAAAATGTTTTGAAGAAGAACAAAATGGAATCTTAAGTAAAAGAATTTGGGAAATGTATGAATGGGATAAAGATGGATTAGATTTTAAGCAGCTTATCAATGACACGAAAGAGGACGGCGAAGTACCCAATACAATACGATATTTTGATATTAGATTAGGACATACTTGTAATTTAAAGTGTGTCATGTGTACACCACACGACAGTTCTAAATGGGTACAAGACCATAAAAAATTAATACCAATTACAAAAAGTAATATAGTTTTACAACAAATAACATGGGATCAAAAATCTTTTGACAACACATGGTATGAGAAGTCTGATTTTTGGGATGAGGTTTTTGAACAAATACCAAATATACAGCAGATGTATTTTGCCGGTGGTGAACCATTAATGATAAAAGAGCACCATAGATTTTTGGAAGAAATTATTAAACGAGGTTATGAAAAGCAAATTACTCTTAGATATAATAGTAACGGAATATTTGTTGATGATTATATTATTGAAATGTGGAGCAAATTTAAAAAAGTAAAGTTTGCATTTAGCATTGATGCAGTTGGTGATAGAAATAAGTACATAAGATATCCTGCAGATTGGGACATTATTGTTGAAAACTTAAACAAACTAGATAACACACCAGATAATATCCATATTGGAATAGCCTGTGCTGTACAAATTTTAAACATTAAACACTTAGTTGATTTTGCAAAATGGAAAATTCAACAAAATTTTAAAAAAATCAATAAGTATAAAGCAGAAAATTACCTAGTTGGAGGCGGAATATTAAACATGCATATGTTATACATCCCTACTTTCTTAAGTGCCAGGCTACTTACAAAAAAAGATAAAATTGATTTAAGAAATCAATTTATGGAATTCAAAAAATGGTTGTGGGATAATTACACCCAAGATGATGTATTCTGGCATTCTAGTCCATATGGTTGGCAGCGTTGGGAAGGAATTCTTAAATTTGTTGAATCAGAAGATCATAGTAATTTATTACCAGATTTTAAAGAATATATTTCTAATTTAGACAAAATTAGAGGGGTTGATGCCACATCCGTATTTCCTGAATTAAAACATTTGCTCTGATGAAAATTATAAAAATTGAAAATTTCTCGACAGAATACTTAAGTGTAGAATTCGTGTTGGGCAACGTTTGTAACTATAAATGTCATTATTGCTTTCCAGGATGCAATGAAGGGACACACAGATGGCCTGATCACGATGTCATATTAAAAAATATGCAATCTCTTTTTTCTTATTATAGAAATAAAGGAAAAACTTTTATTGACCTAAAAATTATTGGTGGCGAAACAACTCTTTGGCCTTACTTAGAAGAATTTGTCAATGATATAAAATTAAAATCTAACGTGTTCGTAAGAATCAGCACAAATGCAAGTAGAACGATTAACTATTGGGAAGACAAATCGCACCTTTTTGATGAAATTACAATAAGTGTACACAATGAATTTGCAAATTTAGATCATATTATAAAAGTAGCAAATCTTATTCATCAAAAACAGCAGAGTAATTTATATGTTTATGTTTTAATGGATCCCTTTAACTGGCAAAAATCTAAAGATTGTTTTACATATTTGCTAGAAAATAGTCACGGATGGTTTTTATCTACGCAGCCTGTCTTGTTTGACAATAGCACTATATATTCTGACGAACAATTAGAATACTTAAAAACTATTAAAAAGAGACAAAGTAAAGATGTCAAAAAAATAAAACCAAATCTTACTGTGATGTTTATGGAAGATGGAACTGTAGAGCCTTATGATTACAAAAAAATAGTTTTAAACAACGCAAATAATTTTTATGGTTATAAATGTAATCTTGGTATTGATAGACTTTATATAAACATAGAAGGTGATATACAAGGAGCATGCGGAGAAAAGGTATTTAATGGAATTCTAAATGTTAAAGATGAAGAATTTGAAGAAAAAATAAAATCATTAGGCGAGCTAGAACCTGTTATATGCACCAAAAATATCTGTGGTTGCGGGGCAGAAATAATTTTAAACAAAGAACTTAAATGAAAATTGACACAGAACATTTACATCATTGGATGCAAGCTATACGTATGAGTTCGAATCCAATGCGAACAATGGATGCTTTTTGGAGAGGTCAAGTTAAAAGTAAAGAATGGTTGTTAAATCAATTAATTTCTCATATTTATGCTCCTGCTTCTATTGAAATACATGGTGGGTGGGTAGGAGTTTTGGCAAGTATGTTTTTTCAAGATGAAAGATACAGTATAGAAAAAATAATCAGTGTGGACATTGATTCAACCTGTAAATCTATTGCGGAAGAAATGAACCGAATAGAACACTCTGCGGGAATTTTTCAATCTATAACAGAGGATATGTGTAATAGATATCCTATTACAAATACTATTATTAACACAAGTTGCGAACATATAGATCAAGAACAATATGATATTTGGCTTAGCCACATGTTTGATAATCAGTTATTGATTTTACAATCTAATAATTATAATATACCTGAACATATTAGAATCAGCAATAGTATTGATGAATTTGTAAAACAATCAAATCTTTCAACCGTACTGTATTCAGGTAAATTAGAATTGCCTCTTTATGATAGATACATGGTTATAGGGTACAAATAATGTTTAAATTTTCCGAATTAAAATCCATACACTTAGAAATAAGCACACGTTGCCAAGCAAGTTGTCCGATGTGCCCTAGAAAATATCATGGAGGTGTTGAAAACAAAAATCTTAAAATAGCAGATTGGACATTTGAAGAATTTAAAAATATATTTACAGATGATCTCATTAAACAATTGGATATGATTTACTTTTGCGGCAATTTTGGTGATCCAATCATGAATGATGATTTAATTCCAATGTGTCAATATATAAAAGATAAAAAACCTAATATGCAAGTTAGAATACATACTAATGGGGGCGCACGTTCCACTAAGTGGTGGGTCGATCTATATAATAGCTTAAATGAAAAACATTTAATTTATTATGGTATTGATGGACTTGAGGATACAAATCATATATATAGGATTGGGGTAAATTTTGAGTTGACCATTCGTAATGCGCAAGCGTTTATTGATGCAGGAGGCAAAGCTGAATGGGTTTTTATAAAATTTAAGCACAATGAACATCAAGCAGAAGTAGCTGAACAGCGTAGCAAAGAATTAGGTTTTGTAAGTTTTACTGTAAAAAACACCACTAGATTTATAGGAGAAAAAAGATATAGTGTTGTTGATTCTAATGGAAATATTTTATACTACTTAGAACCACCAAACGACAATCAAGTTATATTAATATCACCAAACCAAATAAAAAGATCAGGCGAAATTGTGAAAAGTTCTAAAATAAGTTGTTATGCGCAGAATTTAAAAGAAATTTATATTGATGCTCACAAAAATGTTTTTCCTTGTTGTTTTTTAGCGAGCGCACCTTATCATTATCAGAAAACAGAGGAACCCACTGATGAATTTAAAAAAATGATTTACAACTTTCATCAAACAGTATTATCTCAATATCATAATTTAATTGATTCATTAGGAGGTATAGATAATATAAATGCCCTAAATAAATCAGTTAGGGATATAATTGATAGTAATGAATGGCAATCAATTTGGGATCATTATTGGAACGTAGAAAAATTATACACGTGCGCTAGAGTATGTGGTAAGACACGATTATCCAAACCAAAAGATCAATTTGTTAAAAGAGTTCAAAATGACTAATTTTGATACTATTAAAAACAATGATTCACAATCATTCGTAATTACATGGGATTTAGGCAGACGTTGTAATTTTGATTGTAGTTATTGTCCTGCACACAGACACGATAATTTTAGTGAACATGCCAGTTTTACAGAGTTAAGACACTCATGTGATTTTTTGTATGAGTATATTACATTAATCTCACAGGTTAGGACCAATAAGTATTTTTATATAAGTTTTACTGGTGGTGAACCAACAGTAAATCCAAATTTCATAATGTTCGCTGAATATTTAAAAAATGAATGGAAAAGCAAATTTTCTACTGATATAAAAATTAAACTAGATTTAACCTCAAATGGTGCTATGAGCGAAAAAACTGCCAATAGTATTATCGAGAACTTTGACCACGTGACAATTAGTTATCATGCCGAGTCAAATGAAATCATAAAAAATAATGTATTAGATAGAATTTTTCAATTTCATAGTAGTCTCATTAATATGAAAATTAATGTAATGATGCATGCCAAACATTTTGATGAGTGTGTAAACATATGTAATATTTTAAAAGAAAAAAATATCAAATTTATACCTAGACCCATTGGAGAAGATCCTGATAGTATGCTCACCACGGCGCACAAATATTCTGAACAGCAAAAACAATGGTACAGTAATTTTTTTGAAACTCCAATTACTCCTACATTAAGACCTTGTTGTGGTGGACGCAGTTTTACATTATGCAATAATGAAAAAACAGTAGAAACAAAAGTAATTGGATTTAGAAATTTTAAAAATTGGTATTGTAGTGTCAATTGGCATTTTCTACATATTGAGCAACAAACAAATTTGATCTATCATCATCAAACATGTCAGGCTACTTTTGATAAAAAAAGAGGTAGTATTGGAACTCTAGCAAATTATGTAGACATTATAGAAAATTTAAAAAATACTATTAAAAATAAACAAATGCCTACAATAGTCTGTCCAAACAATCTATGCGGATGCGGGTTGTGTGTACCAAAAAGTAAAGACAAACAAGAATATTTAAACACAATAAGTCAATTAATTAATTCTTCAATATTACAATCATGAAAATTAATGCCGAACAAATTATTAATGAAACACACGATGTTTTCACAAAAGCTGGATTCAAAGAAATACTTGAAAATAGTGTAACTATTTCTGAAAAAGATTATTATGATTTGCACACTGATTTTTTAGTTCCAACATCAATTACAATTGATATTGACCTGTTCAAAATACAAATACAAAAATTTAAATTTCATCAGTGGGGTAAAAATCACACACATTTACCTAGATATGGATTAGCGTTAGTAAATCAAACCGGTGAGTTAATTGAAGATGATCCAATAAATGGTAGTCTAATGACATTTAATAAAAACAATCCTAATAATCCTGTTATTGAAACTGATTGTGTAAAGCCTACGCAAGTAATGAATATATCATCTCTTGAACCACTAAGAATATTTGACGATCATTGGACAAGAAGTAATGTGCTTAAATGGGATAATGGTGCTATGTTTTTACCTCACATTGATACTGTCGTACCAAGTATGTGGCTACGGTTATGGATGAGTACTGAGGGTCTAGTAGTTAGATACTATGATGAGATTTCACAAGAATTAAAAGAAATTGAATATCAACCCGGCAGAGTTTATCTTATAGATACCTCAAGAATTCACGATGCATATACAACAAATAATGATGTCTATCAATTGTTTTTGAGTGTTTTTACGACCGCATCTCATTTAATTTCTTCTGTAATTCTTCCCAAGCAAGTTTAACTTTATCTTCTCTATACACAGTTTTATCTTCAATTCCCAATTTAGCGAAGGCATCATAACGTTGCTGACAATTAAAACAAGTTCCACAATGTATATGATCTTCTCTTATAGAATTAGTCACACATGAATGAGTTTTATGTGCTAAATCTAAATATCCTAATTGAGTATATAAATCAATAACCTCACTCTTATTAAGAGTATCAAAAGGTCGTAACGTTACTTTTTGATTAAAACCCGATCTCAACATTGGATAAACCACACCCGGTATTTCTAAATCTTTTATGTATTCTGTAAATGTACCTGTTGGTAAATGAAATTCTTCAATAACATCTCTATACTTTTCATAATTGCTGTAGCACTTTGCTACTATACTCTCATGCGTTGAATTTTTATCCTCTTTAAATTCTGCTACATTGAAAAACAATTTAGTAAAACCCCACATTGTAAATTCAATGTTGTGTAAATTTTTCATATACTCAAATACTTGATAACTCCATGCCTGAATATCTTTTTTATGTAGTTCAATATCGACAGGAATATAATGCACTGGCTGGCCCAAAATTTCGCTTGCATTATCAACATTTATTTTCACATTTTTATTTGCTTCTGGATTGCTGACAGTAAACATATCATCAGAATATAATAACACAACATTTTCTGATCCGTATTTGTTTAGTGCGATTTTTGCAATTAATGTAGATTCAAGACCCCCACTTATTGCTACGCCCGCTTTACCCCATGTTAAATTTGGAAAATGCTCATCAATATTATATTCAGTGTTCGTTGGCTTAAGTATCATTTTTTAAAAACCTTTTCTAATATGTAGCCTAGCACATCATATTTATGGAATCGCACATTGCCGGGATATCTATGATGATTTTCATGATATGCTTCTCCCCCTATAAAAAAATTTACTAGAAATTTATTAGAAGGAATATCACGACTCCAATCATGAGTCCATGTATTAATAAAGCCCTCAAAGTGAAACACTATGGCAATAGGTGCCCAAAAAATTGCCAACGCTAAATTAAAAGGCAATATAAACAATGAACCAATAATTATAGGCAAGTAAATCCAATAATAATAACGATGAAATAATACATGATAAGTTCGTAATAAACTTCCTGCAAATCTAGGGTCTATTTTGCTAAAGCTATATCCAAATAATTGAACGTACCATGTACCCATTAATTTTGGGCTATGAGGATCTTTATCTGTTCCTTGATATTTGTGATGTTGTCGATGAGTTGCAGTCCAACTTAATGCACTGCCTTGCATACTAAATCCTGCAATAAAGCACCCTACTATTTCTAACCATTTTGGAACCTTAACCGCTTGATGTGAAACTATCCTATGATAAAATGTGCTTATTCCTAAAACAGCAACAATATAGTGTACACCTAAAGCAATTATTAACATTTGCCATTGTAACGTTGCAATTAAATAAAATAATGCAACATGTCCTAAGACTATCCAAAAGTATCCATACAATCTACTTAAATTTACTTCTTCAAATTTTTTCATTTGTCCAACCTAATTTAGTTATTAAATATCCTGCAGGATCGTATTTCGTGTAATTTAATTTTGGACATGAATGGTGATTTGCATGGTATATACCATCTGAGAATATTAAAGGCCAATAAAATTTAGAAATATTTCTTGCTTGTCCGTTTTTGTGACTGACTACATTAACAAAATAATTTGTATTAAAAATCATAAATCCTACAGGGATAGCCCACAATGTCATAAACCAAACGAATGGTAATAACAAAAATAATGTTAAATTCCCTAATGCAATAAAATAAATTTCGTACTTACTTAAAAATAAAAAATAATTATCTCTTAGTCTATCTAAACCTCTTTTTAATTGTGCCTCATGAAAACGAGCCAAAAACACAATGTAAAACCATGATTTGTATTTTGGGCTATGTGGGTCCCTTTCCGTATCCGCATAATGATGGTGTGTTCTATGCCATGCAGCCCATGATATTGGGGTACCAATCAGTGCTAATACGCTAATAGTTGCCAATACATTCTGTACCAATTTAGGTGGATTCCATAGATTGTGACTAGCCCAACGATGACAAAACAAACTTTGCACTACATCAATCATAAACCAGTAGCATATATAACCTATTATTAATTGATACCAAATTGCATTAAAGATCCAAACTGGAAACAACAATATGTATGTTATAAGTAAAAACGTCGATATGTACTTAGGCGTCATAATTTGAGAAATCATTTTTTAATTAACCAAATAATAACTGCAGGTAAGTCCCATTCATACCATTTTTCCCAATTACTCCAGTTGTATGGTTTAGCATGATGATTATTGTGCCAACCTTCACCTAAAGCTAAAATATTTGCAATCCAACTATTTCTGCTTTCATCATGTTTTAGATCATACGTTTTATATCCATGCCTATGAGCAATTACAATTATAGAGCTGGTAGAATGCAAAACTATACATGCAGGAATACTATATACGAATATAACCAGCCATGGATTTATAAAAAATAGAATAGCACAGTACAACAAGATAATTTGAAGATAATAATTGTGTAAAAACTTTTGAAATTTATCTTTTCGTAAATCTCTAACAAGCTTCAAATCTAATTTTACTAAATTCCATAATCCAAACCATGCTCTAAAGTTTCCTAACAAATGAGGACTGTGTGGATCACCTAATTTTTCACAGCTACGATGGTGTTGTCTATGAACGGCGACCCAAGCTAGAGGACTTCCTATTGTAGTGATTACACCTATTATACTTAATGTTTTTTCCCAAAATTTTGATGTTCGGAAACTTTTATGAGATAGATATCTGTGATATCCAACTCCTATGCCCATAGGACCAATTATAAGCCAAGTTATTAGGGAAATTAATAAGTAAATGTATTGTCCTGTTATCAATACGTAGGAAAACCCAACCATTAACAATAAATGATTTATTAGTTGCATCCCTCTTACTAATTGATTGTGTGTTATTTTATACATTTACATTCCAGGATCTAACATTTTCCATTCTTCATGATTTATTAACTTTGGATTCCATTGTTTAAAACTATTAGGAACTACCTCATAGTACAAATAATTTTGCCAACATTTTTGCACTTCAAACGGACAAGTTTGAATATAATTCTCTCCTATTTTCCATTCGGGTGCAACTGATGAAATTGCTTCACTAAATATTTTCCAGTAACCTTTTGTCTGTTTTTTTTCTCTATTTTGCATTGCTATAATATAGCAGTCAAAATTGTTAATTTCAATTAACGGTTTTACTAAATGTTCATTGTATAATGTTGGAACCAAAATATACCCTTTACGAGAATTTTGTCTAAATTTGGGAAACAAATATTCTCTATGTAAATGTCTAGCAACATTTTTAGGGTACCTGCCGTCATTAAAAATGCCCCCCATTCCAACAGGCTCATGGGTTTCCTTTGTAAAAACTACTGCAAAGCCTTTATGATTTTCTATCTTTAAATTTTCACGGGTGTATAAATGTTTCAACCAATTATCTTCTAATAAACATATTTCACGAATTTCTTCAAATTCTTTACAAGGTTCTGTATAAATTCTATGATAAAAGTCAGCTACATTAGACGTTGATAACATATTTATATTTATTATGTCTTATTTTTACCAAATAAATATAAGATACACTTAAATAACCATGCTCAAAGAAAAATTTATAGATAATCTAATTAACAATTGGCAAATTATATTAGATGAATACAATCAAGTTAAAAAAACAATTCCATTGTATGATTTTGATGAAAAACCTAAATATACCCCTGATTGGCGGGCTATCACACTTTGGTGGAATTATAAATCATTACCTCCTTTTCAAAAACAACTGCCTAAAACTACTGAATTAGTAAGAAATGGACCCAGTCATCGTGCTACAGGATGGTTAATTTTAAATCCACATTCAAGAACTCCTGAACACAATCATTATGATTGGGGACATAAAATTATTGTTCATATTCCAACATATATACCTGAAGGTGATGTAGGTTTTCATGTAGGGGGCAAATTATATCGTTGGAAAATGGGAGAAGTCTTTGCGTTTGATTGTTACAAAAATCACTATGGGTATAACAATACAAATGAAGCTAGATCAATAATGGTAATGGACTTTGAGTACGACGAATGGATTGATGTACTGAGACCTTATATGCGCACAGAATAATGAAGTTTATAGAAAAAATCAATTTTACTGCTAATCACGATCAAATGGTTAAAGATTTAAATTTATTTTTAACTAGAAATCCTTGGCCAGATAGTACATTTATGCTAAATGATAAAAAGTATCATGCGAATCAATTAGGTCTTACCTATAGAGTGAATGCAGATTATCCTTTGGGTGATGCTGGTGGTAGTCTTTACGATCCTACAACAAATTCATTTATTAGCAGTGAAACAGATTTTACTGAATGGACGGATGTTGAACATTATACTAAAAGTATAATAGAACAATTTAGTAGTTTTGTAGGTTCAAAATTTGGTAGAATTCGTTATATGCGATTAATGCCTAAAACAGGATTAACTGTACATGCTGATTTTGAATTTAGATATCATTATGTAATGCAAACAAATAAACATGCATACTTTGGTGAATCAGTAAATGAAAGCGAATTATCAGCTAAATGTTATCACATACCAGCAGACGGATTTTTTTATAGGATAGACACAACAAGAGAGCATTTTGTATACAATGGTGGTTGGGAACCACGTATACATTTAGTTATTTGTTCGGCTTAGTTTATTTTTATAATCAGCAATTGCAGACTTTATAGCATCTTCCGCCAATATTGAACAGTGAATTTTGACCGGCGGTAAAGCCAACTCTTCCGCAATTTCAGAGTTCTTAATTTCATTAGCTTCCTGTAAAGTTTTGCCTTTAAGCCATGTCGTGACGAGCGAACTACTAGCAATCGCCGAACCACACCCATATGTTTTAAATTTTGCGTCGGTGATAATCTCATCTTCTACCTTTATCTGTAATTGAAGAACATCTCCACAAGCAGGTGCTCCTACAAGCCCTGTACCTACTGATGGATCATTTTTATCAAGCTTACCTACATTTCTAGGATTTTCATAATGATCTAAAACATTACCTGAATATGCCATATATTACCCTCCAATCGTATTTAGTCCGAGGTATCAGCAACAAGCCAACCTAATTTAAATAAATCTTCTTTTACTTCATCAGTAACGTCACCTTCTCCAACATAAAGACTAGTAAGCTCACCATCATCGTGTCTTATGCCACTACAATACCAATCAAGATAATCGCCTTCTCCAGTCAAATCAGCAACAATACCACCTGCATATCTCCAAGTGCAACTCCAATATTCCTCTTTCAAGATCGGCATCACATCATTTTTTATGAACTCATTGTTGCACAATGCTGCATAAATGTTTTGAGCATATGCACGGTTTTTACATTTTTCTACTATAAATTCACTTGTACGCAAATCATATTCTAGATTATTTTTTTGCCATTCTGGATCATTTTCCTGTTTTAATTTATCATCCTCAAAATTTAAATAAAAATCTCTGAGGGCATCGTAATTCTCCGAATCTTTATTCAATCTCTCTATCCGTTTTTGAACAGTTTTGGCTCTATCTTTACTTATTGCTAACTTCTTCATCTATAACCTCCATCCATGTGTAATCACCTAACCATTTTACTCTTGCAATATATTCTATATGGTCGGGCGCACCTGTTGTCCATTCATTTGGGCCAGTATGTAATAATACATGTTTTTGCTGTTTAAAGTCAAATCCTAAATGATAAATTTGGTTATGATAAACTTGAAATTGGTACTCACATTTATGAACCATATCTGTAATGTCCAATCTACGTCTTAATTGTTCTGCTTGTTTTTGTAATACACGAACCATTTCCATAATGCGTTCGTATTCCTGCTGCGCATGTAACCGCGCAACATTAATCATAATATCTTTTTGTTTTTCAACTGGTACAAGTTCAAACTTCGGAGCCCCAATTTCCATTGGGTAAGTTAAACTATAATGTTTATCGGGGTCCGAAGGTTTTAATTTCATGTTAAATTTTTGCTAAAACTTGTTGTTTTTGTGGTTTCTTTCTGGGTTTTTCATAAAAAATATGATTTCCAATTTGTGCTACCTTTCTGTAAGGCCACATTGGATTTACCCATAAGTTGTGAAAGAATAAAACTGTGCTTGGAACTACATCTTTATATGAATCATAGGCTAATACATTATATGCGATTCTTTCACTTTGTTTGTATCTTGGATCGTTGGGGTTCACTGGTCTGCGATCACTTTCGCATACCCAACTAAATTGACACAATTTAACTCTTTTCATTTGGTTGTCACTATATTCAGTATCAGTTTCTACAGGTACCATTATATGAGAAACTTGATAAATTACTGAACAAGGATTTGGCGCGAACCCGTGTTTAACACGATTCATTACAACTCTAGCAACAGCCTGTTTACCTTTTTCGGGTTCGCTGCCTGCTTCGTAATAAATATTGGTTGCCAAACATTTTAATTGTTTATGATCAACTGGTTTTGGTTGAGGTTTTACTTCTGCTACGACTTGTTCTTCCTCCTCTATAAAAAACAATTCATCATTAGCAATTACCAAAACTGCAGAGAAAAAGATTACTACTCCTGCTATAATATTTTCAACACGTGTGTCACGTAGAAATGTTATTAATTTCATAATTTTCCTTTCCGAACGATAGTATACACTATGTTCTATTAAAAGACAAGAATTTTGGTTTTAACTTTTTAAGTTAAGATCAACATTCAAAGATTGTCCCAGCAGTCACAATTGCAATCTATAACATTTTGCAAAGCTTGACTTGGTGTCGGTATTGGTACTGAGACAGATGTAGATATATTGAATATATCTATATTGGAGGGAATTAGATCAACTTCTGGTGATCCACCAAAACTACCTGGTACAGTTGTTGCACCTGTTACTTTTGGTATGTTCCCTATTGAGGATTGTGGTGTTATAGGTTGAGAATTACTTATGTTATTATCAAGTTCTAAACCACACAACCCTAACCTGTTTGCGTTTCTTATTTCACGCATTAGTGCTATTAAACTAGTTCCTCCTAAAGTTGTAGTATTTGCTAGAGCTTCTAAAACTGCTGCTGATTGATTTGGTGCTGTATCTAGCGCATACTGATTTATATTATCTACAAACGATATAATTGTATTTGTTGTAGACGTTGCATTAGCTGGAATAGCTGCTGCTCTTCCCGCTAATTCTTTCATTAAATTTGTTCCTACTTGACTCCAAAGTGTATTTAACTCAGTTGATGCTGTTGTATTTGCGTTTCGTATATTTGTAATTTCTGTATTTGCTTGAGTAATAAATGTATTTAAATCAGTATTATATGGACCAGCACCAGAAAGTTTATTAAAAATATTTGTATAAATTGTTGACAGGTTTGTACTTTGTAGTTGTAATATTAAAGTTTGTATTTTTGAAAAATTATAATTTAAACCTGTCATAGCACCAAAAAAATCTGTTGCTAAATATGTGCCATTTGGTCCAGTTCCTAATGCTATAAATGATAGGGAATTGGTAATGCTATTTGGTATGGGGCTACCATTATTATTAGGTAAATTAAGACCAGTGGTGCTTTCTAAATTTGTTACAACCTGTGAAAATTTCTCTATTTGAGCATTTTTAATATTTTTAATTTGCATCATTGCAACAGAAAATGCTCCACAAGCAGTTTTTATATCATCAGGTAATATTGAAACAAGATAGTCCCCGTAATTAAAAACTTTTATATTTGGGTTTACACTTGTTTGTGTATAAATTGGATAATAAACTTTACTATTAGCAGCCGATGATGTTGTATTGTATCTAGGAACGGTTAAACTAGAATAGCTATTCGGAAATAATTTAATTGGATTTAATAAATCAGCTAAAGAGTTTAGATTTTTCGTCTGTACATTTATTGGTATTAAAATATCAGTTAAATCTATTCCTACAACTAACTTAAACGCATTATAAATTTTCTTTTCTTGCGAACGTGATATTTCACCACCGTTTAAAAAATTATTTACTTCTGTTGTTGTTAATTCGCTATACAATAAAGCATATGATAATGCCTGTGTAATGGCATTATTTTTTTGTAATGTTTTAAGTAAGACGCTTGGCAAACCAAAAGTGTCGATGTATAATAAATCTATTGCTCTGCCTAAATTTATTAAATCTTGTCCCCAATATAATGTTGATTCGTTTACTCCCGTTATATCAGATGTAATCAAATCATTCATGTTACTATAAACTCCTTGTAAATAACCAACGCTATTTGCAATGGAATTAATTGTAGGATTAATACTATCTCTAAAAGACATAGCTGTAATAAAACTTAAACAAAAATCCTGATAATTTCCTATACCTGTAACAAATTCGTTATTAGCCTGCAATGCAGGAAATCTAATAAATCCATAACGAGCCAATGAATTAGAAACAGTACCTGTGTATGTTGCAGGTTTAGAATTGCCCAATGCAGGAATAGTAGAACTTCCTATTGAGATTAATGCATCATATGTGGCTTGACTAACATCATTTACACCAACACCTATTTTTCCAAAAGCTAGATTTATTGAATCTATTAATCTATTAAGTACTGTAGTTGACCCTATAGTTCCCTTACTGTAATTAGATTCAGAGGTGCTAGATCCCATAAATCCAGCTGCGGTGGTGTTTATAGACAAACCAGAGCTTGAAAGAAGTTGAGAAAGTAAGTTAATGCTATTTGGTGTTTGTAAACCTTGTAAACTCATGGGCAAAATATGTCAGGACTGCCTTGAACTATACTATGTCCGCAGCTATTTCCTGAACCAACTCTTAACACTGGACTACCTTCTGCAAAAACTGTTGGACTTCCGTCTGTAGTTGTCGCAGCCGCATGTGGCGGGTGAGGTGTACCAAATGGTGCGTGTGGAGTTATTTGACTTACGTGCAAGCCAACTGGAATTCCATTCGCAAATACTGTTCCAGCGCCACGCATTATTGCGCCTCCTGGTTGATCAGTATCCCCTTTTCTACTAAGTTGTGGCATCCTTATCCTAATATAATTTGCTTCTCTGGTACAGTAATACCGGTAGTAGCTTCGATATACTTTACCTTCACTTGTTCATTAGTGTCCGCTACAATTGCGACACTATTAATATTTAGTCTAAAAACTCCGTTCATATCTGTAGTAAATAAACTTGGAACCATAGTAATGCCCTTTTGGCTAGGAGCAATGCTTACAGGTTCGCTTATTTCCACTGTTTTATCAATTATGTTTACTACTTTTGCTACTAGTTCTTCGCCGCTATTCAATTTAAATGAATATACTTCATTAATTTCTAAATTCATGTTTATCCCATTAATTTTCTATGTAATTCTGTGTATCCGCCTATTAATTCTTCATCAATAAAAATTTGCGGTACTGTACGTGCATTAGGTACAGCTTCCATTAATTGTTCCTTTGTATAATCTTTATTGATATTTCTTTCTTCAAATTCAATCCCTTTAAGCTTTAATAAAGCTTTTGCTTTATCGCAAAAAGGACACATGTCCTTACTCCAAACAATTGCTTTCATTTTTTTCCTTTATAAATCTGGTAATGCTTCGTAATCAACTGTGTCACTCATAACACCAATGACATAGTTGGTACTTTCATTTTCTTGTAGTGCTGTTTGCTTTTTATTGATATTCACATGCTTATTGAACCATGGAATAGGACTTGTCTTTGGATGATTTTCCTGATACTTTATTCCAATATCTTTAAGTCTATTAAATGCAGTCCAGTCTACAAAATCTTTAAGTATATCTGCATTTAGTCCTATTACTACACCCTTACTAAAAAGATAGTCAGCCCATAATTTTTCTTCGTTGATTACTTCCATATACATTTCATATACTTCACGTTCACAGGTTTGTTTTGCTCTTGCAAATCTAGGATCGTCTTTAACTACTTGATTAATTAAATATGCTGTCCATTCTGTGTGTAATAACTCATCTTGTAAAATTAAACTGATGATATTACCGTTACCTATATAGATTCTATTCTCTACCATAGCAAGACTTGTTGCAAAACTAACCATAAAACGTAATGCTTCTAGTGCATAGCTTGCATTTAATGCTAACCATATAGCATTAATGTGATCAGATTCATCGACATGAACCCCTGCTTCTTTTGAGCAATTCATTTGATGTAGTTTTTCGTAGTAACGACCTACATTTGCAGCCATATCTATGATCTCTTTTGTTTCATGTATCTTATTAAATTCTTCTTTTGGTACACCATAAACATTGCGAATAATATGACTATAGGATTTACTATGAATATTAGTTTCAAAGAAGCTCCAATTATTCACTAGTGCTTCTAGTTCTGGAATACTAATTACAGGACTAAACACCTGACTAGGTGCACGACCTTGAATACTGTCTAATGCCGTCTGTCTTAGTAAGTTGCTTGTGAATATATGTTTTACTGCTTCACTCGCATCTTTGTGGTCTATCTTATCTTTTGTAAGTGTAATTTCTTCTGGTACCCAAAAGAAACCACGTGCAGTTTCTTCGTACTTTGCAATTTTAGGATATTTAACTTCTTCAAATCTTTGTACTGTTACAGGACCTTCTGGATCTAAAAACATAGTGCGTTTCAGATAATTTGTCTGTTTTGTTAGATTATATTGTGCTTTGCTCATGTTAAAATTGATCGTGTTCTGTTGATGTTTTATTTGCCACAGTTGATGTTGCTCCAACCGCTTCGCTAATTATATCAAAATAGCTAACGCCAACTTCACGTTGGTGTTTAACTGTAGTGAACCCTTTTTCTTGTGCATCAAATTCACGTTGTTGCATTTCGCTATAACCAGCCATTCCTCTTTCTTTGTATGCCTCTGCTAATTCAAATGTAGCAAGGTTAACACAGTGAAATCCCGCAAGTGTAATGAATTGGAACTTATACCCCAATTCTCCTAATTCACGCTGGAACGTTTCGCATTCTTCTTCGCTTAAAAATTTACGCCAGTTGAAACTTGGACTGCAATTGTATGCAAGCATTTGGTTTGGATAAACAGCATGTATTGCGTCTGCAAATTTCTTAGCTTGTTTTATATCAGGTGTAGAAGTTTCAAACCACAATAAATCTGCAAAAGGAGCATAGGCAAGGCCGCGTCTAATACAAGCATCAATTCCATTTCTAAATTTATAGAACCCTTCTTCTGTTCTTTCATTAATAATAAACTCCTTATCTAAAGGATCATGATCGCTTGTTATTAGTGTAGCGGCTTCCGCATCTGTTCTTGCCATAATTACAGTGTCTACACCTGCAACGTCTGCTGCCAGTCTTGCTGCATTAAGTGTGCGTATCATTTGACTTGTTGGTACTAAAACTTTACCACCAAGATGTCCGCATTTCTTTTCGCTTGCTAATTGATCTTCAAAGTGTACTCCTGCTGCTCCTGCTTCAATCATATGTGTCATTAACTCATATGCATTTAATGCACCACCAAAGCCTGCTTCTGCGTCAGCAACGATAGGAAGGAAGTAATCTGTATCAGTCTTACCTTCACTGTAATCAATTTGATCTGCTCTACGAAAACTATTATTAATACCTTTTACTACTTTTGGTACACTATCAACTGGATATAAACTTTGATCTGGGTAAGTAGTATTCGCTGTGTTGTTGGCTGCTGCAACCTGCCATCCACTCAAGTAGATTGCTTTTAATCCTGCTTTTGCATGTTGCACTGCCATTTGACCATTATACGCACCTAACGTGTTTATATAGGGTTCAGTTGATAGTAAATATCTTAATTTTTCTGCACCTAGTTTTGCTAATGTATGTTCAATTTGTATAGTGCCCTGCAATTTTTTAACTGTGTCTTGTGTGTAATTTCGCTTAGTCATAAATTCTCCTTAAAGAACGCAAGCTTCACATGCTTCTTCATCCTCTAGTGGTTCTAGTTTTGTAAACTCAATAATGTTATCTTCTTTTAATCCTGCTTTTGCTCCCATTTTATTAATTAGACTATAATAAATGGTTTTTAATCCCCACTTGTAAGCAAGCATGAGATTCTTTGCAATTAATGTAGCACTAACTTTACCTTCTGGAAAGAATGCAGGATTATAAAAGGTATTTGTACTTATGCTCTGATCAATATAAGCGGCTAGTACTGCGCTAGTTTTTAAATAGTCAACACAATCATGCTGTTCCCACATTAACTGATAACGATTTTTTAATCTCTTATAATCTGGCACCACTTGAACAAAACTCCCAGCTTTACTTTCTTTGACACTAATAAGTTCCATTGGCAGTTCAATACCGTTTGTACTATTCAATACTACACTACTACTTTCTACTGGTGCAATAGCCATTAATGTGGCATTACGTATTCCATATTTTTTCAACTTTTCACGCAAAGTTTCCCAATCCATGCTAGGACTGAAATCTGTTAATTCATTCACACCCTCTGCTCTACGCTCCCATGGGAAAGTGCCCTTACCATAATAAGTGCGAGAACTATTTTTACATGAACCACGTTCTTGTGCCAATTCAACACTCATTTCCGTTAGATAATATGCTTGATGCTCCATCCAACGTTTAACTTCTGCTAGTCCATCAGGCGTCCCATAACGCAAATGCCTTTTAGCATGCCAATAGGCAAGATTAGTAATACCAACACCCAATGGTTCAAAATCTTCATTAGCCAATTTACTTTGTACACTTAAGAAATCCTGATAGCTTAGGAGATTGCTTAGACTGCGCACAAGTACTCTACAGGCTTTTCGCATGTCTTGTGGATTTCTAAATGCACCCCAATTAATACTACCTAATGTGCAGAGAGCGATACGACCCTTTTCATCTTCTATTCTCTGAAATGGTTTCGTAGGTAGTAATATTTCTTGGCAAAGATTGCTTTGATAAATTGGATCAACTTTAGTATCAAAAGGCCCTTGATTAATTACATTATCAATGTTTACCAAATAGATACGACCCGTATCTGTTCTTTCCTTCAAGATACCATTTTTGAATATTTCAGTTGCTGGTAAAACTTTCTTGCGCAAACCTTTTTTGTTTTCATACAATGTATATAGACGTTCAAATTCTTCGGTGTCACTATAAAATGCTTCATATAAATCAGGAACTTCATGTGGATCAAACAATGTTATATTTTCATTTTTCTTATAACGATTCCAAAACATTTTATTTACGACAACACTATAATCCATTTGACGAACACGTGTTTCTTCCGTTCCTTGATTATTTTTCAGTACAATCAAATCTTCAAATTGATAATGCCATATCGGGAAAGTCACTGTACAGCTTGCATTGCGAACACCTCCTTGCGAACAAGAACGTAAATCACCAAACCATTTCTTTAAGAATGGAATCATACCTGTGTGTTTGATTTCCCCGTTGCGTATGGGCGCACCAAGTGGTCTAATGCGACCAATCTCTAATCCTATGCCAGCACGTTTGCTAGCATATTTTGCCATCATTTCACCAGCAGCAAAAATTGAATCAAGAGTATCGTCACTACTAATAAGCACACAACTACTAAATTGTTTTGTAGTTGTGCCAAGGCCTGCCAAGACAGGCGTTGCCAATGTAAAATGCCCGTCACTAGCACATTCATAATATTCTTTAACATATTTTAGTCTCTTTTCCTTAGGTTCGTTGTGAAAAGCAGTAGCGGCAGCTATAGCATAACGCACCTGCGGTGTTTCAAAAATCTGCCCTGTAGCACGATTTTGAACAAGATATTTTTCTGCTAATTGAGCAATAGCAGCATAGGTATAATTTTCATCCTTGCTATGATCGATGAACAAATCGATTATGTCCCATTCTTCTTTGGTATACCATTTAAGTAATTCACTAGTATACATCCCATTTTCTATGTTTTTCACTACGATATCGTAGAGTGAAGGCGGAGTGTATTCTCCATAAACTTCTTTACGTAACATAGAGACTTTTTGACGACCTGCAACATATTGATAATTTACATCGTTTATGTCAGTGTTTTCACTTTCATCAATAAGATCAACCATTGCCTTTAGCAATAATTCATCTATTGTTTTTGTGCTTATACCATCGTGAAGTTGTATTTGTGCTTTGATTTCTATCATACTAGGGCTTACATTATCTATACCCTTGCACCCGTATGCGACTTGTCTTTGAATTTTGCTTATGTCTAGGGGAACAGATTCCCCATTTCTTTTAATTACGTGTATATCCATTTATGTGCCTATTATTGTTATTTGAATTGTATTTTTGAAGTGATTAGATATTTAACTATACGGTACTAATTAACTACATATATATTTTGCGTATCACCCTAGACTACAACTTTTTTATCTAATTTACGCTAGTCTTTCCAACTGATTTTGAATGTTAATTTCATGTTTTATATTAAAATCATTTAACCTATTAGTTTCTACTGTATTGGGCCAATAATTTAATATGTGAGTATTCTCTACCAAAACTAATATAACATCGTTTCCCATTTTATCGGATGCAGCTACCATTTGAAAATTTTTTACATCAATCATGTATAAAGTATAACACATTCCCAATGCTTTAGCAACATTACAATATAAATTTTCTACCAAAAGTTCCCAAGGATCTGGCCAATTATGTGTGTCTTTAATGTGCA